ATGTATACACGTTACAGCTACAGCCCGTCTCTGGGCCGCACCTACGTTTACGACAACAAATACTACAAAAATTTGGGTGCCGTAATCAAGAATGCAAAGCGCAAGAAGCACTACGCCGAACATGAATTAGAAGAAGCCACCTTAGATCCCCTGGACAACTACCTAGTGGCTGAGGATCCTTTCCTGGGACCAGGTAAGAACCAAAAACTCACTTTGTTCAAAGAAATCCGTAATGTAAAGCCCGATACCATGAAGCTTGTCGTCAATTGGAGCGGTAAAGAGTTTCTGAGGGAAACTTGGACCCGCTTTATGGAAGACAGCTTCCCTATTGTTAACGACCAAGAAATTATGGATGTTTTTCTGGTAGTTAACATGCGCCCAACTAGACCTAACAGATGCTTTAAATTCCTTGCCCAACATGCTCTGCGTTGCGATCCCGACTACGTGCCTCATGAGGTGATCAGGATCGTAGAGCCTTCCTGGGTGGGCAGCAACAACGAGTACCGCATCAGCCTGGCTAAGAAGGGCGGTGGCTGTCCCATCATGAACCTCCACTCCGAATACACCAACTCGTTCGAGGAGTTTATCAACCGTGTGATCTGGGAGAACTTCTACAAGCCCATCGTTTACGTGGGCACCGATTCAGCTGAGGAAGAGGAGATTCTTCTTGAGGTATCTTTAGTCTTTAAAATTAAGGAATTCGCACCTGATGCGCCTCTGTACTCAGGCCCCGCATACTAAGCTGTAGATTCATTATCGACTTTTTCGTTTATTTCCGTTAAAAGTCTCTCGGCTTGTTTAATATCCTGTTTGCTAAAGTATTGACTATTTATCAATCTCGACACATTAGAGGACATGCGTAAAATTTCATCATTTTCAATGCCACTGTTCTGAACTCTATTCATAGTGTTTAAATACTTGTTTTTGATGGTTTCGAGCTCATTGTCGCTGATCCATTCGTTATTGTCCTCTGAAAACGAAGATTCCTCATTATCCGTGCTTTCGGCTAAAGCTTTTACTCTTTTGGCTAGAGCCAAATGTAATATGGAAGGCGCTGTCTCAACAATCGGTTCTTTCTCTGCGGTAATTTTTTTTACATTTTTTAAAATGGTGCCAGATCGAATTGCTTCCATTAACTGCGAATGTGCGTCTATCGGCGCCGCCGCAATTGTCGTAGGTTTAGACGATGTTTTTGCTGACGAAATTTCTTTATTTTCGTCATTTTTAAACATTTGAAACATGGGCGGAGGTGGTGGCGGAGGCGGTATCAAGGACATCGGTGGTGGTGGAGGTGGTGGTGGCGGCGGTGGTGGCGGCGGTGGCATCGAAGTCGTCGACATTGGCGGCGGAGGTGGTGACGCTGGTATCGTAATTTGTGTTTGCGTCGGCGACGATGGTACAATTATATTTTTTTCCGGGATGAAATTTATTTTTGCTTCTGGTGTCTCGGTGATTGGTACGGAAATCGATGGGGGTGACACCGACGTCGGAGTAAATGGCGTAGCCGCCGACGTATCTAGATTTATAATTTGATTGAAAATCGAATCGATTTTAGCTGTCGGTTTTTCGACTTCATCTTGATACTGTTTATAAAGTTTGAAAAAGGTTTTCATGAGATTTTCTATTTTTGAGAGTTCATTCTCGTGGTTAATTTTATCGATTATGTCGAATAAAATAGTTTTATAACGGCTATTGGCGTCGACGCGGGTCACCATATTTTCGAGTTGCAAAATTTTATTCTTTATGCGCACATTATCGGGTAAAACGGCCGGGACGTTGGCCGGGACGTCGATGGCTATTTTAACTGTATTTTGATAAATAGATTCTGCCAGACGTAAATATTTTATAGCAAGCTCTCTGTCCATGACGATTCTGTCGCCGATAACAGCATTACTGAAATTGAGTCTGCGCACAAAATCCATTGGATGCGGTTGATAATTAAGACTCTGTAAGTATTCTTTCACGGTGACGTGCGTCATTTTTGTGTCTTCAGTCCGACAATATGGACGGTGTTGTCGAAGAAATGAGTGATTTTTTAAACGAACTCGTGCCAGAAACTAAGATTAAAGTGGCCGAAGGTAAATTCGGTAAAGTGTCCGTATGGAGACACAAGGATACTCAAAAATTATTTTTACAAAAAGAAATCACTCCCGAGAATTTCAATGGTATCGAGGTGATGGTCCACGATTTAATGAAGAATAACAAGTTTTTTATAAAACTTTATTACTTTTCTACGACACTTAAAACTCATTTACTTATAATGGATTACATTAAAGGAGGTGATCTATGGGATTTACTTAGACAGGAACGTAAACTGGACGAAATGGAAACGAAATTAATAATCATGCAGTTGGTAGAAGCGCTTTATTATCTTCATTTACATCAAATTATTCATAACGATATAAAACTAGAGAATATCATTTATTCGAGATACAGACAAATTTATTTGTGTGATTATGGTTTGTGTAAATCAGTCAAAACGGATTCGTGTTACGACGGCACTATGGACTATTTTTCACCGGAAAAGATCAAAGGACATCAATACAATTTTAGTTTTGATTGGTGGGCTGTGGGTGTTTTGACTTACGAGCTAATTACAGGCAATCATCCCTTTAAAAATTATTATGATGAAGATTTGACAGTTAAGATGCTGCATTATAGACAGCAACATAAGAAATTAAGATTTAACTCGAAATTGAGTAAAAAGCTAGTAATATTTATGGACGGTATGTTAAAATATAATTATAATTATAGACTGAATAATGTAAATGACATAATGAAACAAGAGTTTATTAATATAGATATTTATTTATTAAAATAAAAACTAAAACATAGAGTTGTTTGTTATTACTATATACACACATATATTATTCTACTTTTTTAACAGTAACTACTTTAGGTATAAAGTAACTACAATCATAATCGCCAAGTAATACAACATCATCATCATCATCATCGTTGCTGGTGGTGGTAGTCGGCGGCGCTGGGACATCAGAAAAAGCATGAGCTGCTAGAGTGTCTTGGGCTAATTGATTAAAATCAATGTGTTCTGGCTCTGGTTCAAGTTCTTCTTTAACATAATCTAAAACAAAATCCGTGGGCACATACGGCTTACCGTGAGCCGTCAGATTTAATTGGCGTAAATTATTATTATCGCAGTGCATACGATATGTGACCAATCTCATCGCTGGCGGCGCTTGTTGATAATCTGCTGCAGTAGGTCCTGTGCTGTCTTCGAGGATTTGACTCAGCTCGTTCATTACGCTGATTAAAACAGTAGATGACGATGAGTTTATTGCTTGTGGCGTGATAACACGTAATGTCTGAACCGGCGCTGGCTCTTGTTCATACAGGGGAGGAGCTGGACTGATAGCCTCGTATAATGGAGCCATGTCAATATCGTCGGCAATGGCCGCGTGATTCGCTGGCATCGGACTCTGGGCCGCAGGTTCGATTACATGTTCAGCCACAGGTTCGGTCACAGGTTCGGTCACAGGTTCGGTCACAAGTTCAGAGTCAGATTGAACTGATGTAGAATCAGGCTCAACTGATGTAGAGTCGGGCTGTTGATTAGTAATCATTAGTTGTGAAGATAACGGTTCTACCGGCGAAAAAGGTTGTATTATAGGAGTCGATTTTTCTACACCCAATTGAGTTAATCTAGATTCGATAGATTTTCTTTGTTCGGAATCATCAGACTGTTCAGGCTGTTCAGACTGTTTAGGCTCCTCGGGCTCCTCGGGCTCAGCGTCGGGCTCAGCGACGGGCTCAGCGACGGGTTCAGCGTCGGGTTCAGCGTCGGGCTCAGCGTCGAGCTCAGCGTCGAGCTCAGCGACGGGTTCAGCGTCGGGCTCAGCGATGGGTTCAACGATGGGTTCAGCGTCGGGCTCAGGCTCATTAGATTGCTCAGCCTCAGATTCAGGCTCATTAGATTGCTCAGCCTCAGATTCAGGCTCATTAGATTGCTCAGCCTCAGATTCAGGCTCATTAGATTGCTCAGCCTCAGATTCAGGCTCATTAGATTGCTCAGCCTCAGATTCAGGCTCAGCCTCAGATTCAGGCTCAGCTTCAGATTCAGGCTCAGCCTCAGATTCAGGCTCAGATTCAGGCTCAACCTCAGATTCAGGCGATTCCGGCTGCTGCTCAGATTCAGGCTCAGGAGTTGGTTTTTCCATGGGTTCAGACACCACATCACCGCACTGCGTTTGTACAGGCTGAAAGGGTCGCTTAGCAGTAGGCTGCGGAGCATCCTCATCGCTGCTACTAAGTACTCGTCTGCGTTTCATGCGCTCTCGTTCAAGCGAGTCGGGCGATTGTGGAGATCGTACCGGAGCTACCGGAGATGGAGATCGTACCGGAGATGGAGATCGTACCGGAGATTGCGTCGATATGTGCTGAGATACATTAGCTTCGAAACACAAACTACACATGTTGTATTTCATTAAACTTTTATAGGTACAGCATGTACATAATACATGTTTGCAGTCTGGATATACAAATCCTTTATCTTGAACGTTGCAAGCCATGCATTGTCTAATCAAAACATTTAGCTTGTTAGACACAATATATGTATATAGACTCATACTGAGGCTAGATGACTTTTCTTGCAGTGCTATAGATTCGGTTAGAAGTGCAGGAGATATTATCGTATCCACTAAATGAATATTTTTTTTTATTTCAGTTTGCAAGGTTATGGTTTGAAAAGATAAGCCAATTTTCTTGAATTCGTCATGCATCAAACCGCATTTGACCATAAGTTCTTGTCTAGTAGTAGTATTGACGCTATCGACGATTGATTGTAGAAACGAGAACTTGGTGTGTTCGTCTTCGGGAATGGCATAGAATTTTTTATAATCGGATAAACACTGCATGATATGTTCTAAAACGCACTGTTTGGTCAGTACTGTCAAGTACGTTTCTAATGTCTTGCGCATAGGCGTGGCGTTCAATGTTTTTATATGCAGAAATAGATCTTCATAACGGTTGGAGTAAAAGTGTCTAGATTTATATGTTACTCCAGTGAACTTGAACTGTTTGTTTGTACAACACACATAACCAACGCGCTGATTGGTTTTGTGGTTCAAATTCAAATATATAAACACTTTTTTTTCAATCATATTATGGTGTATTTGAATGTTGTCATGATTTCGGCTGATCGTATCTCCAGTAGGCAACACCATAGTTGAAGTGCTCGTAGACTGCAAAGCCTCGTCATCATAAAAACCTGATCGGCGGTCTTTTACCGGGCTTTCCTGATTATCGGCAGCAGCCGCTATCTGCTGACCAGGATCTATGTTAGTGTCGTCGTCATTACTTTTATCTATATTACTTTCGTATACTTTGCTATCGTCGTCACCACTTTTATCACTTATGTCGTCGTCATTATCACTTTTATCAGATAATATGCGTTTGCGAAATCTAGCATTATTATCATTGTCGTCGTCACTGTCACTATTATAAACACGTTTACGTTTTTGTTTTTTTGATTTTGCTCGTTTTTTCCTATTGTCGATTGCTTTTTTCCTTTTAGATTTGGCAATCCCGTTATCATCGCTCGAGGAGTCATCGTCCGATAACTCAAAATTACGTAATTTCTCCCCCATTTTTACGGTGGTCTGTAACATGAGTCTCTCTTCGTATTTTCTATATTTTTGTAGTTCCTTCGGGTCCATATTGTCAAAGTCCAACTTTTCCATGTTTTTATATCTTTTATCAAGTTTAAACGTGTTGTTTGCAGGTAAAAAATATACTAAAAAATATTGAAAGAACATTACGTTTATAGTCAAAGATAACAAATCTACATAGATTAGATAGGGATTATACACAATCAAATTATAAATTCGTTATCATCGAGGTCAACTTTTTTGTTGTGCAAAAAAGGACTCAAAAATGTAGTATATTGACAGCATATTGTTCAGTGTAGACTATTCTAGTTAAATAGTCTACGATTAGTAGTTTTTGTACTGTATATTGATGCCGCCCCGATAACGAACTTTTTTGCACTACAAAAAAAGACGATAATACAATCTAATCATATAGCCTACGTGACCAAGCTCATGTAAGCAAAGGTAAACCGATATATATCATTATTTAATTAAATAAAACATATTAGTCCGTGCCAGGTAACATACTGAGAGTCAAGTGAATATAATAAAATGCCAAGAATAAAGAAAATAAAAAAACAAACAACATTAAACATTAACCATGGAATTCTTAAATATTTTAAAATTATCATAAAATCTTCTAATGAAGATCAAATAAAAGATAAAAAAACGGAAATAGATTCTTGTCACATAAATAGCAACAATGCAGTTGATGATAACGACAAATCTAATACTGATAATAACAAAAGTTTACCAAAGGAAAATGGTAATGCTATTTATATATTTTGTGACAGAAAAATGTTGAATAGCAGTGCCATAATAGGCATGAAACGTCCGGCATGCATCATAGAAGATTCCGATGATAGCAGCGATGATGACCAGGAAGTTTTCGTATGTACTACTCCGCGACCAATAAAAAAACCAGCAAATTTCAAGAAAATAAAAGAAGAACTGCAGTCGGTACTACATTACATTATCGAAGATCATTAGTAATTTAATCTTTTATCTAATCAAATAATGTATATGTAATCTAATCAATATAACAATTTAAATTGTGTACGTGATGTTTTATTTTATTATCTTGATTATAACTTTGATATCAAGTATAAAAGCCTCAACAATACAGTCAATTGTATCACAAGTATTTGTGCTTTACTACCGAGTAGTTCTCTGCTTAATATTACAACCTTTTTTTGTACATCACAATGGTGCACTACGTCGACAAAGACATCAAACATCTTATGTCAGTTCTGTTGAACAAGGAACCCAAACCTGAAGTGGAATCTTTTCGTGGTTGTTCAGAGAAAAAATACCTGCTGGACATTGCGCCCAGGCCTCGCCTTTTAAAGGATAACAATCTGTTTAATATGGTTGCTAAAGATTTCAAAGACTCGACGACCGTATATGAGCACAAAAAAGTGCAGTTCGTGTACCCTACGGAGTCTTCGATGGTTTCTAAGCCGCTTAAAATGGACTCAGATTCAGACGCGGATAATGAAGATAATGCGCTGGAGAAATTCGTAAAGGAAAAAAGACATGCAGATGCAGTTACTTCAAAAATCTTAAAAAAACTGCAACAACAAAGAAACGAAAATAGCGGCATGAGCGTCACCGATGCCCGTCATATAGTCGAAAATTTGTTGAAGGTCCACGTTCAAATGACTGCAGGATTTATTAATTTAATTAATAATATGGATGAATTTGTGAGTGAGTCTTTTGACTTTTTTACTTCATCTGACGACGACGACAACCAGGATAGACGTCAATGTGAGGAGGAGTCAGACGAGCCGGTCGTCCAGCAGCCAGACGAGCCAATCGTCCAGCAAACAGAACTGGTTTATCTACCAAAATCTACAACCCAAGTCGATGCCAGCACGTCTACAACCCAAGTCGATGCAACCCAAGTCGATGCCAGCACGTCTACAACCGAAGTTGAAAAAGTTGATGCTAGCACTGATTACAGTCCAAGCAAATTTGTATATAAAATATCTTCTCGTGAGCAACGTAACATTCGCCGTGACAACAATATTCGTCAATCTTTGAATTTTAAGTAAACTGTTATGTTTTTTTCCAAATATATTGTTATGTTTTATATACTTGAAATTTTATAAAATGTTATGTTTTTTTAAATGACTTTATGTTATATATTTGTTAAACATAATAAACTACTATTATCTATAAACAACATTTTATTTTTTAACTCAAATGTGTATAGATTTATTAAGGTACATCAAGCTCAAAATGAGTTTCTTTAATCCTTTACGAAAAATAAATAAAATATATCCTAACACAACACAGTTCAATCTAGATAATTTGGCTGTAGTTAATAACGCACCAAACGGATTTAAAAATGTACTAAATTCTACTAGTATTCAAAATGCAGGTAATAATCGCTTTATTCCTGGATATAACATAGGTAATAATAATTTTATTAGTGCAGCTGATATGAACAGAATACTACGCAACAACGACGTCACAAGTATTCGTAATGTATTTGGTAATACACCGACTCAGACCGACCTCAATGGTCTCTCTTTATTGCGGAGAGCAGATAATGTGCCTGATGCAAACCTTCACAGTGCAGCCATGCGTAGAAATGCGGTAAAACAAAATTACCCTAGCACAAACACCAACACGCCTGCCGGTGTAGGCAATGTATTAGAACAAAATCCTAGACTCACTAATCATTTACAGACATTAAAAACTGCAGGTGTAGTGAGTCTAATAGGTGTCGGAGTTTATTTGACTTTTAGCGCGGCCACTTTAATTCAGGACATAATCGAAGCTATCAATCGAACTGGAGGTAGTTTTTATTATAGAGGAAGCGACGGAGGAGATAATATTACAGCATGTTTACTCGTGGACAGAACCTGCCGACTGCAGCATCCTGAGGCAATGTCGGACGTAACAAAATGCGATTTTGACCCGTTGTTATCTAACCCGACAGAGCTGCAAAACATTTGCCAAGGTTTTGATTATGAACGAGAAAAATCAGTGTGTCGAGCTAGCGATCCCAACGCCAACATAAACACACCTCAATATGTAGATATATCTGACTTATCGCCTGGCCAGACTATTGCATGCGTAGAGCCCTACAATATGGGCGATTTAATAGGAGATTTAAATTTAGATCATTTACTGGGCGAAAACGGTTTAGTTGGAAAATCTTCTAATAAAAGTCAAAGCCTGAGCGATAGTTTATTGCCGTTTATTGTAATGATAGGAATAATTGCGTTCATAATTATAATAGGGTATTTTATTATAAAAAGATTGTTTAATAGACAAACAGTTAGCGTAGAAACTAATAGAATTCGCTGATGTTATTCTGTATTCGACGACATTTAAATTCACGCACAAATTTTTTTATACAAATTCATGTCATAATAGTAAATTCGTTTGGGCTTGATAGTTTTTACTTTGACACAAACGCTATGAAATTTAATAGCCGACACATCGAGCTTGTTTTTGGTAAAAAACATGGCATCGGTAAAGCCGCATTGAGAACAATATAGCACTATATGTTTCTTTAGATACATTTTATGGCGAGTACAAAGAACACAGAATCGTTTACACGGTACAGGAAAATACAAGACAAAATTAAAAGTACTCTTGTAAATCTTTTTTTCGACCAAATAAAAGTAGGTCAGCAATTTTTGTTCTCCTCTAGTTGCAAAAAAATCCATCATTTTACTGTCACCGAAATACAACTTAAAAGTGTTGTCATCGCAGCCAATTTTGCTTGAAGTCGTCTTAATGATGCAGTGTCTGTCTGTCTCAGTAAAAAGCGTTCGGCCGTATGTTCGCAGTGAAATTTTTGTGATCTGTTCGTTGGGTTTTTTCTTGTCGACTAGTTCTTTTATTGTKCCAAAAAAATCATGACGACCCACAACTGAAGTCTCTTCTGTGGTACATGTATATTCGAGATTAATATTGAACAAATAGCATTTAAAAAAACCCAATTGACACAGAATCTCTGCCTCTTCGAGTATAACGTATGGATATATTTGAAAGAGATCAAACTGCCGTTTATATTGAAACAAATCGTGGCACTTGGCACAGATAAATTTAAATTTCTTGTGGCGTTTTAACTCATCCTCGATATCTATGCTGTTGTCGATGAGRCAAAAAAGTGAGAAATTAGTCTCACGTCTAAATTGTTTTAAACAYTCGTTGCAGGTWACCTTCTCCACGATCTCTTCTTGCTTTAAATCTSTGCAATTCATYTGAGACAAATTATTCACYCTCAATCTTCCTTGAACGTAATCGGACGCAAAYTGAATTATAGATTGTAGCAAACAATAATTRATGTGGCTCAAAAATTTAGGCCTCAAATCTTTAGGAGGACTTTGAATGATAGGCGGCTGTCTATAATCTGGGTTGTTGGCTCGAGTSTCTTCAACTATTTTCATCATTTGATCTATCAGCATAAATTTCCTTTCTGGTGGTTTAGTCGACGACATAATAGCWGTTCTTCTATCCAAAACACTAATTTGTCGATGACTTATGACCGTTGTTTAGGAGCGCGAGATAACTTATGAAAATRAATATTAGAGCCGAACACTTTATAGACCTTGTCGCGACCTCGAAACGACCGTGACTTTATWAATAAACATGATGCGCGAAAAACGTAATATAACCGCCGCGGATCCGTAAGTTGACCAGGCCCATTAAACGAGACAATGGCAGACACCCGTCAAGTTTATATTATTTCGAGAGACGAAACAATAACGCTTCATTTACATGAAGATGCTCATCCTGTCTGGTACGTGATCGTATGGCCAAAGACCCAGTACAAAAGCTTATCTCATACAATGTTGCGGTCAGTCATCATCGAGCGATTGTCATGAACACTTTTGATTATCAAAACGATTTGTATAAGCGTATCGCAATGGAAAGTGCGGCTGTAGCCAGCATTCTGTTGTCTCCGCGCATCTCAGACGATGGCAACAGCAATAATCTAAATAGTTTTCTGAATATGAGAAACGACAACAACAACAACAACAACAATGGAGAAAAAGATTCGACAGATTTCGAAACAGAGGTATTTAAAAATTTTATTTTTAACGACCTACACACAACCGATTTATCGTTAAATCTCAAGGCTCAATTTCTAGTGAAACAAGCCGCTTTTAATGTGGTCGACGAAATCTTTCAACAGACATATAACGAAAAAATCGACAAAATTTTATCGTTTGCGGATGACACTGACAACGATGTTACTATGCCTACCGATCGGTGTTTACATTATTTGATAGCTGAGATCGGTAAAATTGTTAACGTTTTACAGCACGTCTATCGCATGCCAAAGTTCGAATATAGTACGTATGTATTTATGCCATATCTAAAACAAATAAGAAAAATTATCATTCTATTCGTCAATGACTTTTGCTGCAAAAAACTAGTCGAAAACTATTTAATAACACTGGATTTGATGATAACAAATTCTTTAAAATTACTGGAAACGATTGAGATGATCAATAAACGAATCGATGTAATGAACGTGTTTCTCGATCGACGCGTCTACCGGTGCAATATATGCGAAGATACTAGTTTAGACTCGCGTTTTCTCAAACCCGACGAATGCTGCGGCTATAGCATTTGTAACATGTGCTATGCAAATTTGTGGAAATTTTGCACTCTTTACCCAGTGTGTCCTGTTTGTAAGACCAGTTTCAAATCTTCAAGCTCTGCAGCTTCTTCTTTGTCGTCATCGTCATCGTTGTCGACTAAACATCAAGCTTTATTCGAAGAATAAAATATAAGATTTAAATATGAGTCTAATCGGTGAGAGACAGACGTTGGAAAAAAAGTACATGAAACACTTGTTTTTGGCGTCGTATTTCAGTCTAAACAATTATGACTATTTACCGGTCGAAACGACCGCTTTTATTGGCGATTACTTGCGCAATAATTTCGATAGATTAGACGACTCGACTTTGGTGCAATATATTAATTATTTGAATAGTATCGCCCTCAAAAATCTTGTAGCCGACAACACTGCAGACAGTTTCAAATATGTAAAACCGCAATTTAAGTTCATCTGCGGTCGCAACAATATCGACATTATCGAGTTCGATTCCAAGGTTTTTATTAAACCGAAAACGCCAATCTACGCAACTAATTTGTTTGTGAACGACCCGAAACAGTTTCGATTGATTCTCTATCAAGAATTCTCGAAGGTGTTTAACGATCGATTATTTGTCAACAATGGCGATACGTATTGCATCATTGACGGTGGTGAAGGCTACATTTTCGAAGACGCCTACATCGATTGGTGTGGAATACGCATGTGTAGCGTGCCCAAAGTCGAAGAAGACCAATATCCGTTTCGATTATATTTGATCGGAGAACCGATGGCTCAACATTTTATTAGAAACAATATCACGATGCTTGCGGGAAGTGACTACGTACTAAAGAATTTTCACAAAGGATTGCCGTTGTTTCGCAACAATTATCGGGTGATTAATAGTAAAAAATTTGTGACCCGAAAACCCAATCAATTATTTGCGGAAATGCGAGCAGAACTGGACACGCACACCAATTATATAAAATTCATTCAACGCGACTACATATACGATGCCAATTTTCCTGAGGATTTACTCGATATCCTCAACGATTATATGACCAATACATCTCATTACAAGTTTATCACTAAGTTTATTGAGCCCGGCATTAAAATGAGCAACAGCTATAGCGAAATCGTAGTCGATCGTTATGCCGTAAATAAGTATCGAAAATTAAACATTAAAAGTGAACCGAATACCTTGTTCCCGGCGCTGCGTTACAACGATCCTTCATACATTTTTGTGCGACCTGATATCAAACAAATAAAAGGTACCTTAAATGCCTTTTTTGTGCCCAAAGAACGTTTATTAGTGATTTTGGCCAACAGCAGTTTATTCGGATCGACCGAGCTGATTCATTTCAATAAACATCGAAACGCCAACGAATTGGTGCATTTCGATAGAAATTTGCTGCCGTATAGACAGTTTTCGCCTCCGCAAGTATTAACTTTGGATACGTATATAATCGACGCCAGTCATAAATTGTATTTAACTAAGCACATTTTCGGTAACACAGTGCCTGCATATTTAATTATAAGAGGAGATTACGAAAGTTCTCAATTTCAAGATTTGAAAAATCTGAAAAACTCTTGGGTTTTGAATACTCTACTTAAGCTGTTTATAGATCCACAATAAAAATAAACTATGGAAGATTTACGTTCGCCAGGAACTACGAGCCGTTTCAACCCAAACATGTTTAATCCCAGCATGTTGATGACCATACTAATCGGTCTAGTAATTATTATACTGCTGATTATGCTCTTCCAATCGAGCAGCGCCGGCGGCGGTAGTTCTCCAGCAAACGCGCCTCCAGCGGGCTTTACGAATCCATTGAATGCCACGATGAGAGCTAATCCATTTGTTAACACGCCACAACGAGCAATGCTCTGAAGCGTTGTGTGCGCGAATCCTATAAGACAAAATAATCAAAATGAAGCGTTTCAAGTGTCAGTCAACACCTAAAGTGAGAACTGTAACCGAAATCATCAACAGCGACGACAAACTGCAAAAAGAATACGATCTTACCGAGTTTGATGTGAAAAACCTCAACAGTCTCGAAAGTTACGATACGTTAAAAATAAAACTCGTCATCGTTAAATACATGGCCATGCTAAACACTCTGCAGCTGACACAGCCGCTGCTGACCATCTTTCGAGATAGAAACGCCACTCGCGAAATCGTTACCGTAGTATTGGCCTCACTTGGCTTCGTACACAATCGCGTAAATCCACTTGTTAATAATTTTAATCGTAAAATGGAGTTTATAATTGTGGAATCGAAAAATCTGACAATTCCTGGAGAACCAATTCTGTTTCGACATAACGAGAATGAAGATATCGTTTGCATTATCGATCGAGTCAGTATCGTCAAAATGCTCGAAAAGCAATTCGACACGGACATGAACGTCAGCAATATTATTCAGGAACATCAAAAACTAAAACTCATAAAGTCGTTTACGAGTGTGAAAAAGCGAAAATCGTTCGACGATCAAGACAATAGCTTTTACATCAAGCTGAACGAAATCGAAGCTACCCAGTACACGACTCTGCTGTTTATCATGGAACACGCGTACGGACACTATTATATTCTTAAAAATTATGGCATCTACAACTATACTCAATCGTTGCTGGATCACACTATTTTTACACAAAAATACAAACCTTCTTTAAATGTCAACTTTGCCAATCTCCTTCTGAGTAAATTTAAGTTTACCGTCGAGGAATCTGAAGGTAACAGAAGTAAATCTTGCAGTGGAAATAGTAATTTATTTTCTTCTTCTTCTAAAAATCAGTTGGAAATATTAAGTTATGGTGATAAATAATAAAATTCATGTGGCTTTTACTTGCGATTTTTATTGTTGTTAAACTGTTAGTTTTTCACAAAATGAAAAATATGCATATAGATTTGCATAATAACAAATTATGTCCGACAGGCTATCACGGCCTCGTGGGCGATCCTTTTGACTGCAACGTATACTATAGTTGCCCTCGAAAAACTCATTTCTACTGTCCGCCCAATCAACAATTTGATCTCGAACAGCAATCGTGTATACCAAACGATTTAAATGACGATAGCTGCATGGCCAGAAAATACAGAAGCTTGCTTCTCTAACATATTAAAACTATTCGACAGCAGCACAATAATTTTTTTTGGTTAAATACATTCAATCCTAACATCCTCTCTGTTGATGCAGACATTTGGATAAATAAAAGCTGCCATTTCGATGTCTTTGGGGTTCGTGTGAGTCTTTGAAAGCGATGCGATAAAATGGGAGGGTATGTTGCCGCGGAGAACGACCAGTTCTTTGGCAAAATAATTCTCAATTCCGTGAACGCAGACGGTCACGCCTTTTACTCGCTGAAACGTAGCAGGCTCGTGATTTTTATTCACTGTGAATATATGCCACACTTGTATCTCGCCTTTGCAGTCGACCAAGACGGGCAATATCGGCCTTGAAAAATTTTTATGTGTCACCAGGCTGACGCAAAAAAACGGTAATCTGACGCAACTAATTACATACGCGTTTCTAATGGACGCTCGATCGATCGGAGGCTGTAGACACTGCATTCGTATCGCAATATTGACTCGGTCGCCCCGCCCGCGTTCGTAACCGCTTACGAGTCTGGTGGACGCGAAATTGCGGTTGATTTCATCGCCGTCAGTGTCAGCGCTTTCGTTTATTTGAAAAGGTATTATATTTATCGAATTGATCGCATTTATCAGGCTGAACGTAATTAGGCCATCTTTATCTTGAGGATAGTATAAATTGACAATCATTTTATTTTCACTTCCAGTTGTCACTTACAAGCGTCGTGATGTCACATCCAAATATCCTGACCGCCCTGGACAGCAACGATTCGTGCAACAAGTTTATGAATTATATCGACACAACTACAAACACTCCTCAGCATACTATGTTGGAGAACGTCACGTTTGAGTCTAATATGATGAATTATGGCCTCGAAAATGAGGTCAATCTCTACGAGGACCGAAGAGACAGTAACAGCAGTAAAATTGAAGATGATGCTTGCGACGAGAATTCTCAATTTTCTGATGTCAACACCATCGAAAACAATAACCACGAAGACGACGAAAATAATTTTCAAAAAGCAATAAGAACTGCTAATGATGTCGTCGAAAACAAGAATGAGTACAGAAATAAACACAAAACTGCCGTCGTTTCGACTAAAACATCAAAGAAAAATGCTAAAAAAAGGTCGTCTTCGCCGATGACGGAAAAGAAACGAGCAAGACCCAGCAGACCACCCAATGCTACTATAGTCGTCGATGGTAGCATTCCGCCACAGCCTATGATGAAGCCGGTAAAGCACACTGCATTTGTTTGTAAATCTCCTCTGATCAATAGAGGAGGAAAAAACTTGACTATGTTGCGAAACGACAACAACAAAAACTTGCAAAGTAGCGACAGCGACAACAGCGATGACGATGAAGACGCTGAACAGAGCGATAATAATGTTAGTTCGGCGATGCCACCACCTCCAAAAAAATCAAAATTGTCTTCAAAATCAGAGAAACCAAAATCTGAAAAAAAGATTTCGAAAACTGTCGCTGTCGTTTCCGACAAAAATAAAGTCAATGACGACAACTTTGTGATCAAATGTAACAAAAAGAAGCGATCCGTAGACGTTGTTATTGAAGAAAAACAATCGATTGTGGGGTCGATAAACGCCTCTTTAGATTCCGTTGACGGCCAAGAACGGTCGAAAGATCACGATTCTCGGACAAATGACTTGTTTGAAAATAAAATAATCCCAAACATGATGACCATGGAAAGGGATAATAACCGCAAGTTTGTGCAATATATTCTAAACGGTCACAACTATTTGTTTCTCGTTTACGAAAATAAATATAACGCCAAGACTTTTAACAAGAATCCCAACGGATCAATATATAAAATTGAGTATGTCAATTGCGTTCAGTCCATTTACAAGTATTATAACGCCAATTACTCGCATATCGACAGAACCTGCAAAGTCGTGTCGTTCAATCGATTCAGATTTGCCATATCTATGAATCTTTTGAATAGAATGCAGATTGAATTGCCTGCTACGGAACATTTTAAAAAAGAAGACCTGAAAAAGATTTCTCCGAAAAACACTTTTTGCCTGTTAAATGAAGTCAAAGACCCAGATTTCATATCCAAACTCACCAATACATTCGGTTTGGACAATATTTATATACAGGGCCAACTAACTATGTTGCTCTCTTCGATTGGTGAGAATCGTGCTAAGATTTTAAATCAACATATAACTGCAATGATTGAAGACAAAAGCTTATTTACTATTCCTTTGCACTTGTCTCGATCCAAGGAATTGGAAGAAACAGTCGACGACGACTTAAACCCCAACAACACCAACGTCTCGTCGGCCTATATTCGAGACATAATAGAACTCTCGAACAAACTAAAGTTTAAAGCTCCCATTATTCCGTTGTCCATTTTTAAAACCAAAGAACAAAACATTGAGAATACTTTGAATTTTTGGATAAACACTCAAAAGAACAACAATGAACGCGACAAAACTTTGGCAAAATCTCTGCAGTTTACGTACAAATTTACCAGCGTTGCTCGAGTACTTTTCGACGAAACCGATAGCGACGTCAATAAACTGTTCAAAGTAAAAAAAGAGCCTGGATCTGTGGCTATGATTGAAGATTATTTGCAAGCATGTGAGAGCGTGCCTAACGGAAATAATTTTATTATGATCAACACATTAAACGACGAGCGGGTGACGATCGTCAAAGCCAAAAACGAGTTCTTTTGGATTTGCACAAATAATCCTAATAATCTGATCCATTGTAACGATATAATTATGGCCTTCAAAAACTTTAAACATCATTTACTTTCTTTAGTTCCCAGCAATCGAAAGGATTTGAACAATCGTCACAGTGGTTTGATTAAGCTGGTGGCTTATCATTTAGGCGGTGATGTAGATATTAATTTTGTACATGCCATGTGTGAAAAATTTAAATGTAATTACCTGTATAAAGAGTTTTAAATGTATAATTTCAAATGTTTATCTGTCAAACTTTTCTTGTCTACATAGTATATAGTATTATGACAATAGTATTATGATCAATAAAGAAATTTATGTGTACATTTTTGATTTATTTATTTATCCATTAAAAACGAGTCCAATAAGAAAATAAAATCATGTCGACATTAACCGCTATCGATATCGATAACGCATTTAAGTATTCGACTCATATGCATAGGCTGGCGTATATCCACAAATGGAGATCTAAATTTCCTCATATTTTCATTAATTACGAGATTAGGGCAGCGACGAATGACGATTACTATGTGCCACAGGCTTTGGCCGACAGAGCCATTGCCGTCAAATTAGAGTTTAGTAGAGAAGGATGTGAGAGTATATCCTGTTATCCATATAACGAATACGGACCAATCGATTTTAAAACGCCCACGGGCTACACTCAAACGTCAGATGTGGCCGTACAATACGCTCAGCCGGCATGCTATCACCTCGACAGGGCGGCGGCTACGCGAGAAGGCGCAGAAAATGAAGTTCAAGCCCCCGAATTGAGGTATACCGACGGCGGCAAGTGTATTTTGGTCGATACACTAACTAAAATGTATTTAAATTCGCCCTATTTGAGAACGGATGAGCATCTAATTCAAGGGGTCGATGATGTGCCTGGATTTAATGTTACACCCGATCCCGACCCCTTATTTCCCGAGCGATTTAAAGGTGAATTTAATGAAGCTTATTGCCGTCGCTTCGGCAGGTCTTTAGTCAACGGCGGTTGCTCTCTACAATGGTGGGAAAGTTTATTAGGTTTCGTGTTAGGCGACACCATTTACATAACGTTTAAAATGCTAGTCAATAATGTTTTTAGCGAATTGCGAGATTTCGATTATAGTCGACCGTCGCCAGAATTACCGCCGAAACCTGTCGTCGATTCCGAACGACTTTTGGACGAGTGGAAAAACCGCATCGACAGTCGTTCTAATCTTTTAGACGAAATAAAGTTTGCCGAATTTAAAACCCATGCCGATTTAACAATCAATAGAACTCGAAAATTAGTCTATATTGCGGAAAGAGGCTTTCATCACGAAACGGTTCCGTTTAGACAGCTAGAATTTCGAAAAGCAACAGCAGCCGCCGCCGCGAATTCACGTACAAACGTCGACGACAAACAGTCTTTGGACGACATTATTACTCAATTCCTCGAGGACAACTCGTTGCTATTAGGTCTCGCGACTAGCTACGGATTTGATGTCATATTCGATCAATTAAAGGCGATGCTAAAAAAAATTAACACCACTCTAATTCCGGCCATGAAACGGTTGCTTTTGGACACATCGAAACGTGTCACGGTTAAAATGCTCGGAGAAACATACAAAGCTTTTGTGGCTCACACGTTTAATCGTATCGCTATTAAAACTCTATCGACCGTAGCCAAAGCGATGACGAGAATAACCATAAAAGCGGCATCAATCGTCGGCATTTTGTTGATAATTTTCACAATATCCGATCTAATTTTGGCTTTTTGGGATCCATTCGGCTATARTAATATGTTTCCTCGTGACTTTCCGGACGATTTATCGCGTTCATTTCTTGCCGCCTATTTTGGGTCGATCAGCGATGGCAATTTAGACATGATCGAATGGCTACCCGAGTATTTCGAAGACCTCATCGAAGAGGACGATGTCGCCATGTTTGAGAACCTAAAGTCCACATTTGAGTATGTGACTTCTCTCGAAGTAAACTCAGATGGACAATTGTTAGAGTTCGATAGAGACGAAACAATCGAAGATTTCGACGAAATCTCGTTGATTGGAAACGCTCTTGCGTCGAGCGCCCTATACACCCGACTCGAATTTCTACAGTACACTGCAAGACATAATAAAATATTATACGGCAACGACGACGGTATTATCTTCGACAATGGCGGCAATAGCGTTATTCTGCCAGCGCTTTTTATCTTCGGTGCGGTGATCATTATATTTATAAAAAGTCCGGATAGAATTCAACATAATATTATGGTGTCGCTATTTATTGTGTTTTTACTGATTGCTGTCTATTTATTCATACAGAATTCTTTATTATATTATTTGAATCTCAGGCAATTTACTGGTAAAACACAGAGTAAATGGTATGATAATTTATACAACTAAAATAGTTTAGATAATTTTATTCGATTCAATAATTACTCTAGCGATATGTTTACTTTGGAGAAGGCTTCTTTTTTCTGAGCGGAACATCTGGAACGTCGGGCACCTCGGGAATCTCCGGTATCTCGGGGTTAAGAATCTCGGTGATAGCGTCAACGGCTGTCTGAAGAGTAGCGAGACTGGCGCTTTGAGCGTCGAGTTTCTCGTTTAATTCCGTTACATCGGGCAGATTAGCGCGAATGTCCTCGACGGCGGCCTGAAGAACATCAACTTTCTGGCTGACGGCCAGGATATCGGCACGAATCAACAACAAAATATTTTGCGACATGATTCAATTTTTTTGATATTTCTACAATAAATGTATTAATACTTATAATTAATAAATTACTTTTGTTATTGGGGAACGATCAAAGGACCATCTAGTCTGATTCTATCGATTTCGTACTCGCCTTCCACCAAACTGATGCTAATTTCGTTTTTATTGTAGAAAATGGCGACATTTCTAGGTAGATCGCGATACGTTAATCGATTAGCCGTCGTGGACAAAGCAAACTTTTTCACAGTCATATACGGCGACGAATAAGCCATTTGTCGTTTACCATAAACCGACATGCCATCACGCAACGAACTGACATACACAGTCGAATCATAATTAATTTGACCGGAGACTAGGCCTTTGGGTCTTATACCGGACACTGGAAACAGTACAATACCAGCATCGTAGTCGTCATATCGACATGTAATTACCGACACTAAACGCCCGTTTGAAAATATTGGTGCGCCTATCCAAATTTTCTCAGCAATCCAGAGATCGTCGATAGCAAAAGTGCGCAATTGTCCGTATATCAGGCGATTAGCGTGTTTGTGAAAATTAATGTACACACGTGTCGGTTCTACTTTGAACAAAATGCCGTCGTTTAACAAGACCAGCAAACTATCGTTTGGATTTTCAATGGCGGGGAACACAATCTCGCTGGCCACCCCGGGAAAATGATGAAGAACCGACAACGGCAACTGGTCGTCAGCGGATTTTATGTTTTCGGAATCGGAATGCGGTCGAATGGTCTCGATTCTAACCGTTTTGCCGTCGACGGCAAGTACACGAATCCTTTTTTCATTTTCATCAATATCATATTGTACATTAAATTTAGTTTTGGCTGTTTTTGTTAAAGACGTCGATGGCGTTGCCGTTGTCGCCGACGCCATTGTCAACATCAATGACAAGATCAATTGAGATTGAATCATTTTATATGTGTCTTATCTTATGTTTATGTTCCTACCATGCGACTCATTAATAGCTTATTTAACCTATGACATTAAGATTTGAGTATATATAATTGAGATGAATCTTTGTCGATTATTAACGAACGAACAGACGAAACGAACCATTCGAAATGCCCATTTTCAAAGGATCCAACGCTAAGAAAAATGGAGTGTCGACGAGCTGCACCTCTACGATCACTAAAAACACCTGGACCGACACCAGAAACACTATAGTGGCCAAGAGTAACGACGATAATCTCAGAAAAAAACTTAACGAAATTCTTCAGGCCAAGAAACAACTCAGTATTCAAATGGAACATTGGGAAAGAATCAAGCGCATCACAAAGGATCCCAGAGAAGTGGCAGATATCGAGTGTAAATTAAATAAAATCAGAAACGATTTTCTCAATTTTGGCTCAAAGAATTTCTAGTTGTCAATTTTTTAATAATTATAATAATAAAAACAGGTGTACATTTAAAAAGTAGTTTTATTAAAATTTCCATCACCATCTAAATCTACATCAATGAATGTCGCAGAATTATACCAATCGTCATCGAATTTGCTGTCTTTGGTGTCGCCGACAGTGGCCGATCGAAAAGCGCTCGACGAACAATTTTGTTTAAGATCATCAAAAATACTGCTATGATGACAACTTTCAAAATCTTGTCTCCGGCGACGACGACGGCCGTCACGCGATCTCCGCTTTGGCGTTTCAGTCAATTTACATTTAAATAGGCTGCCGTCGGGCCAGTAAACTCTTCGATTAACGGCCATCAATTTGTTGGCGGCATAACGAGACGTCAATACGATTCGCTTGCGAGTGCATTTGTCGTGTCTGATGTCGGTCCTGATTCTGCCGCCGCACACATGATTGATGAAATCTTTTATAAATTTTTTATCAACATTCTCGCCATTGACGTAAAAGACGAAACAGTCACGATCGGTATAATCGTACATCATATTTTTCCTTATTACTCCTCCTCGTCCGCAGGTTTAATGTGAAAAAATATCATCGGAACGATAGCGAGCGACAAAGGCTTTTCCTTGATTTTTTTGCCGGACAGCAAATGTAACGATTCCTCCTTCTGTGCTTCCTTCACACCTTCTATGATAGATCCCACAAACATTGGCACTTCGTCGGATGGCTTCGGAGGCTCGTTGTCCGACAGCTTCAGCTTCAACACCTCATCGAATCGTTCTAAAGTGAAAGATTCACATTTGACCGTTTTGTCCAGTTTGCCAGTACTAAATAGCAATTGATTGTGTTTTTGAGATATGTCAAAAAATTTGTTTACATTTTTCGCATAGTCTCTGCCCATGTTGTAGTAGTAGATATTACTAATTTTACAGGAGGTTTCTTCATTAAAGTGCATAGCCATGATATTGCCGTAAATCTCGTTGTAAACGTGTCTGTTGGCCGAACGTATAGCTATGGAATCGCCATACTGATTGCGAGTACGTTTCACCATAGCGTAGTCGAAATAGTAGAAAGGTTTAATGCCGCCTTTGACGCGCAAGCCAATCTCGTATACGTTTCTTTTGCTTGCGCCGTTAGGCTCAACCACGCAGAGCTGCTCCAGATAGTCCTTCGATTCAGACTGCACTTTGATTAGTCTATGTAGGTGATTTTCAATGTGTTCGTTGTCTCGAATAAATCCAAAGCATTCCGTCAAAATATTATATGGCGAAATACAGTCGATTATTCTACTATTTTGTTGKCGCTGAGACACAATTGTACTGATCATGTCCGACATCCAAGAGCTCTGAGTTTTCCACAGACACAGAGTATTATCGGAGACATCGTATTCGCCGCTTGGAGCGTCATCGGAGGCATCGACGGCGGTCAGAGCTCCGGCGGTGACGACATTTTCGTATTCTTCTTTAAATTTCTTGCTGCTCGATTCGTCATTCGCCACAGAATCGAGGAGCTTCCTCTTCATTTCGCTGCTACCGTTGTTGAATCGAGACGCCATGTTGAACGACTTGTGCCTGATGACTGATGCTTATGACATATCGATGAACGCTTTTATACATATCATGTAGTAAGCGTAATCATGGAATATCAATCACGTTATCTTTTGAGCAACACCGCCTTTTCCTCGAAGAGCGGCATACGTTTTACACATTACAATAATTTGATCAATCTGGCCAAAGGCGTTATACCGTCGCCGATAGACCCGATTTCGATTGTAGAACTGAAAAAATTTAATATGATCATCGAGCCCGACTCCAATTACGTTTCAAATATACACGATTTCAATTTATATTTCGATAATAAAAATCCCAATTACGTTTACGTTTTAGAAGCAAACACTAGACAGTTTTTAGGTAGACTCGAAATCATTTATAATGTCCATGACGCCGAAGACGGTGGCAATTTCGAGTTGGTTGCTGATCTCGCAAGTATCGATAATTCTGAGAATTTATGCGACAATAACGATAGTGGTGTATATCACGATAATATAGATATTGAGCCGGTATAAATCGTCTCGTAACTTCGGTATTACTACTGGCTTTGCGCAACAGCACACGCTTGTGTTTTCTTCAACATTTACAGAAAGCTATGCAACTGGATCATTATACTTTTTGTGTACTTGTAAATGAATAGAATGTAAATTATATTAATTTAAAGTCTACTCAATAAAAGCATTAAAATAAAAATTTATTATTTTATTCGTTTGTTTCTTCATCTTCCTCGTCCATTGTTTCGAACGAAACGTCATCGACATCATCTGCACAGTCGTAATTGTAAAAAGTCAGTAATTCTTTTATGCTCGAAAATCCGGTAAGGTCGCGGAACAAAAACTGAGCGTTTAGTCTCCAGAATGGCACACTCAAGTACGAATAGTAGAGTTCGACAAAACTGATTACACCCATTTCGCTGTTTAAAAACTCGATATAAGCGCTATTTTTCGAGTCCGACGACTGTTCAAACACATATTTTTTATGAAAATCGCATCGAAGTTCGGCATTTTTGTGGTAGCACAAACGACAATGGTAAAATTTTTCCAACTGCAACGCGTTCAAATAATCTCGAGCTTCGTCCGAGAGAATATTGATTTCTTCGATGCTAAAATCATCGTCCTTCTTTCGTTTTAACAGTAATTTGTTTCTCCCCATGTGTTGAAGCACATCGCCAAGTTTTGGAGGCGGCGACGGCATCGGCGGCGGAGGTGGCGGCGATGATGTCGACGTTAACGTCAATGTTGTGGTGACTGGTGGAGTTTTTGGTCGAACCGATGCCATCAATTTTGTAGTCAATCGACGCAAATCGTCACGAAACGTCTCGTTTTGATTCATGTCGCCGTCGTCGTGTACACGCGCGCCAATAATACAGCCTTAATGATACTATTCAGTTAATCGAACTTACAGCAAATTATATAAGTACTTTTTAGCCAAACAAAATGCAAGTGTTTGTAAAAACATTAACTGGAAAATCGATTACCATCGAAGTCGAGGCCAACGACACCATCGAGCAAGTCAAACAAAAGATTACCGACAAAGAAGGCATACCTCCCGATCAACAGAGACTGATTTACGGCGGCAAGCAACTCGAAGATGACAGAAACGTCAGCGATTATAACATTCAAAAAGAATCTACAATTCATTTAGTGTTAAGATTGAGAGGAGGACTATAATGATTCTTCGACTAGATCAAATAGTAAAAATTGTTATAACAAAATCTGCTATACACGGCATCCACAAAGTCCAGTTGATTGACGAAAAAAACGACAAAATTGATGATTATTACCAAGCCGTATTGATCGTACCTCCGGGCACTGGTAAAGTATTCTACGAAGGTCTACATGTCACCGGTCGTGTGCTCAGAATCAAGGGTACCAGTCTGGATTTATTATATCAAAAAAGTGTATGATTAATTGGATAGGAAAAATTACAAATATGTGTAAAAGAATTAGAGAAAAATAAAAAAAATTGTAAATTTAAAATAAATTTATTTTATTCAAATTGATGACATTTGACTTTCTTCGAAATCGTCATCGACAATTTGTTGATATGTCGTCGACGATTTTGTTGACGATTTGTGTTGCTGTTTGCTCTTTTTCATATTGACACTGACATTATTGGTCTTTTGGAGACGTTTTCTCTGTTGTTGCTGCTGCTGTTGTTGTTGTTTAGTACTAACGGCGACGTGATTGTCATCATTGTTATGAATTTTCATCACCATTTTGTGTTCAGATGACGACGACGGTATAACTGTTTCTAATAATTTTTTAAAACAATCGACACCAGTCTGTATGATATTTCGAGTTAAACGTTCAAAACCGAGGTCTGATCCACTTTTCAGCTTGAATTCGTATAGAAAGCTTTGGCTAGGAGCAGATTCACTAGTAAATGTTTCGTTCATTACTTTATAGAACTCGTTGTATAATTCGGCTCGCTTAGCGTTAGAGGCGTCAATTTTAGTGGATTCGACAACATTGTTGGTGTCAATTTCGGTGACATGCGTGTCAGAATCAGTTTGTTCGGGTATAGTCGCGCCGGTATCGATCTCTATACTTTTGCCCAATTTCTCCATAAAATCGAAAATGGACACAAACGGTTTGATGTTCGAATGGCTCTTCATAATGTTCCACATCATATGACTGTTCGGCCAGACCGATTGTTTGTTTTTAGTGTACCAACTGTTGAAGAGAATATACTTGTTGTTGCTGATCATTTTCTTTGTTTTCTTAGCAATCCGCTTGTCGTGCAATAAAATTATGGCCACGGTAAACTCGAGACCGTTGTCGCCGTAAACCGGCATCATGGTGATTCTGTATTTGATCTTCTTCTTTTCGAGCAATTGAATCGTGGTGTTGACATTTTCAAAATTATTCTTGTCAAAAACTAGTTTGTCGCTGTATTTGTCAAAGATTTCGACGAGATTATTACAGTTTTTGGTGGAGTTGGCCATATCGATTCGAGGATTCTTCGTATTCAGTTTCAAAAGATTTATTTAAATGAAATATTCTTTTTAATTTTAAATGATGACACTGTACGCGCTTGCACTGCGTTCGCTGTCCGCCAACGGTTATGAGTGCTTTATCAAGATTATTCCTTATATAGTCGAATTGCGCAGCGAATCCATCGTCAAATGCATGAGCACAAACATTGGCAACGTCTCCTGTATGCTTGCGCTTGTTGATGGTTTCTCGAAGTAAAGCATAAATCTCGCTTCGCGTCAGACAGCATTGACTATATTTTTCAGGTCTTGACGGTTCATCATTCGAATACCGTTGGTTTTGTCGCTGCTGTTTGACATGATGATACTGGACTGACGCCGTTTGAGTAGTGTCGTATTTGTTGCGGTCTTCGAACGCAATGTTGTTGCCATTGACGATTTCCATCGTTCCAATCGACGGTTCAGTTTTAGAGATAAAAGAAAAAATCCAAATAAATTTTCGCTACCGGACTTGTCGTGGCCGTTTTTCTCTTTTTCACAGTTTACAACGTTACTTTCGTCAAATTTGGCTTTGACAAATTTAACGTATTCGAAAAACTCGCGATAATTGCTAAAATCGTACGTGATCAATTGCTTTTCGTTCATGTACTGAAAATAGTCTTGTAGCGACACGATATATACGTGCCGAGGCAATTCTCTGTTGTGTCGTCGAGTTTCGATATCGACCCGATAATCGTTGGTGCCTTTATCGCCGCCGTTGAGCTTGACACAAAACGTGTTCGGTTCTCGAGAGACGCTAATCAGCAAGCCGTTCAAGATGCCCACGTAAATGGCGTATTTGTACACGACGCCGGCGTCTATCCATTGTAAAACAAACGGCCGACGGTAGACATATGCGCTCTCGAAAAAAGTGCCAGTCTCTTCGATAAACTCGCGAATGGCAGTTTCGTGATCGAAAATGTCTCGATTGTCGCGTTTACCTCGAGGTATAGAAATTTTTTCCAAAAAATTTGCCTTTTTTAACATGGCACTATTGCTATATTCGACGGTGCTATTGTACGATCGTCGAGCGCACAGCAGCACCGCCTTATCGGGCTCCATTATCATAAACAGGCCTGCGCTTCTCATCGTAAATAAAAATCAACTACTTTATATATTAATAATACTTTTATTTTATATAAAACCATTATTATCACATAAAATCTTAACATACATAATTTTAGATATACACTTTGTATTACTTCTTTTGTAAATCATCACAGATGTTTAACAGAGTCTGGTAGTCGGTGAAAATGAGTTCAAACGCTTGCCTATAATCATTATGGGAAATGTCAATGTTGTTCAACTCGAAAAAAGTATTTATTGCCGCTATATTCTTGTGATTATCGATGAAAAAATTTTGAATCAGTTTTCTATTTTGATTATCAGAGTCGTCATCGTCTTCGCTGCCATTTTTACCATTTTCGTTGCTTGAATCGATGAATTCGTCAAAAACGTAATGAACGGCCATTTGCACTCCACGCACATACGGATTGGTGTATACAGTACTATTCAAGCACTTTACAATCAAGTCGGTATTGATGTAATCATAATTGTCAGAGTCGTCGTACTTGTCATGGAGAACGAGACGAATTTTGCTGCACAGCTGTCTGATGCAATCCAAATTTAATATTTGTAGTTCTGGATTGAAATTTTGAAAATAATACGCCTGTTCGTGCAGACCGGACAGGTGGATGAAACAAAGGAACTTGGAGTACATTTCGACTACAAATGATGTACGAGGCAGGCGAAGCGCCTTTTATATTGACATGATATCATAATGATTAGCCGACGTCCGATCGACAATAATAATTATTCAATCGCTGCCTTATCGCAGAGCACACGTTATACGCTCTAAACAATTTAGCCATCAACACTAAAATGTGGTGTTTGTCCCTCGATTCGATGTCGGTCATTCGAGTCAAATGAAAATAAGCTTTGACGCAATCGAAATTCATTAATGCCGTGTACCGTTTGAAAAAGTCTCGATTGCCGATTCTTTTCAAACTCGAGGCTAGCCATAATGTGTATGGTAGAATCGTGTGTTTCTCGTGACCGATTTTCACGTTTTCATCGTCGTTTACGTACATTTGAAGCCAATCGTTTAGTTCATTGCGTATATTCTCTCGGACGAATCCTATAATTTTATTTTCGTTCATGCCCTCCACTTGAATATCTCTCACGACGTTAATCAACACTTTAAAATTGTCCTCGAGATAAACAAGTTTTTCGTAGAGCGCTTCGGGATCGGGTAGAGCAGTGAAAAAATCTATATTAATCTGAATTTGCATTACGACACTATCGAGTATGTACAATTCGTATTGTACACTATCTGCGGCCAGACAAATCAATCCAAAATCAATCATATCGTCGCTTACAGTTCGACCAAACGATGTCCGTAATGAGAGCCGGTTTTGATTCGTTTACCTTTAATAAAATCAATCTTAATTTCGTTATCGTTACATAGAATTCGAGACTGGGCGGCGGCTCGCTTGATCGAATTTAGGCGGCGAGTAGACAGCTCGAGCGGATTATATATTTCTGATTTCTCCAGGGTAAACGAATTGAGATGACCGCAATTAAACCATTCCAGACCAATGATCAAATTAATCAGGAATATAATCTCATAATCGCAAGACTCGAACACGAATTTATTACAGAGGCAGTAATAGTAGAATTTGAGTGAATTATACAGATAGAAAAGGTAGTTGCCTTGTTTCAAATAAAATTCAACATCGGTCACGAACAAAATATTAATTATTTTCTCAGATATTAAGTACTTTAGTTTTTGTAGGTATATCAAAGAGTTTTTGTCCTCGTCGAGCTTGATCGCGCAAATGTTATTCATGTACGCGTTATTTATACAAATAAAGTCTTGTCTTTGTAGCTCTTTTTTTAGTGCGGCACTTTTATCGCTGGCGATCTCGATGACGATATATTTCTGAGAGATCTTGTGTCTCTTTATCACGTCCGAAATGGATGTAATCGAAGCGAATAGCTTTTCAAATAAACCATTTTCCCAGCCTCTGGCACCGACGCTTGTCTTATCGTTATTGTTCTGTTGGTGTTTAAAATCCAGTCCGCTCTGAATCAACTTGGTGGTGATGCGCACACTCAACTGTTGCCCGAGAGTGTAGTGATCTTCGTAGCCTCTCTCCCACATGACGTTACAGGCAAACGTAATCAAATCGGACACGTTTTCTTTGACTAAAATTTTTTCTAACCGCTCGAAATCGCCCTTGTACCAACGATCGCAAGCCAGCAGTTTAAGCAATCTTGATTGATGTTCGGTCAAATCATTTCCTCTGRTAGCATCAATATAATGTTCGATGTCGCGAGGACACGACTTCAACAGATTTGCCATGTTAAACACAATTAATGTCTGTTGAATCTGCAAAAATCCCTCGTCGTTGATCTGTAGACGGGAATCTGCTGTATGATATAAATTACCATCGCAGATTGTGCGGTCGTTGACGTATGCCAAATAAAAAGAGATTTCGTCTGCTAAAAATTTACAGCACTGAGGGAGCAACTGCGAAGTCGTCGAATAATAACGTGCAAACGCCATGACGTTCATGATGCAACTACCTATTGGTGTAATAAATTTCTAAATTGAAGGTCATGTATATTTGAGTGTGTGTGTAATTTATTTTGCAAGTAATACAGAAATATCTATATAATTATTAAGTCTAATGATATCAAATATAATGAAGACTCGATATTCAAATTGCGTCATTTGTAAAAAAATGGTTTATGTTTATAAAAAGTATACGAAATCTTTATCAGCACAGATTTTTTTCGATAATTATCGGGCCATCTATAGGCAAAGTATTGGGTTTTTATGTCGTCAATGTTATCGATTACACGTAATAAAAAAATAAAAAATTGTGTATCAAAAGTTTATTTATACATAATGCAAATTTTTTTTTTACTGCAAACAAATCTTCTTTTTTTGTAGGATGCGCTTTAATTCAAAAGTCTTTTCTCCTTCGGGCACTTTGTCGGCGACGGTCAATTTCTCAATTTTTTACTCAATGTTCTATTATCATTAATAAATCGGTCCTGTGCTTTTCGGCAAGCTCTGATTGTTCTCTCATAGCAAATTTTGTTATCGGATCAAGGTATTATTGCAATGTAGTAAGCTGCCCATGACTGTATATTCTCCGCTATTGTCGGGAAGATTAGAGCTGCCGCGAACGCATTGGAGACTCTCCGACAAGCGATTGCCCACAAACGACTGATTTATGGTCCACTGATCCAAACGTGTTCCTTCCACCTTTTCGTGACCCGTATAGTTGCTTTTGATGAATTCTTTAAAAATGTTGTCCGGTGTATTATTGAACAACATGTAGGGAATATTGAAGATTCGATATCGCTTGGCGTCGGGATCGAGGTGATTGCCGCCGCGCACGACATATTTAGTCTCGATATCATCGAAATTCGACTGTCTCGACAAGAAAGAAATGGGCGATAGACAAATTTGTGCGCTCGTTCCGTCCTCTGCCATCCATTCCGTTAAATCTTCCGATCCGTTCATGACTCCTTTCTGTCCGTGTATTCCACAGATTTTGATGCCTTGCAGATCACTGGTCGACGTGATCATTGTGACTTTGACATACACCGTATCGTTATGCACAGCCATCGTAGACTCTAAACATTCGATTCGTTGATTCAGTATCTCTCGAAAATAAATGTATATTTTTGAGAGGAAAAAATTTTTATTTTTACACGCTTCAATCTTATATCGTTTTCCATCGTATATCCAGCCGATTTTCACATTTGAGACGACGACGCCGGCGATATATAAAAAATTTCCTCCTTCCACTTGTACAAAATTGTTTTCGTCGCTTTTAAAATACTTTATCACGGGTGTTTCAGTCTTCGAATGATTGAGTTTTCCTTTTAATTTGTTGATTTTGTTGTTGTACAGCCTAATTGGTAAATTAATGTCCGGAATATATGGATCTTCGGCGGTCATTAGTTTATTATCTCGAACCAGCGTCCAAAGCTTAAACATTTTATTATTCACTTGTATTCGTGGACTCACGACAACAGAATTGCCTACCGGCAAATTTTTCAAAAAAACACTAGATTCGAGCTCTTCATTGTAACAGGTCACGGGCATAGCGTTTTTTAAATTTGTCAACGAGACAATAAGTTTTGGCACGGGAATCGTGCTAAATATTCGTGTATATCCGAAGTAATAGTATTGTACCAGCTTGGACATAAGACTCGTAACATCATCATTTTCCTCTATTTTACCGATATTCGGATGTTTTTTGAGTATCGAATAAGAATTATGATATTCAAAAGGCGTCAACAGAGTCGTGATTTTTTTGCCTGCGATATTGATCATTCGCTTGATACACACCATGCCCTCGTGGTGATTGACGAAAAGAATGCGGTTGGCTAACTTTAGTTCGATGGGACTGTATTGCCGTTTGAGTTGATAGAAAATTAATTGTAAATCGTCTAACCGACACGCGTATATGGTAGGGCGGTCATTGAACGCGATTCTAATGTTTTTTTCGTCAACATTAGAGGGATCGTTGGCGTAAATTAGTCCGTTAGCCAGCAATAGCTTAAATTTATCCGCAACTTGATGGTAATCGACGGCGGGCAAACGCACGTTACGGCAAAGAAAAAATTTTTTACCGGCCACGGTCATTTCGCCATGAAAAAAACTATCGACAAATTTGACAAAATCTTGTTGTTGCATAAGCATGTCTTGACGCATCGTGTCGTTGGTGATTCGGACGACTTCGTTGCCGATTCGATATTTGAGCGGAGGAGGATTGATCTCAATGTTGTTGTTGCTGCTATTGTCTTGATAATTGATAAAATTTTTTTTTTGTTTGCTAAAAGTCTTTGAGACGGAATAGATCAGTTTACCGTTGACGATGGTCTCCACGACTTTTTTACACTCTTTCACGAATAGAATAGTTTGTAATTTTTTGCGCTTTAAACCTGCAATTTTATTGATATCCACATCGATTTTATTGTCGATAACTTTGAGTTGCGGTTTAAACGCCTGATTATTGGTTCTTTTTCGTTTATTATTGCTACCGTTTTCGTTGTTGTCGTGGTTTTCGTCGGCACCGCCGTTGATTTTAGTCTTTTTCTGACCGTATTCTTTCGATTGTTGTCTTTGATTATTAATAATAGTATTGTAATTGTCGCCGACATTATCACAGTTTTTGTCGTCATTTTTCATCATTATTGTATATTCCTCCAGAATGGGCGCATACATCAAACTGAGTAGATAATCGTGTTTATAGATAATCTTATTGGCCAGACTGTCGATGTTGTAGTTGATGTCCGATTTCATTATATTTTTAATGTCTTCCACTAAATGATTGCTCTGATCTATATTGAAATCGAATATAAAATTTAGCGGTTCCCATTTACCGCTGCGTTTCAGATACATTTCGAGGGCTTCGTTCAGTTCCATCGTAACAATGTAGTCTCGGGCGAATACATCTCGAGCGAAAAGCACATTATCGTCTTTGTCGTATACCAGTTGAATGGCGCGATTAATCTTTTTTTCCTTGTCGACGTTGCCGTACAAGAACATTCGTTTGCAGTTTTTGGAATATTGTTTGTCGTAGAAATTATGCAGCAGAATATTGTTGTTCATTAGGATGTTGGGAAAGCTTAAGTTTCTTCCGTCGATCATGAACGTGCCGTTCATATTGGTGATTTTATACGTATCGTTGTGGCGAAATTTTAGGTCGAGCCAAGTGCCAAAAATCACCAGTACACATTTGTGCAGCACGCATCTTCCTTGAACGTCGACGGCACAGCAAAAGTAAGATCTGCGCTCTTGTAAATACTTTATAGTACATTCATTTTCACATTTATTATTACAATTTAAATAGAACTCAAAATTATATTTATTTTTCAGTTTATCGTAGAGATTATTGAAATCGACAATCACGTCTGTCATCTTGAAAATATTAATTATTACTAACGATGGCGACGCCGACGACAAGTACAACAACCATGGATATTAGGCCCACTGCTTCTATTCGACCCGTGACTCGTGCGTTTAAACGCAAAATGGATCAAAAAACTACAACGGTATCTACATCTTTAGAAGCGGCAGCAGATGATGATAGTGAAGATTTGTCGATGACAATGGACGAAAATTTGGTGTCTTCGACGACAACTTTGTCGCCGCCGCCCGCAAAACAAGCTAAAATAAAAAGAAAAAATTTATTTAAAGTAGATTTGGATACATCGAGTTACTACGATATACTGTCGCTCAAAACGGATGTATCCGATTTTCAGATCAAACAACGAGTAAACGAACTAATTGACTTTTATTCGACTGCAAATGTCGATGACATCAATTTCCGAGACGATGACAATAAAGTTGAGGCAATAAATTCTAGAACTCAAATTTTATTAAAAATTTCTCAAGCTTCGATGGTATTGACCAACGTTCGTGCCAAACTCGTCTACAATGAGTTCATACAAATCAAATACAAAATTAGATTGTGGCAACTCAACGACTTACGACCGTTAATCGATGAGATTTTCAAGCATATCGAGTCGATATTCACCGTTTCAAAAGATTTTCAAGAGTTTGATAGCATAGAACCGGCGCTCAGAAATTTTGTGACCAACGAGCTTGCTCAGCGACGAAATCGTGGCAAACGGCTCCGAAGCACCACCACGAATCGGCTTCGTATCCAATGGAGTGTGAATTTGAACGATGAAACTAACGCCGGTGTCGACGAACGTTATTTGCAAGAATATTTCGGTAAATACGGTGAGATTGTCGGGATCGTCATGTGTAGTTCTCGACCCGGTTGTGCAGTCATCGAGTTTGATACTCTTCGCTCGGTCACCGAAGTGATCAGCGAAGAGAGTCAGCTCAAACGCTTCATAGTTCAAGATTTGTCAGAGGCGGAATTGATCAGTAGCGACAGTGTCAGTCGTTTACAGACTAAACTCGACGAACTCGATGGTCTTTCGAATGATTTACTCAATGTCCAAGAGAATATCGACAAACAAACGTCCTAAAAACACATTTTTGTCGTCAATATCGATGAAGACTATTAATAAAATAAAATAAAATAAAATTCATAACATATTTTATTTCAACCAAAATAAATCTTGATCACATTAGTAAAGGCTTTTCTACATATTGGACAGTCAGGAATGCTCCAAGCACACTCGATACAAGCCACGACATGACCGCAAGGTATATAGCAGGCGTTAATCTCTTTGCTAAAACAAATTTTACATTCGGATTTAGATAATTCTTGAGTATCTTCTAGGGAAGATGTGCTGGCTGTTTCTTGAACGATCGGCGCATCTAGTTTCGGTATAGAATCGGGTTTCGGCGCTGGTATAACGCACGATTCAGAGATTACCCGCTGCACATAGTCGCGTCCTTTGACGAATAGCACGTATCGACAGTTGGGGAACCATCTGGCGTGCTGTTGCCATGGCACTCGATCGCAACTCCAATCGGACAGAGTACAGCCTTCGTAGAAACATTTCACCCTGTCGCCGAGGCCGGTGTAAAAGAAGCCCGCCTCCGCCAAATCTATGTAGTCGGTGCGATTACGAGGCCAGTTACGAAAGCTGTTGATTCGCTTAACTACATTATCGAAATTAGGATATTTGAAAATAAACTTATTTAGTTCACATGTATTGTGCTTATTTTTTTCCTCATCAAGTTTCTTTATAAACGGACACTGAGGGGCATAGTGCTTGTGATCGCGCTCCACCACGTCCTCCTGTTGCCAATTGCAAATCTCAATTTTACAATAGGCACATCGGACTTGATCCCGACTACCCAAATAATAGAATCCATTCATTGCCAACTCTATGGGTAGAACATAGGGATTAATCCATTCTTTACTGTCAAAAGTTTTGAGTCTGTTACTAAAGCGTTGCATGGAATGCTCGTAACTTTCCATTTTCTTTGCCGTATGTTCGCAGCGTCGCCGACAAAATATTAATACTGACAGATAACGATTGTGTGAGTATTATATAGCTGTGAAATGCGTGTTTATCTAATCATATCGCTTTGCGCTCGGACCTCGACGGAGGATAAGTAAACAACAAAAAATGATGACATACTTTTATTATGTAGTTTTACCACCGATTCCGGCGACGACAAATTTTACAGTTTCATCGCCTCTACAAAAGAAAAAACGATATAATAAAAGACAAAAAACTCGTTATATACGTATATTTAGAACAAAAAAAATTACAAACAAATCCGCACCACGATTCAGATTTTTCTAACTGTTTGCCGTTACGATTCTAAACAATGGAAAGAAACATCGCTTACAGAATAGCTTAAAACTAAAACAATAAAAATAAACACTACCAGTCAATCGACATGGCTGTTCGCACTGTAAACATTTATCGTAATGTATTTTGTATAATTTTATTTTTGACTCGTAGCATTGCCAGGCAAAACGAATTCTCTCGCGCCACACGTTTCTAAAGTCAACCGTTTTACTATTGTTGTGGTTGTTGTTGTTTATCTCTTCATAATCATCATCGATATCATAGCAATTATTGTTGCCGTTGCTGCCATAGCCACTCATATTTATAGATTCATAATAACAGACACTGATTATTATGTAGTTTACGAGTTCTTCATTTTCGCTACAATCTAGAGGGAATAGGCATTGACTGCAACATAGACGCAATTCTTTGTTCGAGGTAAAACAAAATTGACAAAAAAAATTATTGTGTATTATAACACCACTATTGTCTTCCATACTCGAATCGCTGCCACCGCTGTCGCTTCTATTAATCGTCGAATGGATCGCCTTGGTTTTTTTAATTTCACTCCACCATCGACGATATACTAGTTCTTTGCGTATTGTATCGCCGGTCGTCCGATACAAACGTGAATATTTAATAAAGGGTTTAATAAGCTCCATGATACACGCTCAAATGTGAGCAAACGTCTAGGAGGTACGTCTTTATACTGCAGACAAAACATGTTGATAACCGTAAATCTTCAAAACAAAGACGAATATATTTATAAAACATTCAAGAGGATGTGGAATGAATACAAAATCGAATGCCAAATTTGTTTCGATCTCATAGAAAACGATGGCGTGATTGCCGTCACCGAATATCGCACGTTAAATTTGGAAAAAATGTTCCATCAATCGTGCCTAAAGCGTTGGCAACGAGAACGCAATCGAGATCCTTTCAACAGAAACGTCAAATTTTGGTTCGATTTTCCACCGAAATCGTTGGAACAGTGTTCGGCACTTCTCGAACACATGAAAGGATTCATCGGAGACCAACAACCCGACAAAGACTACGCCGACGAGTATAATCGCATCGTAAAAGAAAATTCTGTCATCGACATTGAATTGGATTTCGAAAAACTTTTGAGCTACACTCGACCGTCTACTCGAAAACTAGGTAATTGTAAACGTTTTTGACGTTTATGTCGACGTCTATAATTCGATAGTATTTGTTTCTCGCGGCGACGGACACAAATTGGTTGGCATCATTGTCCGGTGTATGTTTGTAGAATACTATAGATTGCAAATCCAATAAACGATAATTATACATGTCTGTTAATTTTCTTTGATAATCATTTATGTGTCTTTGGTATTCGTTTGGATGCATGTAATTATACGGCAATTGAGACTCTTTGTACTCGAGGAGATCTGTAATATTGCTCACTATGTAATTGACACACAAATTGAAAAAATTCGTGATGCCGTGAGTGATTTTGGTCTTGCCGCGAGTGTAGTTGACGTTTACGATAATATGGGCGACAGTCGACACGTTATCGAATATTCTCATGTAATAGTTAAACAAAGCTTCGCTAAATTTATAAAAATTTTTACGGCTCACATCTTTGTCGTTGAGTATGGCATTCATTATGGTGGCATAATCGATAACATTCTCGACATTGTCTTCGAAAGTCAAAAACTGTTTCAGTGTACTTGATACCCGAGGATTGATGTTGTTTTGCAGAGCGTCCAAGTATAGTTTTATGCTGTCGATGCTTTTCTGTATATCTAGCACGTTATTACAATCGCTCGCGATTTGATTTAGCAAAGGTGGAGTGATGAAAACCACTACGGGTAACGAAGAACTCGATCCTCCTTCGATTCTTCGTTTTTTATTCATATCGACTGCCGCCGACACTGCTGTCGCCACCGTTGCTGACGGCAAAGTCGTCGTCGTAGTCTGAGGATCTTGGAAAAGCTCTATCGTCCGAGACATTTCATTTTGACGTCTCAATATGTGCATTTCCGATTCTTCTAATTGACGAATTTTTTGAATTCTCTGTTGTTCTTCGTTGATCATCGATCGATCGATATCCATTTCCATTTCTTGCTCTACAGCGCTAGTTGCCGTCGATATTGCTGTCGCCGGCGGGGGTTTCGTGGTCGATTTAGGTTTTTTCTTGGCGCTAACATCACTTTTCGTCGATGATTTTCTAAATCCTAATATAGACGAAGACGATGAAGGCGGCGGCGACAGTGGCGTATCCGATGCTCTTTTACTCGAGCGCCGATCCATCTCGAAAGAGAATCGCCACCACAATAATCAGTCAATAGACCAAAAACAGATAGTCGGAATAATCGTTTAATGTGACAATAGACCTCGAAGTGGACACTTCTGTTCGTGTGTACTTATCAAAGTAAAAATATTTATCTGTTAAGGAATCGAATTTTATAAATTTAAAACGCGACAATTGGTGATATTCATCGTAGGAGAGTAATTTAATTTTTTTACGCTCAAAAATGTCTGCGCCTCCGTTCGAAACGGACGTTGTTGACATCATTTTAAAGAATAATCTTGAGCTCGTCGACGACACTTATATAATTTTAAATGTCGTCGATACCAAACGTGGTTCGATTAAACCAATGTGTCTCGGAGAGATTGACTCCTTTAAAACCCATCAAGATTCAAAGTGCTCAATGTCCGATTCATCCGTTACGAGCGAACTGCAGAGCGATCGTACGCTATAGTGATGTGACCGAAAACAAGTTTATTAATCACATAACAATATTAGAATCGATCTATCAAAACTATGATCGACGTCCGTATTACAAGTGTCTGCTAGATCCTGCCTTTGAAATTGACGAAAGAGGCGAATACCTGAACGCTAGCGAAATGTACGCCTATGTTCATCTGCAGCCCATCGACGACGAAGAAGTGTTCTACGGAATCGACGAGGCCGGCGAAAGATCTATAGCCACGCTAAAAACAACAATAAAAGCGATAATGGACTGTTTTGATGTTTGTCGAGACAAATACATTTTAATGGTGGACGAACTCCAAATTGATGTGGTTTACTCGATATTTCGCACAGTTCTATTACCACAACGAATGTTGTTTATTTACCAGACCGAAAACGCGCCCACCAATAATGATGTACAAATATTTAGTGTCCCACAAACGGTGGAATCGTTGGATTCGCACATTATTTACAAATCGTTTTTACTCTACAACACGATTCTCACTATGATGCTCAAACAAAACAATCCCTTTAATAACAACAAGAAAAATATTTCGGTAGTCTTTCGTAATTTGGGCAAGTGTCCAAACAATAAAGACAGAGTCAAGTGTTGCGACCTAAACTACGGAGGAAATCCACCCGGTCATATCATGTGCCCTCCACGGGAAATGGTTAGAAGAATTTTCCATTATTCCAAGTGGGCAAAAACACCGAATAATTATAGGAGGTATTTTGAGTTGATTACGACGCCACCAATAAACCGCAGAATGTACGATGCAGACGGTCGAGTCAATTTTAATTACAACACGGGAATGTTAATAATACTCGACTGGTACAACTTTATTGAAGAGTTTCGCGCATATTTTGGCATCAGTTAATTATGCGCAAATCACTAGTATTTATTGAGATACGTTATCTTGAGAAGTTTACTCTTGAAAAGTGTGTCATCGGAGATAAAAGTGTTGTAATCACTCAGACCTTGTGAAGAAATCTTATCAAAATGAATAAGGTTAATTTTCAATTGAAGAAAGTAATCAATAATATTGTCGACACAAAAATGAATAAGGACCAATCATCGTCGGTATATTCGTCGTCGTCGTCATCATCACTATCAGCACAATCAGTACCGTCGATAATATCAAAGCAGCAGAATGCTGCAGATTTCTATAGCAAACATAAAGCGGATGTGGCGTACGTCGGTCGCAACACCACCTACAATGTCGTCGGCCAACGGAACTATGGAAAATATTTTGACGAAAAAACCTACAAATTTTAATATAACCGGAGGAACAGGCTTGCTGCGTTGCGTGGATGAAAACGACCAAATAGTGTACTGTTCAAACTGTAATTTTGTGGCACCAATGTCTGTGAGCTATGAACATTTCATATGGCTCCATGAAAAATACAACTGCATGGTGAACAGCAGAGGACCGTGCGCCTACACCATCAGCAACACCAACAGCAGCGGCCACAATTACGTCCCCAATTCACCCACCACTACGAATCTAATCAAACTAGTCGATAACGATTCTACTCGATAATTGTGTTCATGTAGATTATTAATTTAATATTATCTAGTATCATCAAAATTTGTGTAATAAATACTTTAAATATAGATGTAATGTAATTAATAAAGTTTTGAGTCCTTTCAAGTATTTATTTCGTATCAAAATTAATTGTTCTGCGCATGTGCCGAGCCTAGTTTCGTAGTCTCACGGCCATATAAATAGGGTAAATGCCGCCGACGGCGCGTTAGTCGTTTGCTCGATTATTAAAATGTCGCTCCCGACGTCGCTTGGCGCTCGTTTCTTGGAGTTCGAACAAGTTCGCATCGACTTGAGATATGTAACGTTTATGGACGACATGACTTGCGACATCAACACCACCGGTCCTGTCCACGATTATATAATTTTTTTAAATGTAAAAAAGGCCATGTTCTGTAACTTTAATATAACGACAGACATGTCTCTCGAAACTTTGGCAGAGTATATTTATGATAATGTGCGAGTCGTCATCGAAGAACGCCTCCTTCGAAAGCCTCTGAATATGATCGAATGCGTACAATTTAACATTGCGGACAACAACAATTCCATATTCATCAATTTACATGCCGAAGCTCGAATTATTGTGGCTAAAAAACTGTTTGACAACGAACGATACCACCAACGCATCACTGGCTATCTAGATTTTGAAAATCGATTGGATTTGAACAGCAAAAAAAATTTATTGACCGACAAGGAACGAGCTTTGCTGGATCGCGAATACGAAATCAAAATGCTCGGCTCGACTTGAATCAACGCTGACCATTACGAAACATGATTTTTGCCTTGTCGTCGCCCTCGTCTTCGTGGTAATAATCATCATCGTTCCGGTCGTCTTCGGTGTCGTAATCAGTATTATCTTCGGTGTCGTCTTCGATGTCAGAATAATCCGAATCTTGTGTTTGTGTTAACGGAACTCGATCGTCCTGCATGTTTTTATTGTAGAAAAATAAATTATGTTTTGGCGGTGTTGCCATAGGTGATGACGAAAAACGCTCGGCCGCAACTGTGCGGTCGTTATCATCTTCATCGTCGCTTTCTACCATATCGTGACGGACAATCTCTTCGGCGGCGGTCTTCGGTATCCACCGGTCGTTCAGCCTGACGTAGTCTCGCTCGACGGCTTGTCGCGCCATATGTAAAGCGATATCTTCGTCGCCGCCGTCGAGTTTATGGTATTTTTTAAAGGTCTTTACAAACAATTGTTTGGCTCGCGCCGGCATATCTTCTGTAAAAACGGCCTCGTTCAAATATAACATTTTAAAAATACTTATCTATATTAATCGGTGTCATAGTCAGAAGTGGAATCGGATTCGCTTTCGCTTGTGGAAGAAGTATCGGTGGTGTCGTAATCGTTAGCATCTTTTCGAGCCACCCATTCGCCATCTTTATTGTGAACGTATTTACGTTTGACCGCCTGCCAAGCGATTTTGAACGAGATGGGTTCTGATTTTGTTTTTGCGTATGCACGATTGAAAAACTTTAGGAATATTCTTTTACCGTTGTAGGGTAAGCTATATGTTGAAGGTGGAAGTTCTGTTACATTATTGTACATGGTGTAAATAAAAAAAATTTATTTAAAAACGTTTTTTATTAATGTGCCCACGTACACTGCACACACATACAAACACACGTACACAATTAAACTTAATTTAAATGAAATCTAAACAAAGTTAACGTAATTTACCATCAAACAATGCGATATTCGTACTAAATTAACATTCGACTCAAGATAAAGTCAAATTAATATTAGATTGAAGTGAGATTCAACTGTAAAACTCATTACGAATAATGGGCCCATTTATATTTGAGATTCTTCGTTCAATATCAGAGTCTGCGGTAAGGACGTAATGGCGCTATCATCGTAGCCGCCGTTATTGCTGACCATATGGCCGCCGTTAGCGATAATGGACGAAGTTGATAGAGGAGGAGACGATAAACTGGTCTGTGTCAACAAATCATAAATATCGTTTTCGTTTTTGACTATATAAATTTTGCTGCGCTCATTTTGCCTCACCATAACGCCTTTTTTACATAAAGACACGTATTTGTAATGCGGCAACAAGGCATCTCGAGTCTTTTTCAATAATTGTTTATGTTCAGGCGATGCAGCCACAAAAATTTTGACCGGGGCATCAAAATCGATGTCAAGATCATAATTTTTGAGTCGAACCTCACGCGAACGATTTTGCCACTCGCGAGCCGTCGCAGCATCGTTCAACTTTAATTTGATGTGATTTTTCTCGTAATCGCTACTCACGATCAGTTTATAGTTTAACGTTAGGAGCTGACAAATTTTTTTAACATAGTTTGTACGAATTTTTTTGTTGTACAATCTTTTATCGTAAATTCCGTAGATTTCAACAGTGTCGTAAAGATTTTCCTCCTCGAGACGCTTCAGTTTATTAACTATATTATCGGTGACGTTGCGTTCAATTTCATTTTTAATTAGATTCTTTAAAATTGGAATATTAATTAACTCGGCCATGTTAGTTTACGTCAAACGTAAAAATTTAAATTAAATTCCCTCTTACTACTAGACAAAAGTGAATTTATTCCACAATGGGCTCGTCCGCAGCAAGCACGTCAGTCGAATTTATCGCGAAAAAACCAATAAATTTTGATTTGTTGATCGACCCCACCGACATCGACGATGTGTATTTCTGTAAAATTAACGATTTTCGCGTCTTTCTCAAGAATATTATCGCTGACGTAAAGAAAATTAAAATTAATTACTTCAACAGTTTGATCGAACAGTTAATTTCCGTGTATCAAGAATGCGAAGTGAGAAATTCGCACACCGAAATGCTGAGCAAAATGCTCATGGCCAGCACCATAATTGTCACGGATTTACCGTCCAATGTCTATTTGAAAAAGTTGAAACGCAACAAATTCACCGATACCATCGATTATTTGACCCTGCCGAATTTTATACTCTGGGATCACAACTTTATAATTTTCCTGAACAAGGCCTTCAACTCGAAACACGACAACGGACTCGTGGACATAAGTGGATCTATTCAAAAAATTAAGCTGACCCACGGCATCATTAAGGATCAGTTTCAGAGTAAAAACGGTTACGCCGGCCAGTTTCTATACTCGACTTTCTTGAATACGGCATCTTTCTATGCGAACGTTCAATGTCTCAATGGAGCCAACGAAATCATACCGCCGAAGAGCAGCATCAAACGATACTACGGCCGGGACGTGAGCAACGTGCGAGCCTGGACGACGAGACATCCTAATATATCGCAGCTGAGCACTCAGGTCTCGGACGTTCGCCAACCCGACGACTACAACGACTGGAATGTTAAAGTCGGTTTGGGCATCTTTACAGGCGCCAACACAGATTGTGATGGTGACAAAAAAGTCATCACGTTTTTACCGCAACCAAATTCGCTCATCGATCTAGAATGTCTATTGTATGGAGACCCGCGATATAACTTTATATGTTTCGACAAAAACAGATTATCGTTTGTGTCGCAACAAATTTACTATCTATACCGCAAACAGAACGATATCAAAGCGATTTTTAATAAAATGCCTATATTGAAACGACTATGGAAGTCGTACAAAGGTATTGTATTTTCGCAAAAATTGGATCCGTTGCTAAGAGACTGCGCGTTGGTGTTGAGTTCTAACGCAAGTTATTTACTATTTGATAAACTGACAAAGTTAATATCTAACGAAGAAATGGTTTGCGGCGATGAGGAAATTTACAATTTAGAAGGGCAATTTAGTGATATAATTAAATGCGGTGCCAAAGGCAGTAAAGATTTAATAAACAGCACTCGAACCTACAAGAACACGAAAATAACCGACATTGAAGAGGTCGCCGACAGAGCAATAAAGAGTCTAAATAACTACATATCTTCGCATAATCGAGTAAAAGTCGGAGGCGGAGATATATATCATAATACGACTGTCTTACAGAACGTCTACATGAAAAACGATTACATTTGCTATAAAAACGATTCTGTCAAGTTGGCCAGCATCTGCTTATTGCCTTCAGAATTTTTATTTCCCGAACATTTGTTAGATCTTTTTTTGTAATACATTTTCGGTTGACAATAAAGACATAATAACATACGATTATTCTTTTATTTTATTACAAAACATGATGCAATATTGCGTCAGCCGGATGCGGCTGAGGTCATCGTCGGAGGTTATCGACACTCACGTTGTTAGCAACGTGACCGGCTGACGCAATATTGCATCATGTCAACGATAACCTTCGACGATGACCTCAGACGATAACCTTCGACGATGACCCCGAATCGGGTGACAAACATCCGGCTGACGCAATATTGCATCATGTTTTCGTCGACGTCGGCGACGGCTCGTACGGTTGCGACACACCACGGTCTCGCGGCTATTCATGATCGTTCGATCATGAATCGACCGTACGCCGATGTGGCGGCGGATCTCTTCGGCGTCGGCGCCGTGTCGATGCGTGATCGAACGATCATGGATCGACCGTAGGAGGATTTGTAATTGTCGTTGACTTTAGCACATAGAAAAAAGTTTTTTCTATCGAAATGGCTGTCATTGTCATTGACGGCAATTCATAAAATTTAGAATTTTCATTTACAAACTATATTATTGCTCGTGTTGACAACGTCAAACACCATAATATTGTAGTGAAATATCACCAACATAATGTGAAATTGCTTGCAAGTTGTTGACATACAAATTTTAAAATTTTTGTAAATTTTTACAAACTTTACAGATATGACCATCGAGATAAAACCAACAGTTTCGATGTCAAAACCTTTAATTTAGTTGGAAATGACCGAGATGCGTATGCATAAAATTTTAAAACTAAAATTGCAAAAATTTTGAAAATTTTTATTTTCTAACAAGCTCCAATATCAGAGCCAAAAGCTTTTATATCGACGTCAAAAATTTTATTATTGACAAAAATTACCGGGACGTGTGATCAAACAGAAAATATTTTTAAGTTTCTAAAATTTTTACCTACGTCCGCGACAAAATACTAGTTTTTGATGTTAAAAGCGTCAAAAATATTGTAAATGTCCGGGACGCAAGTAGGATTTAAGCGTACGGGCTATTCATGATCGTTCAATCATGGATCGACCTCAGGCAAACGTCTCGGACGTTTTCGGCGACATTGCAGTCGCATAGTGTTCGATTTAAGCGTACGGTCGATTCATGATTGTTCAATCACGCATCGACACGGCGCCGACGCCGAAAAGTTTGGCATGATGGATCGGCATATTTTACCCAATCAGTGACGCATTGAATCGAGATAACAAAACCATTACTTTATTCGATCGACCCCGTGCGCTAAAGACGATTACGTTAGCAAAATGCTTACGATCAAATTAAATAATAAATATATGTTAAGATCACTCTAGTCTAATTAAGAGGTTCGAATTAAACAACAATTGAAAATGTTCATGTACTTTACTTTTTTAGTACTAATTTTATTGGGATTCATTTTTGATAAAAATGAAGGATTCTCTAATCTACTGCTCTTTATGCTGCTGTTGTTTGTCACATTTATAATGTTGCTGCAAATCTATTACATAAAGCCAGAATCTACGACTGCCGATCTACCAACCGTTAAAGCTAAGAGTATAAAAAAGAAAAGAGATTTAGAAAGAGCGTTTGACGCAATTATAAATAAGAACACTAGTTCTCTAGACTAAAACAAAATGGATTTCTTTAGAAATTTTGTCAATCAAATGGTTACTTCAATGCCGATCGTGACAAAAGTAGCTTACGTCAATGTTCACATCAAAAATTACATGAAGGAACTGGAACGGGACGATACGTTTCGCCACAAATTTACCATGATCCTACAGATGTTCATCAATCGACAGATTACCGTCGAAGACATGTGTCAAATAATGGATGCCGTCGATGGCTTGAAATTGACCAAACGACAGATTGAATATTTAGTGAATCGAGTCTACTACAACGATCACATAATATTAATTCTGCAGAGTTATGTTCGCAATCAGCACTTGGATGACGACGAAATTGACGATGTGGCACAGTTTCTGGTACACGAAGTAAATAATGCAATCATATACGAAAAATAAATCTTTATTTATAATAACAAGTTAACAAATTTTATTACATTCCCCACATAAATTGTTAGGATCATAATTAAAAACGTAAACGGAAGCGACTTTAGCAACAACGGGTTTCTTAGACTTTGTTGCTTTTGGCGTCGGCGGTTGACGTTTTTTATATAAAGAAAACTGATATTGATAGTTGACAACGATCGCTTCATCATCACTGCCGTCGTCGTCGTCGTCGTCAGAATCGTTACCGTCGTTATCATCGTCATTATCATCAGATTTTTTTGGTTTTTTGGCAGCAGCAACTTTGACCGGTTTCAATTGAGGGAATTTAACATCATGCTGTTGATTTTGCATGTAATGTTGACAGATTTTATTAAAATAATACTCAAACTCGGGACGATCGCCGAATATCTGAATCAACTCATTCATAAAAGTGCACAAAATACCCATGTGCTTGAGCCAACTCATACGTTTAGTTTGATTGAACAGCTTGAGAGGAAAGGCCTTTTGAGTTACACTGCCGACGACATCGGTCAGTAGATAGGGAATTCTATCCCCATTGCCCGGTAAAAAATCAGTTCCGCAATTGGCCAAAATCTCTCGACAATGCTTGGCGATGGTGATGGGCCGTTTACGTTCTGGCGCGCCCGGAGCCAATTCTTTCTTTTTTTTGTTTGTAGTGTTTTCGTTGTAGCTCATGCTAAAACCATAGTCGCTATAGTTGTCGTTTTTTCCAAAGTCATCATAGTGAACGATCATGAGCTCGGTGAGCAGTTGTAAACCACAGGCAACGCTATGATTGCGCAGATACGTGTCGACCACCTGTCTAAAAGTCTTGCGCATAAACAGCGGCATATCTTTCTTGATGAGCCATCCTTTGTACTTGATTCGATTCTCGCTATTCAAGTAACAATATTTTTTTTTCTTCAATAAAATCAAACTGGTCATTATGTTTTCTAGAGCCATTTTATATCCTACCCAATCGGCATTCAGTTTATTGAGCACGTAATCGTTTATAATTTTACCGATTGTTTCGTACACATTTCCTTTGATTTCGTTCTCATCAAAAGCGACGTGTATAAAGGAAGAATCAGTGTCTCCATATATGACTTTGAACACAATCGACGACAGGCTAAAGTCGTTCAAAATACAAGGGTCGTCGCTCATGTTTTGAATCTTTTTAATGGCTTCCATCAGTTTCTCACGACCGATTTTAGTCACATAATTGGCTAAAGGTTTAAAGAAAATACCGAAATAGCCATAAATACTGTTGGCGATTCGCTTTACAGCATTTTGGGTTTTATCATATAGATTATATTGAAAGGTGCCCACATCAAACTTGTCTCGCTTCTTTTTGTACAAAATACGTAAGTCCAGCAGCTGCCTCAAAAGCTTGGGATTAATTGCATTTTGATTTTTCACTAGATACACGTAATTATCGTGTCCAATAAACGTGTTCGATAAGCAAATTCCTTCCTGAATCATAATAGTCAAGTAAAGAGAATTAAAGTCTAGAGTAGCGACCCAACGCTTCAGTCCTGGTTGAGGCGAAAGAACCTTGCCGCCTTTGTATATACATTTCTGTTTTTGGTGACACAGACGTACCGCATCTTCGGGGATGTCTTCAATTGGAGTTCTCTGTAGTAGAGTCAAATCGACCACTTGAGAGTCAATCATATCGTTTCGACTAGAATCACCTTCCGTCTGTTTCCAGGTGCGCTTGCGGCCTGATGTAACAGACAAATCGACTTTATTAAAGAAATACGCATCAGCTATTTCGCGTTTCAATCTGTCGTCATAGTGAGTATTGTTCAAGGCTCGATAAAAAAACACTACACTCACTTTGTGCGAGATGTTTCGAAGAACGTCATCGGTGCTCAGATATAGCAACATGCACAACGTATACATAAAGTCCATAATCTCCAGCTTGAGAAAAATGTCGATCGGCAACACGCTGTCTTGTACGTTGTACTCAATTAATTTCTTCATACAATTGCTATTGTACAAATTGAGCATCTCGGTAATGGGTAAATCAACCTTCTTTTGGTTCAAATAATGTTCGGCCACAGTGTTTAGTTGAAAATTTTCTACATTATTTTGCTCAGAATCCGTGCTCAAAAACTGGTACAAATCGACATGAGTATAATACGAAAAAAAGTGAGTATTCATACGATTACCAAATTTATCGCACAATTGTGACGTGTGAATGCTCATCGGTTCGAGATCGTAACGGACAATCTTGGTCCACGTTTCCGACGTAATTAGTCCTACGCTATAGCTACGACTGTACTGTTTACTCGACAAAATTTTAGCGCGATTAATGATGAAAGGCAAATCAAACTTGTCTCCGTTGTAATCGAGAAGACAGTCCATGTTGATGGCGGGCAGCAGTTTAAAAAAAGCTTTTATCATATTAATCTCGTTTTTGAAGCGAACACACATAATTTCCGCAGACGGGTGTTTGTCGACATTTTGCATATCGTTGTTGTCATTTTCAATGTAGTAGAGGCAAATTTTTGTATTTTTGTCGTCGCGCTTCACAACGATCGATATCGAAATAATGAAATTTTCCTCTGGCGTAGAAAATCTTTGTCCGTTCGAATGAGTTTCTATATCGTAACACGCAATGACCGGGACAATCTCGCGAGTTAACGAATCGGGCGACACGATTTCGAGTAGTTCGTCGATGTCATTGATGTTGTTGTTGTGAGAATATTGCAAACGATTTTTGATACACCGTAGCGTTTTCTTGAAGCGAACGTATTGCCCTTCTTTAAGCTTCGTTTGCATATGAACACGATTTATGTCGTTTAGAAACGAATCTAAACAATATTTGTCGTATTGTTCATTTTGCCTACATCGCTTGTACTTGATGACGTTTATGCGTTCGCTGCTGACTCCTCGCAGGCCCGGCATCACCATGGTCTTGTAGCTTTCGCAGCCGTTATAACACTTGGAAAAAGCGTGATTATTGAAGCATTTTCGGTACGAAAACAAATCGCACAAAAACTCCATGTAAAACTGATAAGGCTGATTGTTGTTGTGGCCGGTGAAGAAGACTATTAAACGGCTGTCCTTGTACATCATTCGTGTTATACGGTATACGTCCGAGGGTAAAATCTCGGCATTTCCCTGTAGCCACGTACTCCTGACGGCCCTTTCCAATTCTTCGTACTTTAAAAGACTCAGCATCATGAACAGATATCGACCAAAGTATAAAAACACTGAAGTCAACGCTGATACCGTGCAAAATTTGTTGCGAACTATAAACACAATGAGTCAGCGGTGTAAGACCCAATCCTCGACTGATGATGTGCTGCAAAGAGTGCGCTCTATTATACTGTTACATCGACCCGATCTGATATCGCGTGTCGATGATCTACAGATACCCGAACTCGTCACCGAAGCTCTGATACCGTCGTCTAATCAGATAACACATAATTTCAACTACAAATACGATTACAATAGTAACGTTCCGAATCCACCGATTCCGCCGCCTTTAAACCCGTTTACCGCGAATACGGCCGGAACGTCATATCAATTTGATCAAAAACCCCTGCAGCCGGTCCAGATGTTCACATTCAATCAAACACCGTCGACGACGATGGCACCGCCTTCGCAGTCAAACGCCTTTTATCCGCAGCAAACGCCGACGGAATCGACGCTGCCGACCCAAAATATTATATCGATCCCAGAGGAAGATTCGGTCGCGTTAAACGAATCGTACCAGCAGACTCTGCGATCGCCATCGATAGAATCATATAAACGACTCATTAACGTTTTGGTGGTAATCTCGAAAAAATACATTAGATCGGACGTGTTCATCATTAGCCTGAATCGTTTAGAATCGTTCGATTCATTGCTGAGTAGCGATTTGCAAGAACTTTTGCAGTGCATTCAACGCAACACCAACTGGTCTTCGATAGGACTAGTTTCTACGCCAGAATTGTGTCAACTGATATCAACAATCGTGACAGGTTATTGTCGTTTGGCCAGTACTGTTCTCAAGTCGACCAGTTTTAACCTGTCTAGCATAGTTAGCCTTGAGAGTCTACAACAACAAACCGTTGCGATTCAAAGTCAATTGTCCTCGGTAATGAGTGCGAGCGACTCCGTCGCTCTGAGCAATGATCAAATAATTAGATTGAATAATCAAATTGAAATGCTTCAATCGACTTTGGTCGAACGAGAATCCACTATAATGACTCTAAACACTAACACAAATATTATGACGCAGCGCAATCAAGCGCTCGAATCGAATTTGGCAATTATCCAGTCATCGTACAACAGTCTAGCCAGAGCCTTGGACGTTAATATAAACACGTCCGCTAACCTGGAAAATGCCGAAATCGTCGAGGCGACAAATCGGATTATTCAAAACAAAATTATAGAGGATAGGGGCCTAATAAAATCATTCGAGAGTGAAAAGCAAACATACGGTCAATCTGTAAATAGATTAGAGAGGGAATTGAACGACTCTCGCGAGTACGCAAATAAATTAATGTTGGAATTGAACATTGCTCGTGACGATATTCGCCAATTAAAAGAAGAATTGAACCGTAATGCTGCGACGCAACGGGACGAATCTACCAGTAAAGATCGTCAACAACAAGAATTATTCGTATCGGAATTATTTGATTTGCGCGAAGAAAATAAAAGTAATCAAAATCGAATCGCTTCGATGAGTATCGAATTAATGAGAATTGCCGACGAAAATAAAGTTTTAAAAGACAAATTGGCGATTAGAGAGAAGCCAATTGCTCGCGCAAAACCCTATAATAGACCGTCTCAGTCAGAGACGACATCGGCGGCTATAGAAAATCGAACACGAGCTCTACAGAAAACAATCAAAGATCTTGAAACCACTAACCAGCAATTGCGCAATCAAAACTCTAGCCTATCGTCACAAGTAAAAAAATCTAAACAATCGACTTTGGCACAGGCCGATTGTAATAGAATAAAGTCCGAGGTAGATAACGTGCGTCAAAAGGTCGAAGAATTAATTAGAAACCAAGCCACATTAAACTTGCAAGACATCAATGCGCTCAATCAAAAAACTGCAGACTATTACAATACCAAACTGTCTGAATTGACCAGTGAAAATCAAAGCATACGTGACATTCTGGACGTTGAAATAGACAAACAAGTCGATATGCTCAACGAACGTATAGAACAGTCTAAATCAAACATTTTAGATAAAATTGAAAGGCTATCTGAAAAATTTAATCCTGTTCTTGTTCGTGCTCAATCATCTGAAAAATATGTCCAGAATCTGCTTGCCGAATATGAAACTTTATCTAGAAACGTGGCCAATCAGCAGTTGTCAGAATAATACAAAAAAAATTTATGTATTTAATATTTTTATTAAAGTCCCACATCCCAAAATACAATTAAATCTAACAACATACAGTAAATTTATACAAAAGAATATGAACATTTTAAATAGAATAGTATTGTTGATGTTCGTGCTCGTAAGCAGTCACTCCTATTATATTGTAGTTTTTAGAAAAAGAGTCGACGACTATGAAAAAGTCCACTTCAATAATGTCGTCGTTGATCATGTCGTTTAGTTGATTCAGATCCATTTTAATTTTAGCCAGTTTTTGTAACCGATCTTCATTATTGCTGTTGATGTTTCTATTATTGCCGTAGAAATATGTTCCTTTTAACGGGTCACTGTTCGCCTGTTTAAACATGTTGAAAGAAATACTCAATCGATCGTTACCATATTGTTCAGCATGAACACTAGTAATTTTGCTGGCGATCACGCGTTTGTTTTGGCGACTAACACTCACAATGCTACTGCTGTCCTCCTTCAATACAGCTGCATCTTTAGCAATTTCGATTTGAGTAATATCCATAATGATAAAAGACTTGTAATTATTGTTGCTTTGATGGCATTTGATGCGCATCAAATTTAACATTTTATTTTGAGAATTTACAAAAAATTCTAGCAAATCACACTCGTTCGTAATGCTTTGTTTGAAGGCAGCACTAATTTTTTGTAATGTTGCACTGCATTCGATCTGACATAGTTTTCCTTCGTTGCGAGAATTAAAATCGTTGGTGAACATCACTACGAACACCATTTTGTACAAATCATTTTCCATTAACTTGAAGGCAAATTGAAATTTAGCTAATACCGAAATAATTTCATTGTCGTCAAAATCTTTCTGACAAACATTTCGTTTAATGTTGATTTTTTTGTCAGGCTCCGAAGATTCTTTGAAATCGGTAATAAGATAGCGTTTTTTTTCGTACGTGATAACCAAATTGTACTTCTTGTTCAACTTCATGGAATAAAATTGACTAGCGTCCCCATAATACTCCTTGCTGACGTTATCAATGAGTAGTTTGAATAAGTAAAATGCTTCATTATTGATAGATAGAGTATTTTTGGCAACCAGCTCGCCTACGACTCTATTCTGTCGCAGAGGGCCTATCGAACCCACACTGCCGGACGAAATCGACATAGCATCATCATTAATTCTGCTTCTGTTGGGCTTCTTCTGCGGTTGATCGACATCAATTTTTTGGCGCTTGCTGCCGACAATTTCCTCTTCATTATCATCGACAGAATCGTTTTGTTTTAGATTGCGTTTACGTTTTTTCATTCCTTTTTTTTGCTGTTTTTGCAATTGAAGCTGTTGTTGAACATCGCAGTCGTCGTTGTCGTCGTCATCGTTGTTTTCGATTCCGTCTTGACCACAATCAAGATTTTCTTCGACCTCTGTAGTGTTATTGTACACATCTTCGTCATCTTGGTCCGAGTGAGAAGGAGCGGCCACAGATAGGTTTTTGATAGACATGGCCAACAATTCGATACGCTGGCGAATGCTGAATTCGGCTAGAGTCGAAGTGTCTCCCGAGAGTAGAGAACACGCTTGGAAAGATTTAGTTATCGACACGTTATTAGCCAGCCCGAAAGACGACTCGTACAGGACTATGATCAATAAAGCCAATTTCGAAAATTTTGACTACAATAGACCTTTAATTTATGATATCAAAACTAATACGGTCTTGATAAACAGTGAGTTTTTGAACAGAGCACTTAATCGACCGAGCGGTTCGCTAGATCCTTTGAATGTGATGTCAGCTCATGTATTTCTCGCTTTTATATGCTCACTACTTTTAATCGTGTTGACGGCTCTGATATTCGATCAAAACGACAACGGCGGCTGGTTGATAAAGTTGAACGACGGATAGATAACGTGTCGATGCGGATCTCGACGGTCTTGTTAAGGTCGGCGGCCCAATGGATTATTATTCGAATATCATGAATTCTCGACTCGCACCGCCGTCGTTTTACCACGAATACAACAATCGAATCGAAAGTTTCGCCGGCAGTACGCTCACCAGAGAATACAAACAGAATTTAGCAAAGTTTGGTATATACTACGAAGGCGGCAATGGCGTTTATAAATGTGCTTTCTGTCCTCTAGTATTGGTTAGATTGGACATGAGAACACTAAAATATCACACGTTTTCGACGTGTTCAATGGCGACGACTATACTGGCCACAAACGAAACTCTCAGAAAAGAATCGTTTCGCAAGTTCAAGGCCGGTCGACGCATCTTCAAAGAAAACGGCAACTTTTTGGCTGTAAACGGATTCTATTATTACGGAAAAAGTATCGAAATTCGATGTGCCGGTTGTCGTCTCACAATTGTCAAATTGAATCGAACCGATCGTGTCGAGGATATTCATCGAAAATATTCACCAGAATGCCAATTCAATAACAAACCATCGGCTCCGCCCGCCAGCGACAGCGACACTGAAATTGATGCCCTACACGTCAATATTGAGGAAAACGACTGCGACGATTCGGATCGTGTTACTCCAAAAATTTATCCTGTATTGGATTTGGTTAAAAATAATAATGTCAGCGTCGACGACAAAAACGATAATAATGATGATGTCAACTCTTTTTTCGGATCGAACCGTGTCGCCGACAGTAATAAATATACGCAATCGGTCTCGACGGCTGTCGGAGAGGACGATCGTTTTTGTAAAATATGCTTTGAGAACGAGAGAAATACGTGCTTTTTGCCTTGTAAACACGTCAGTACATGTGCCGATTGTGCTCGCAAATGTAAAGTTTGTTGTATATGTAGAATGAAGATAAAAGAGCGATTAGAAGTTTATTTACAGTAATTTATTGTTTATCTGAACTATATAACCKAGACACGATTGTTTCSAAGATCACTTRAAACAAAATGTCCATACAAACGGGCGAAACGGTCGAATCGAATGTGGTGACCCAATTTAATTCGGTCGCTTTTTTAGTCAACCATGAGACACGTCGTGTCACCATCATGTCATATAAAAATGAACCGGTCAAGTTTCACGTGTTCAATCAACACGACACCGATCCCGATCTCCTGAAGCTTCCATATCACTATCCGGGACTAGCGAGCAGCATCGAACTGCCCAAAATCACTCACATGAGAAAAGTTCGAATCATGGTGTTTGATCAGCGACATCGGATGCTACTAGCCGAAGAGTTTCTCCTCGAAAAACTGTATTTTGTGCATCATCACTACGCCAAATATTACGTGTACGGTTTGGTGCCCGTGGTCGCGAAAAACTTTAAACATAATCTCTATAGTGGTGCGCCTGTTTTTGATGAAACGGGTAAAGTTTTGTTGTCGGTCATCAGCGACTGTTATTTTTCATCGACAACAGAAGAAAATTGTGTTATACCCCTGAGCGGAGAACTGAGCGGTTCCCGAGGAGTGTTATGTCTCGACGGCCATGTATGGCTCAACGAAACCGGCGACGATTTTACTTTTGACAAGACAAACGTGCCCAATAGAATCGATTTATACGTTTCGCATAATAAAAAATTTGTTTATTTAAACATATTTTATAATAACAATATTATAAATTTTATTAGAGTTAAAGCCAAGTTTGTTGGAAATGTATTGATTCGTTGAACATCATTTGTGTTTTGGATGTGTATTGACATTTTATTATAATTATTTTTATAGTGAAATGTGTACTGATATTTTTAAAATTAAACTAAAATATGTACTGATTAGTTAGGTGTCGACTACATGAACTGAATTGTCCATTATGTGTACGTATCTATAAAATAAATCAGATGGTTGTGACAAAATTATTTTATTCGCGCCGATGCCGCCAATTCGTTGATCATACCGCACGAGTTTACGTTTCTTTTTACTCTGACAAATCCGTTTTCTCCGTAGTCTGTTCCCCACGAATTTTTCAACACCCAGAACGGAATGCCATTTTCTGTGCCGTAACCGACAAGAAGCACGGCATGATTGAGTCCATAGTTTTTACAAGAAGTGATTATTCCTCCGTAATAATCGGTAAGATCGACGGCATCGACCGCTACTGCTATTGGTCCCATTTCATGGAGCACATCCTTCAACTTATCCTCACTGTATAATATGTACCTGTAACAATTGTCGACGGACACTTGGAATTTGTCGTTTTCGATTCGACACGGGCCTTGTACCGATCTATAGGGATAATCTTCCTCGTATTCCACACCGCCCATACTCATAATTTCTTCGTATGCTGTGTGCAGCAGTCCACCGGCGCAGCCCATGTCTATAGTGTCACAGTCGACCAACTGCTGTTCGGAAAGGTCGATATGTTCGTTATACTTGATAGCATATTGACTCTCTAATCCGGCTATTGTAGAAAAGGCCCAACACGATCCGCAAAACCCTTGGTCTTTGACCGAGGTGATTTTATTGAATTGTCTCCAGTCGAAGGTTTCTTGAGTGTATTTCGAGGGACCATCAACTATGAGGGGATCACAAAAGTTTTTTAAATTGGGCGATTTTACACCGAGACCGGTAAATTTGGCGATGACTTCATTTTTGGTTAAATCGGCAAATTTGTTAATGTTATAGACCGCAGAATCGTTTTGTTGATTCTTTAAATTAATGATTTCGAGATTGGTTTTAAAGATTTTATACCGATAATCACGTTCGTTGTCGTCGGCATATACTTTCTTGTATTTGGTCTGAAACGTTTCAAAGTATTGTGGAGCTCGTTCTAAATTATATTGCAATTTAAAATGTGGCGCTGCTGCGACATAGTCGATAACGGCGTTGACGCCATTGTCCAAGCCGCCGGATGCGACGACGAAAACAAAAAATAGTATAATTTTTTTCATAATTATTCGCTACTCATACAATAAACGATAATTTCTTATTTTGACAAGACAGTCTCGATGCATTCGGTTGTGTTGCATTTCTAGGAAAATCTATATTCATAAGACAAAATTAAAATGCATTTTGTATTCATTGGAATCGCATGCTATATATTCGCCATCGGCGGCGGAGATGCTGCGGCTCCTGGAATTCCTGTGATCGATTGGGCCGACAGAAACTATGCTTTGGTTCAAGTCAGTCACGAAGCCACATCATATGAAAATCTAGTTAAAAAAGTCGATCGAGTACAAGTTTCAGTGTCGTGGAACGTTTGGAGCGGTGAACAGGGCGATATCGCTTACGTGCTCTTTGACAAAAACCAAGTATGGAGCGGTGACGCATCCAATAAACACGCTATCGTATCGGTCAATAAAGGCGGTCGATATATAATGACCGTAAAGCTATGCAACTCGGACGGATGCACTTCGAGTCAAGCGGTCGAAGTTGTAATCGCAGATACGGACGGTTCTCATCTTGCTCCGCTCTATTACGAATATCAGGAATTAAATCAACCTTTCGAAACGCGAGTCGTGGATAAAATCGTTGCCGCATATTTTGTCGAGTGGGGTGTTTATCATAGAAACTTTCCTGTCACTCGAGTTCCCACTCCTAATCTGTCACACATTCTCTACGGATTCATACCGATATGCGGCGGCGACGGCATTAACGACAGTCTCAAGACGATAACCGGTAGTTTTGAAGCGCTTCAGCGATCGTGTTCGGGTCGAGACGACTTCAAAGTGTCGATTCATGACCCGTGGGCTGCGGTCCAAAAGCCCCAAAAACAAGTGACCGCATGGAACGAACCATACAAAGGCAACTTTGGACAATTGATGGCAGCTAAACTGGCGAATCCCCATGTTAAAGTGCTGCCTTCGATCGGTGGCTGGACTTTATCCGATCCGTTCTTTTACTTTCACGATGCGGTCAAACGCAAAATTTTTGTCGATTCTGTCGTCGAGTTTTTACAGACCTGGAAATTTTTCGATGGTGTCGACATCGACTGGGAGTTTCCCGGCGGAAAGGGGGCCAATTCCAACGTCGGCGATGCCGAACGCGATCGCAACACGTACACGATTCTGTTACGAGATTTACGCGAAGCGCTAGACCGACTAAGCCTCGAAACGAATCGAACATACGAGCTAACCAGCGCCATTAGCGCCGGCGATGACAAAATCACGGTCGTCGACTACACAGCCGCTCAAAAATATTTAGATTATATTTTTTTGATGACATACGATTTTAAAGGCGCTTGGTCGAATAGCGATCTGGGCTATCAGACGACTTTGTACGCGCCTGCGTTTAATCCTAAAGAACACTATACGACCGATTTTGCGGTTCGTGCTCTGCTTAAACAAAAAGTCGAGAATAAAAAGATTGTAGTCGGCGTAGCTATGTACGGTCGCGGGTGGACCGGCGTCGGTGATTTCGTCGACAAAAACAATCCATTTTCCGGCACGGCCAAGGGACCTGTCAAAGGTACCTGGGAAGACGGAGTCGTTGATTTTAGAGAAATTTTCAACTCTTTTGTGACTAACAAACCGATGGATCGTTACGATGCTATAGCAAAAGCGTCATACGTTTTTAATAATTCGACAGGTGATCTCATCACTTACGACAGTCCCCAGTCGGTTCTGGATAAAGCAAAGTATGTGTTAGACTACAACTTGGGTGGGTTGTTTGCGTGGGAAATCGATGCAGATAACGGATTACTTTTAAACGCAATGAATAGTGGTCTTGGTGGTTTAACTATATTTGCTGGTAAAAGCGAATTTTTTAAAGTGAATAATCATCAAAATTGCGACGACAACAAATAATTTTGCGAATATTTCTTTTTGTTGAGCTCAAACAAAACTGTCAGTCACAGTCAGAACTCGACAAAAAGATGTCGTCCCAGATAAGTTTATCGAATCTGCAAATATCACCTCATTTGCCGGAAATTCATTATTTGGCTTTGGAAAAATTATTGGGCCATAAACGACAACCTAGGGAAGAATTGCTCGATTCACCAGAACAATTTACCTATGTACCATATATTTTGGCTAAAAACAAAAGAACTATGATTATTCAAGATGGTGATTTATTGAAGCATGTAAAATTATTCATCTGCAAGTACATTTCGTTATACAGTGGTGTACATGTGGTCTTTAACTCTAAAAAACATGCGGCCAGCATTAAAATGGCGGGCGAACGAAAGCTATCAGACATGTGCATGTTTGTGATTATGCGCACATTAACAAAAAACCTAAAAATCAAGTTTGATTCGTTACATAGTGCTCAAAAATTTCGAGACAAATTGTTTTCGTTAAACCTACCAACGTCTCTGAGTGTAGGAATGTTTTTTTATTTTTTGCCTAATTACAGTGTAATTTTAGAAGAGACGAGACAAGTTACTAGATTAAAAGTTTGTCCAAATAATTGCACATGCAATTTTGTCGACGCTAACATCGAAGGCAATCTATATGAAGACTTTTTCTGTTGGACCTGTGGCTCAGATTTATTTGAAAATTATGTGCCGTTTGTATTAAACGTTGAAAATATTGTAAAGTAATAAATAAACCAATATAATTTAAACCAATTTTTATTTACATATCTTCATTGGGTACATAACTAGCGATATACAACTCGATGTATCCGTCGTCTTTGTTTTCGTTGTCAAGGTAATACTTCAATTTTAACAATTGTTTCTCAATAATAGATATCTCGACAAGAGAATTGAGTGGATTTTTAGTATAATTGTAGAGATATTTTACATTAATCCCGATCGCGTCGGTCGGTTCAGTAGCATTTTCGATGATACAATTCTCTTCGGATTCGCCTTCTTTTATAGCATAATTGACATTAACTTCGTCGCCTCTGCTAGTAAAATTTATTTTATCGATATCGATTTTGATGCCGACATTAAGATTGCCGAGTAAATCGAGGTGACGACACAAACGTCTCAATTCTGCACTACGCATCACGGCTCTGGCGGTCACTTCCAAATCATCGGACATGCCATAGTCTTGGCTATCAAAATTGAACAACTTGTACTCATATAATCTCAATGAATTGCTCGTTTTAATCTTGAAGTTGAGATGATCCTTTTTTTCGCCTGCCCATATAGTCAGCATGCTCGTATCCGCGCATGTCTTCAAAATCTTGCAAAATCCACTCATCTTCACGGATAAAGACAGGTTTTTGGTGTAGGTAAAACTTTTGAAAGCTTCCTTCATCATTGTAAACTTGATAAAAGAAATCCTGCTCGTGTCCGAGCACTGCATCGATATCCCTTTGCTGGTAATTTCGAGAGTGGTGTAATCGACCACGGACTCTATCACCTCCATTGCCTTTTTAAAAGCAATCACATTCTTGAATTTAGCTTCGAACATTTTGATTGTGTAATTGACACGTGTCGACTAAAGATTGCAACAAAAACTATTGCCTTTATACTTGATAATAATCGCGACACAGAAATCTAATCGCGACAGATTATTAAGCGTTCGATATGATTCGTTCGATACTCGTGGTATATACTGTTATCAATTGTGTTCGATCTCACGGATATTTGTCGTATCCGGCGGCGAGACAATACAAATGTTTTAGAGATAATAATTTTTGGTGGCCCGAGGACGGAGAGGCAATTCCCGATCCCGCATGCAAACATGCATATCAAACAGTCTACGCCAAATACCGATCGGAGGGAGAGTCGGCCGGTGTTGCCGCAAATGCCGCACAGTACATGTTTCAGCAGTATTACGAGTATGCAGCGGTAGCCGGCGCCAACTATGAAGATTTCGATCACATCAAACAAAACGTGGTGTCGCGCAATTTATGCGCAGCCGGTGCCGATTACCGTTCCGATCAATTCGGCGACAAATCAGGCATCGACGAGCCTCATCCAGGATGGCGCGCCGACACATTTTATGTCGATTCGAAACAAAAGTATAGTCGAGGAATCGATACGGTTCTGCATTTCTGTCCGACCGCAGTTCATCAGCCCAGCTACTTTGAAGTGTTTATTTCTAAACGTGAGTACGATTATTCTCACGAACTGACTTGGAACGACCTTGAGTTTATCGGTGGTAACAACTCGCAATTGATTGATAACGACGGGTCCGATCCGTTGTGTGCGCACGAATCCATATACGTTATCAATGTCGCCATACCGTTTAGGATTAGAAAATTCGTATTATACGTTCGTTGGCAACGCAACGATATCGCAGGCGAAGGATTTTACAACTGTGCCGATGTGGTCTTCGACGACTACCTACTCACACACAGACGAGTCAGTAAACGAAGAAAGGCCGCCCATCGGGACTTATAATTATTATTGACTCAATAAAAATCTATACAATGTTTATCTATTGATAACAAGTTTATCTGCAAAACCAAGGTATATATTATGCGTGGCGCACTATTGTTCAAACAGTTATTAACAATCATGTCGCTAATAGTCAACTACAATGAGACGATGGCCATCAACGCCAAGCAGACGTTGGCCAATAATTTTGACGAGTGCCGTAAGGCTAACGTCGGTAGACTTTGTGATCCAAAGCGCATTTTGAAATTGAGTCAAGTTAACGAGCCCGACCAAAGCGTCGCCAATAAAGGAGGAGTCGTATACTGGATGTGGAGGGATTGTCGCGTGCAAGACAATTGGGCCTTGATTTATGCTCAATATTTGGCGTTTAAAACCAAAAGTCCACTGTATATAGTGTATTGCCTGCCGAAAACTTATTTGAATGCGACTCGACGACAGTATCAGTTTTTGATCGAGGGCTTGATCGGTCTGAGTGAAGAATGTGTCGAACTCGATATCACTTTTGTGATACTCGACGACAGGGCCGATGTCGTGCTGATCGATTGGGTGCTCAAACACGATATTTGTGCTGTGATTACCGACTATAATCCTCTACAACTTCAAATGAATGTTGTCGTCACCGTTTTACAAAATTTGCCGGCCGAAATATATTTTGCCCAAGTCGATGCACACAATGTTGTGCCTGGTTGGACATTGTCCGATACTGGAAAATTCGACTATGATCAATTTAAAGTCAAAATTAATGAACAGCTCGAAAATTATTTGACTCGATTTTCTCTTGTAATACGACATCCATACAAATCGGTCGTAGCTATAGAATCTTCGACCAACACGGCCATCGACTGGAACCAGTTGCTGTCGTCACGGAGCATCGATCATTCTGTAAAACGGATTAATTGGACCGAAGCAGGCTACGATGCGGCAATACTAAGATTGGCCTCGTTCATCCAGTGCAGTCTATATAATTATAAAAATTGTATACAGGATTTAACCTCTACAAATCAGAGTGATTTGTCGCCATTTCTTCATTTCGGATTTATATCAGCACAACGTGTGATTTATCATTTACGATTCTGCATTACCAAACAGAGCGTACTCCAAAAAACAATATCTAAAGTAAAACTCGAAAAAAATATCAATAGATTCATTGAAAACTGTTTATATCGAAGAGAATTTGCAGACAATTTTTGTTACTATAATTCTAATTATAATAGTTTTATTGCGCCTTCGACTCAAAGCAAATTGTATATAAAGCGACACATTAGATTTTTTACATACGGCCTAAAGGAATTGGAAAATTCTCAAACTCACGACGCTCTGTGGAATAGAGCTCAAGAAGACTTGCGAGAAAACGGCAAAATACATCCGTTCATACGCGTATACTGGGCCAAAAAAATATTGGAATGGACACCGACGCCCGAAGAGGCACTGAACCGTGCGATCTACCTCAACCAGCGATACGCTGTCGACGGTTGCGATCCCAGCGGTTATGTAGGATGTTTATACGCCATGAACGGTCTATTGAACGCCGGCCAATCGAATGTGTTTGTCTTTGGCGAAATTAATAATATCAAGTCTAGATGGCTGATCAATACGTGCAAATACAAGGATTTTTCTTATACGTACAATTCATTTAGGTTCAAATATATCTTTATATAGATTTGTCATTATTATTATTATTGTATTGTTAAATTTTGTTTTGAAAATAATAAAATAGTTTGATATAATTTTTTTATTTTTATTTTATTGATTAGCTGTCTGTGTACATTACATGTTTGATTCGACGCAAACGACCTCGAGATTTTCGTTGCCGAAGCTAGTCATGATTTTGATGTAGTCATTTTAAAAAATTATATAATGGTAAGGCAAATTGACACAACGTATCTCTATCGATGTCAAAAGATTACTAAATTTAAAAAAAATAAAATCAAAACATATATTAAATCATTCAATTTAATTTATTTCGACACAATATTGTTACAAAAAGCACTCAAGTTGCGTAGATGTTTACTATTTAATCAAAAACTCAGGTTGAATCATCTGTTTATCATATTTGCCGTGGAACATCTCTTCTAGGTGACGACAATTGACAGCGAACACGATGAGGAAAATCATATGCTGACAACACACAAACTTACATGACAATCAAATCAAAAATAATGGAATCGACATCAAATAACATGATAATGTACTAAATAAAATGGAAGTTTTCTATAAAATTATTTATTCTTTTTCATTAACAGCTAAAATTATATCGGTAATTTGTTTGGGCGATGTGTTGTTATTGATCTGGATAATGTGACACTGCTGACGGATTGACGACAAATAAATATACACTCGATTTATATATTTTCACTGGTGTTATCATTATTGCCCGATAACGGATTGTTTTCGTCCGATAAAAGATCGTCTTCGTTCGATAACGGATCGTCTTCGCCCGATAAAAGATCGTCTTCGCTCGGCATGATTTCGTTTGATTGTAAAAAGTTTAGAATTTGTCTACAAACAATGATCTGCTGATAATCTTCATTTCTGATGTTTTTGTCGTGTAAAGTGGTCGATTTTAACGGTACACGATTTTCATTGTAATAGGTATGTAAATGGTTTACGTTAGTGGAAGGATGCGATTGAGACATTTTTATCGAATACGCTTCGAAGCTATCGCGTTATGGAATATGTACTCGTTCCATTCACGTATAGATAAAGAAACGTACTGATTCCACAGATAAAAATGTAAACATTTTTGTTGTTAGACAATGTCGACGGTCCTCCGAACGTAACGATAAGATTATCATCATGTACATGCTGGGCGAATCTAAACTTTATATTCCCAGAATTAATAATTATGTTACAGTTATAGAAAATAAGCATTTTCTTGAAGCTAAATAAAATATTACAATATGCGTATAAAATCAGTTATTCTTGCCGTAGTGCTGTTGGGCTATCAATATGCGATGGCTTGCACAGAAACAGGTCGTAATTGTAAATATAGTTATGAATGTTGTAGCGGAGCCTGTTCCGCAGTATTTGGATTTTGCTTACACCGATAGAATACGATCAGACCAACAAATTTACACCTCTGTGTTATCGGTATATCGTGATAAAAAACTTCAATACTATTAATATCATGCACTCTGGCACGTACACTAAATTTTGTGCCTTCACTATTGACGACATCGATGTGCATGTCTCTGAACGGTTTCATCGCGCCAACGGCTTCAACTTTCGAGCAACGGTTATCGATAAATAAACATATTCTATTCTATACTCTGACTTTTATTCATTCGATCGTTATGATTGTGAAAAAAAAATAAAAATTATCTAAAAATTTAAAACGCTTTTAATTTATACTACTGCCACCGCTACTCTCACCGATTTCATCCGATTGTTCGCGAATTATTTCCTCATCATCGTTTCCCTCGTCTTCGTTGTCGTCGTCTTCGTCATCATCTCCGTCGTTATCGTCATCGCTTTCATTGATCCCGACGTCGAATTTGTTCAGATAGTGCTGTGTACTTTTCCACGATTCGTGGTTCATTAATTTTGCGACTTTCTGCAGCGGCACGCCATTATTGTATTGATTACTGCACAAGTAGTGTCTAATCATGTTTGATCTGGGTCTATCCATTTCAACACCGGCTTCTTCGAGAAGTCGTTTGAAATCTTTGAATGGGGTCGAAGTGTTTTTAGAAATTTGCAATATAGTCGGATGCTTAACGTATATTTCGCGAGCCAACTCGAGTGGCTTATTTTTGATGTTATTCAAAGCGTTTATGCGGTTACGTTTTCGTTTCAAATTAATATTACTTCGAATGTTACCTTTTTTTATTAGAGTATTTAGGTTTTCTATGGTCAATTGACGAGCTTCGTTGATGCGCATACCCGTGCCGAGCATTATACAAAAAACAATAGCGCCCCTCAACAAGCCCCGATCGTGCACATACTCTCCGTTCAGATATTTAATTTTTTTCTCTATACAAGTTATCACACTGTCGATAATTTTTTTCAAGACTATATTTTTCTCTTTATCTCTGATATTTTTGAGCTCTTTGTCGCGTGGCAACATGACCATTTTTGGAATTTTATACTCGGGCAAGCTCATAGCGTTCGAATAAAAGTTTATTGTCAGCTGAAGAGTTTCTTTGGTGACCGATCTCAATTCGAGCATGCGACGACACAGCTCTTCGGGATCAACGATTGCTTGTTGATTTTCGATCGAATCGAACTCTCTTTTTAACGTGTAATTGTTGATATCGTCAAGATTACGATCGTCGATGAGACAATAAATGAGTTTTATTAGACGGGATTTATAACTCTTTAATGTGGTCGGAGCAAAGGGTTTATTGAACATGTACTGAGACCACATGCTGTTGCTCTTCACCTGATCCGGCGAACATCGCTGGCGTTCGGTGGCAACCTCGAATATCTCCTCAAACCTCTCGTGATTCTGAATTTTACATTTCCAACTATTGAACGAGTACTCATTTCTAAGATTTGTGGTAGCATCTACGTCATTCATGCTAGAATAAAATAGGGCGGTTTGACTATACGTTTTTCTCGTTCTCTTATTATTACAAAGTAATATATGGCATACAATATGACTAAAACACAGAAAATAGAAAGCAATGCCATCAGAACGACATTTAAAATTCCCCCTTGTGTGGCATTCGCGTACGCAATATAATTGGTATTACCGAAATCATTCGCTAGCAACGATGGCGACGTTTGACTTTTATTAATGATGTTATCATTGTCGTCGCTGTCGTCGTTGGCCTTTTGTTTGGGTTTTCTGTATCCATTTTCGTCAATATCGTTGACGGCCAACTTCAAAGGTATATACTCCACTTTTTTTTGATTGAGAGACATGCGCTCGTAAGGCACCTCTAGACTCATAATGATCGTATCGCGTTCAATTATTTCAGTTGTTCAAATTTTGTTTATAACTTAACTGTTGAAAAATGAATCTACGCAACGCTTCGTTCTGGAAGGCCAATTCAGTGAGACTCTGCTGACAAGGAGTTTTATACGATTCCGTGTTTTTTGTCGTAGTCAATGCAGCCGCACTTTCGAATAGACTCGCGTTGATGCCCTTCTCCGTACTCAGATTGGCGATGAATTTAAAAATGTCCGTCGATGCGGACAACGGAGCCAATTGACTTATGTTTCGTTTCAAGCTCAGCACTCGAGATCGATTACGTTCGTTTAGAGTGTATAGATAATAATCGCTGCCGTTTCCACCGAACAAATCGTCGATGACATTATTAATTATCGTGTTGATCATCAACAATCGCGGGTACCGTTGTTTATCGTTCATGCCGTATTCGATGGCGTTTTGAATATTTTGCGGGATTGTCGCTCTCTGAAGTAACAGAGTCATGTAATCGTTTGCAATTTTTTGGTCAAACGGCAGCGGAATGGGGGTGTTTGTCGCTATCGCCTCGGCTATTTGATATTCGAGAGCGAATCCCAATTGACGGGCGGCTTCTTCGACGCTGCTCGAGTGCAGAGCTGCGGCATTATTGTTATAAAATTTATGAGCATACGCCGGCAAAACGTTATACACGAAAGACGACCTAAAAATGTCGCTGGTGATCTCGCTCGATCCCAACTCTTGTTGTAGACGTGCATAATGTTTGATGAGATTTTCATCATTATCGAAGCGTTTGGTCACGTTAACGTCGACAGGTTGCGTTTCGATACACACATTGCGTATAGTACTGACCAAATCGAGCATTTGAGGCGAAAGATGCGACATGTCGTTGGTGCTGTAATAACGAATAATTTTACCCATATAATCGACACATTTATTTAACCACATATCATTGACCGAAGACGTCGAACTTTTGGTCGGCACGGACGACGATGTCGTCCTCTGCTGTTGCTGGTTCATAGTAATAAAGGTTACGATCGTGACGATAATAAACGCTTGATTTGCGTTTATGTGGACACACAATGATTTTCGGATCACTTATCATATAATTATTGTTGATATACAAGATCGCTATAATAAAAATGACCAAAAAAATAAAATACCACGAAAACGTAAACATATTGGCCACAATTACAACCAATGCCAAAGAAACGAACACAGTTTGCATGCTCTTTCGTTTACAGAGGATACTTTCGCAATTCTTGAAAGCCACATTAAAATTGTTTTCGCCATCGATAAACGAACGTAACTCGTCTTTACAGCAGTCGTCGCAAAGCACCAGAGCCATTATCATAGATCCGTCAGAGTGTACAATCTGAAAGGTTTTCGGTTGACTGCCAGGGTGCAATTCAAACGAATATCCGTTCGATATATCAATGTGGGCGTAGTAATGCGCTAACATGGTGCCGTATGTCTTTTTTACTCTAGTTTTACACACTTTTATAATGTTTACGTTCTCGCTATCCGTTAGTCCGTCGAACAAGTAATGAATCAAGAGCTCCGGATCATATTTAATGCGATTCAAGGTTGTTGTCAAGTTTTTGTCGTTTATTTGATAGTTCTCCGCTGCTGTCGTAATCGCTGTCGGAATAATCCATTGCATCCGATCCGAATCCATTGCTGTTGAATTTGTTGTTGTTGTTTCCGTCGCTACTTTTGTGTGTTCCGACTCGATTGTTGCTGCCTTTTTCTTCAATTTCGCTGTCGTTATCGTCGTCCTCGTCGTCTTCGTCGTCGTTTTCCTCGTGTTGAGATCTTTTTCCAAAAGTTTTTAGGAATAGTTGACTATTTGTAGATTTTTTCAGTGCCAGGTCGGTGTCGTTACCGTTGACAACGGCGGTATCGACGATATTATTGTTAATGCCTTCGACAAAGTTGTTTTTCAAATTTATCTCGTTTTTAGGAACAGCTTCTGTCATCTTATCAGTATAGACTATTTGAAAAATAGAGGTACCTTTCTTTAGGACCGTGGGTTTAATGTTGAAGAGGATAACGTTCAGATTGTTGCAAACGTTGAAATTATAAACTACCACATAATCTCCTCCGACTATGGTCGAGGAACGACACTGATTTTGAGCCAATTTCGCCAGCAATTGAGTGTCGAGAATGTTTAAATTATATGCTCCAACCGCCAGTTTTTTTAAGTGATATTCATCCTGAACAATAAACGAAAGAATATTTTTATCATTTTCTTTATCTAGTGTCACATAGACGGCAATGTCGACTGTGCCGCTGTTGTTGGTGGCCATATTTTTACTTGTAATATTTTCTATAATATACTTATCAATATACAATGAATTCGACGAACAAGAATTCAATAATCGTCTCAAAGTCATGACCGAATACATAAAAAGAACAAATGCTGAACATCCATTGCCCGCTTCGTTGAGTTACGTTTCTGGCGTGGATCAACATTTTTATACGGTCACCACATTTTCAACTCAGAATTTAATCGTAGAACACAAAAGCGTTCACGATGATCGACATGAATATTTTAATTTTTTGACCCAAAAATATGAAAATGTCAACCACGATAACGATTACGATTTAATAGTCGATTCTGTTGCCGTCGTCTCCGACAACAATAGAGTCAAATCACATTCGAACGATCCGACAAAATATTTGTTGCGAGGTGACGACGGTTGGATTGAAATGAATTGCCCCATCGATGAGCATTTTGACGTCAACGTTTTTCGTTGTGTTCCAATACCAGTGTGTCAAGATAAAGAGGTCGGGGCGCATGGCATGACAGAAAAACTGCTAGATAAACTCGTACTCAACCATCGTACACCGAGAATCGTCGCCGACAATGGCAGCGAAACCGAAGACATCCATCCAACTATGTATCTTAGATGTGTAGAAGGCGGTTCGGCCGTCGTCGAGGAATGTCCTAATGGATATCTTTTCGACGCCACGCAAAGTCGATGTGTGATGCAAAACGATTGTGAGGGCCGTCCAGATGGCTATGTTCTATCACAATTCCCCGAATCTCTGAACATCAATGAATATATGGTTTGTCGCAATGGTGATACAACGATTCAATCGTGTCCGTTCGGACAGATCTTTGACCGAAGACTCATGTCGTGTGTAGAAGCGCATCCGTGTCAATTTAACGGTGCGGGATACACTTACATCACGGACAACATTGGTCCTACACAATTTTATAAATGTCAAGATTTTGAAAATTCGATTCTAATTACTTGCATCAATCGGGTTTTTGTCAACGACGAGTACCAATGTACGGGAGATTCTCGATGCTCTGTATTCGAGAACGGCACTGGCGCACAAATTAAAGTTTTCGAAGACGAAATTATGTCATATGACCAAGGCGTTTTGATTTGCGACAACTATGACGTAATCAAAAATATAGATTGCGATGACACCAACATCATAGAAAATCGTATATACAACAATCGTTTTGTGCCGATGATTAATCTACCGACAGAAATTTATTCAAGCACAGAATCGGAATGTGTGCCGTTCGATTCTACTTTAATCAGAAAAAATAATGATTTCTATGGAATCGAAAACGTGCCTAACGACTACAATATTGAGTTTAATACGTCTTTCGTCGGCCACATTGACCGTCTCGAAAATCTAATCACTTTCGATCGACTAGACAATATGGTGTCATTTGCCCGCGAATTTGGCTTCGTTGGAATCAATTTCTTGTCTAAAGAACCGATCAATTGTATGAACGGATATCTATACGATATTTTTGAAGGTCGACGATTAAACTTTTGTCCGAACAATAATTTCGTTTTTCCGATTATCATTAGTCCAAACGAGTTTTTCAAATCCAAAATCGCTAAAATCGAAGCCGATGTCGATTACAAAGAGTATTGTGCCGCTCGATTAGACACAGACAACAATTTATTGAAATTTAACGATTTTCTCGAATCGATATCGGTCAATATACGACAATTTGACGAATGTCATAGTATTCTCGATAAAATTCACATCAAATATACTACGATTAACCGTAAATATACTACTCTTCAACCCGAATATACGTTCAAAAGTGTAAACAGCTCAAAAAATATCGAAAGATATGCGGAAAATATACCAAATTCCAAGGACACTATACCCGTACTTTTCGATCCATTCGAACACATGGAAACTGTAGAACCTTTGTTCAATCCGTTCATACAACAAGAAATTGCGAAAGATTTGCCAGATTTTCCGGATGAGTGGACACCGCCTCCTAATCCACCTCCACCTATACCGAAGCCGGAACCGGAGCTAACTTTGAGAAACAAATTACTCGATTATTCTTGCTTTTTCTCGTTGCCCACGTTTAAGATGACTACTTGTGATGTCGTCAACGATCATATAATTGAGGCCATCGCTAATATCAGACGAAACGTACAGGTGCACGATGATTGTGTCAACGCCGAAGGCATCGCAAACGTAATTAATGCCTACGTTTATCTGGGAAACGACATCGGCTGTAGAACAGAGTTTACCGACGACGGCACGATACGCGTTAATCGGGTAAACGAACCGAATAAATTTATGGACCTAAATTCTCAATCGAACGACGGTACAAAATACAATAAATGGATACATACAAATGGAATAAATTATATGGCATGTCCCACGCATCTTTATGATCGTGAGCAATTTAAATGTGACGTAGAATCTAACAAATTGTATTATATGGAAGATTTGCAGAATTAAAATAAAATAAAAAACTTTTATATAATGTAAAACATTTTATATTGTCTAAATAAACAGGCAGGTAGAAAAATTGGTTTCGTTCAATTATTTAGCCCGCAATAAAGGGTTCTGTGGCGACGCCGGTTGCGTTGGCCGGAGGGAACGGTGGGATCACTTCCCTCGGCACCGAAATCGGCATAATCGACGGTCGCGTTCCGTCGTCGGGCTTTAGAATTTCACTTCCCATAATCAACGGCACCATCATCGGATATTGTTCGTACCGAGCCAGAGATCTTTGAAGAGCAGTAGCGTTACCCTTAAACTTGAGGACGTTTTCGATCTGTAAAAAGTTTTCGTTTATACCCGACCTATATTTGGGTTGAACGGGATTGTAGAAGGGTACGTTAGCGACGAGACCGGTGCTGTCGAATCGGCATGTGGCGCAATTTCTAAATTCTAGACTCTCCGTCGATATCTTCATAATTTGTGGGGCAACGCATTTATTGATGAGATTTTGAAGATATGGCGGCATACTGGCGACTACTCGTTCTGAGATATCGTCATTTTCATCGTCCCAACTGTATGTTCGAGCGCTATTGTTTTTGACGACCGAACAGAATCTCGTGGGGTCCGTCTGCGACAGTACATGAGTAGTAATTGAATACAAATCGTTTACTATATTCACCAACTCCATTTGAAAACTCTCGTTGTATCTCAGTGATTGACACACTTGTTCTTGCGCCTCGTAGTTGTTGTAGATGATGTGCAGAACAAGCTGTTCGGGTAGCGGTAGAGCCATCACATTCAAAACCGTTTGATAGTGTTCTCTGGTGGGAATAAGAATCCTTTCGTTGCCCGCAGCTTTGTGACTGACGAGACTTTTGCCTACGGTACGATAGTATGTGTTGCCTTCACCATCTTCGATCGGCATCGACATTTTTTCCATTTTGAATCGAACGGAAGCATGAAAATCGCAAATGAACCAACCGTCATCGACATTCGCGTCCGGAGAACACGGAGAGCCATACGTACGGCACACATCGAACGGACGTACCGCTTGGAAAATACAATAATTATTCATACGGTTGCTGATGCCCCCGCTCGACACTAGTGCCATGGCTATCGAAAATGAAATCTCTTATTCAATAAATTTGAGCCAAGATTTGTTATATATTATTTTAGATTCTTATATTTCTAAAAAGTTTACTGTGACAGAGGAATACACTGATTTCGTGGACGACAATAACGTCCGCACTCGACGGTATGTCGGCGAACATAAATTCGTAAGCGTGAAGAAAACTTGTCAAAGCATCGAAAAAATAGTTTTTATCCACAAAAATACGGTGGTACCGTTCGTGAATCGAATTAGTTTCGAAGAACCTCCAGACAGTACGCCCACGAACAACTTGCGAAGAATAATAAAATGTAAAGTGTACAAAAGTGACAAGTGTCCCGAATGCGAAATAAAGTTTGAGCACGTCTACTTCAACAAGAACAAAATTGACAATCTAGACTCCCTAATGGCCACGAAGCAAATGGTGCTTTATAATTTACTGCAAAATAAAAACGAAACTTTGGTAAAACAATCTCATCTGGGATCTGACGAAATATTGGCCAATCTACGACTAGAATACGAATACAACACCGGATTCGTCGATACCGACGTTTTAAAGTTTATGTCCAAGATAGTGAAAGATTTTGACGAGATCGTAGCGTATTATAACATTAGTCCCATGCTGCCTTATACCACAATACAAAATCATATAATCTACAGAAAATTCGAGGATGAAAAATCTTTAATGGATAATTCTGAAGAAACCATTAATGATGTTTACAAATGGGCACTAAAACTAGACGGTATTCGAGGAAGGGGATTTATGACCAAACAACAAATAATCATTTTTATGGACGATATGCAAATATTTTCTGGATCTTTTCGTTCTCCGTTTAGCATCAACAACGTGATTGCGTTTCAATGTGAACTTCTCGACAAAACGCTATACATTACGGATCTTTTGCATGTATTCAAATATACGTACAACAATCGAACACAATACGAATGTTCTCTGGATCCATACAATATAAATCCGTCGACAGCTGTCGATTGCATCAATTTAATGGCTAATTGCTACAACCAAACGTCTAACGACTCCGACGAAACTTTTAAGATACACACTTCTAAAAATGAAACAATAAATATCAAGTTTCAAAAATTTTTTGATCCACCGATTCAAGCGATGGGCTATAGCACGCTGCCAACCGATGGTTTCGTCGTGCTCGACACGAACATGCGCTACGTAAAGTATAAATACTGCAAAACTGTCGAATTGGAATATGACAAGAAAAAAAATTTGTTTAAAACACTCGAAAGCGATCTGGAACAATACATGGTCACCATCAATCCGGGTGTGGGTGAATTAAAACACGAAAGCATCTACGAGGCTGTTGTTCACGATAATCATATCAATATCATCAAATATCGTCCGGATCGATTGATTCCCAATTAATTTCGACGCRAATTAGAAGTAATCAACCGTGTCTTTGTAATTATATTCCTTTTTTTTCCAATAAATGTGTATCAAAATTACAGTTGTTTTATTTTAATAAACATTGCATACTATAGCTGTAACAATTTTTTGTATTCGATCCATGTCATTTTTTCAAAGTGTTTTACTGGCATCATATTCCTTTGTATGTAACGATATTCGTTTATATGATTGTGAAAAACCATAGTGGCATATAGAGTTCCGTGTCTCATTAAAGTGTTTTGAACAGAATTTTTGATAGTAATCTCATCCACCATGACGATTTTTTCCCCATATTTCTCGCGATTTAGACAAATTTCGATGCGTTCTATGGCAAAAATCAAAAATCCTTTAACACCCAAATAGTGTTCTCGACACATGGCACAATTTAATTTAAAAAATAAATTATAAAATATAGTTTTCATTTGCTGGAGATTGGCGGTGACGATTTCATAGGTTAGTTTGTTTCGGCTATCGATCATGTCGTCGATGACAATGGCGAGAAAATGAATAGTATCCCAGATCGTGATGAAGGAATAGGAATATTTTTTGGGTTGAAACGCCCGCAAATTGAGCTCTTCGGTCTTTTCGATAAACAACACTTGCATCTGCTGTATGTCAAAAGTGCTCGGCAACTGTAAGGCCCAGTTTTTTAGCTGTTCGATCTCGGTCGCTTGATCGTCTTTGTAGGTTATCACGCTGGCCACGCTATATAGATAAGTCAGTTCTGTCGCTAAAATTTCGGCAATTTCTCTCGACTGGCAGGTTCGTATTCGGTCTATGTGACGAAACGCGTACAGGAAAAAACTGTCTTTATAGCGCGAGAACAGTGGTGTCAACGGTATCATAATGATTAACGGATCGGAAAAAACTATTTATCTATATCTATCGGATATGCCGAACGGTATGCAGAACGACAAGGCCGACGATGGCGATATAATCTATTTTGAAGGAATTATCGAGTGTTTCGATGACGAGGCCGCCGATAAATTTGGCTTTTTCGCCGAGCTGAAGAAAGAGGAAGCCTTATTTATGAAAAAAACGTTTTACGACCTTATCGAACACAACAATGGCAACTACTGCAAAAATCATGTGCTGATCGATGCGCTCATTATGTATAAGACGTATGCGGAATTGGTGGACGAATCGGCATTTGGCGTGAACATACTCAATTATTGTGTAGAATATTTGACACACGTTTTTAAATTATTTCGCTTGCAAAGTCGCATAATTGTTGTATTGCCGGCGAACGTAGACTGGCAGCAAGATAATTTAAGTGCTCTTTTGAAACATTTACTACAGTGCACGCTGATCGAAATCGTTTCAAAATGATCGGAACTCTTGTACTGATTATCATAGTGTTGGCGGTGTTGTACTTTTTGTTTATCAACAACAAATTAAACATGAATTCGATCAACGAATCCTCGCCGAGTTTAGCGGACAGCAGCAACTCATTGCAAACCGACCCGCAAACCGGCCAATTGAGCGTCAAGTTTAACAGCCCCAGAATCAAGTCTCTTCGTGTTCTTCATGGAGAAAATAAAATTAGTAAAATTTATGTTAGCGAAAAACCTCTGACATACAACGAAATCATCGACGAAGGCAACAGATCCGTGGGCACGAATTGTGTATTCGTTGGAACTCTCCTCGATACATCATCGTCGACGGCAAATGCGACCACACCAACTCGCACTACGACCAATTTTGATGTGAAACAATTCAAAAACGTGTTCATTGTCTTCAAGAATCTCGAATCGAGCAAGATTAAAGAGTCTGCGAACATGACCCGCTACGAAGCTGATGGGATGGTGTATTGCTTAATCGACTCAACCACAACGACCGTGCCCGACCTACGAGACGTATCGTATCCCATTGTAGTGTATACGACAAATGCCAACGTGCAGCTCAAGCTCAAGGAATGGGATTACACACAGCTCAATGACGCTGGAACTCTCTTCCTAAAGAACGAAAAATCTTTTAGGCTACAATAATTTATTAATAATAATAATAATGCATCGTGTCAAATAATAATTTAATTTTATTTAATTAAAGGAACTGATATGTCAAAATAATAGAAAATTTATTGTTTTATGTATATATATTTCTAATAAATAACATCAAGCATCCATAATAAACATTTTTATTTTAATCTAACATAAAAATTCCGGCCTATGTATGTTAAATTGTTCCTTGTTCCAGGCCATATCGATGTTGTAAAAGCATTTTTCGTCTTCTCTGTAACATTTTTTATATTTACGTTTAAACGCACTAAATAGTGTGGCAATTCGCTGCGAACCGTTGGCGTTGCGCTTGCTGACCAACAAATCATGTAGCATATTTTCGACGTAAGGAACGGCAAGTTCAATCATTTTTTCAATTTTCGTTTCATCGATCATCTGAGCGCCAGTCTTCTCTACTACCTTGAGAACGTAAATTAAAGCCTCCAACGGACTATTGTTTACGTCCAAACACAGCAGATTGTGATTATGCACTGGATCATTTTTAATAATATTTTTGTATTGAACATAACCGTCTTTGGGGTTTCGCTTGTACATGAGTATATGAGATAGGAAAATTCGCACCGGTTTTGCCAAATCTTCATTGTAATTCTTTTCCATGGGATATAGTTTATTTTTTATGTGCCAGTAAATTGACCCGTTAAAAGGTAAATTTTCTTCAAAGAGATGATCTGTATAGACGACAGCAAATCTATTGCGCACTCCCTTGTCATAGTCTGAGATGTGTAGCGGTTTATTGTTGACTATGAGCAATTTATAATTGGCCTCATATTTTTGGCTGCCCTGAAACTTGCGACAGACCGAATTGCTTTTGGTCGAGTCTGCGGTACTCTTGAAAAAAGAATCATCACAGACCTTCATTTCGTTGATCACGTATAGTTGCGAGATCATTTTATCCGCCTCCATTTCGTTGGTATCTTTTTTGGATAATGTATACTTGTCGCTGTCGTGTTTATGCACTACGACTATGTATTCGAGTAGTTCAAAAAAGCTGGATTTTCCAGAGCCCGGCTTGCCGTTCAAGTATATACAGCACTTTTCGTAATCAGACGGTATGCCCATGCTTGCTCCGAAATGCATCATGACCAGAGAATTTATATAATTAAAATTAGTAAATCCTCTAAAATAAAGATATCCTCTGACGATTTGCTTGACAAAGGTCGAATTGTACTCGTCGAGATTGAGTTGGGTCATAAATATTCTCATATAAAATCTGACCAGCCACGAGTTGAGGTCGTCGTTAGGTCGCCGTATAATTAGTTTGTCCCACCATAAATTCCAACGCTTTAAAATGTTCCATGTATTGCAATAGTTACGATAAAAATCGGTTAAGTTCTCTTTAGATTCCACGTCTTCTGCATCTTTAGGAGACTCGTTTATGCGGTCGTCGACAGCAAAATCATCATTTTCTTCTTCATTTTTGTTTTGCGTTAAACAGGATCGGGACGACGACCCGATGTGGGTTCTCAGTGTCTCGATAAAATCTTCCGGCGACGACAATTCCGTGATTAGACTATCGATAAAATCTATTTTGTCAATTTTCGAGTACAAGTAATCGATTATGGATTCGCGATGTTCATTGAAAAAAGCCAGATTATTGTACAGTATAATATTTTCAGGCCTTTTCTTCAGAGTCCATTTTATGTTATCTTTGTAGATTTTTTTATATAAGCCGCTAGAGTATAGTAGAGACCAAGCCAATTCGATAATGCTTCGTGTTTTCGAGAACAGCTCCATGATGAGGGCGATTCTAAAAGCGCGCGAATTAATTTCGATATTCATCAGACATTGGCACTTTTTCTTCTGTTGTGCCAATTTTTGTTGGAGGCATTCTAAACACTTGAGATTATTCATTAGATCGATCAATTTTGTGTTGCTCAAATAGACGCCAATTGCAATCAATTCGCTGTGATTTGAATGCCAAATTTCACGAAATACATTATTCAGAGCGTTCTGTTCGCGTAACTTGCATTTCAGACAATTGTTCAAAGCCAATGCTATGGACATATTGTTTTTCAAAGTTCGAATGTCTCTACAAATTTTAGCCATATGATATGTTTTGTAAATTTCATTTTCGTTCTTGCCATTGTCCATCATAAACTGGATAACACGTTCGGGCAAATAAGTTTTTTCCTCTTTTCGTGTCAAAGATTTGATCAAGGTATTGCCCAGAAGAAAAGGACAACTACTGTGGTAATCGTTAATGAAAAGATTGTAAACGCCTTCTTCCGTAAAATACAAATATTTCCAGTTGTTAAACTTGACGCTGGGCAATGTTATACCGTTGACCGATTCGGTCAATTTGTGTAGATCTTCTTTTTCCTTGACGGCAATATAGTGTTTTCCGTTATAGACGAGGATCGTGTTGGCCGATTTTATTTTATTAAAAAATCCACTGCATAGCACCTCGGAAGTTGCACCACAGCTCTTTGCGAGATCATATGTATATTCCCAGGTTTTGTTGTTGTAGTATATCAAATAATGGATAGCATAGTAGTGGGCCAGCGAAACACATGGATCCACATTCAGAAACACAGCCCAATGGTTACAAAAACGTATAAAAACCTTTGGTGTCAATCTGTAGTACGGTTCGCATCGCTTTTTGGCCAACTCAAAATTAGGGCCTTTGTCTCCGAAAATACTCTCGACCACTAGTTCTAGATAAAGTTTGATGTCAGTCTTGCAAAACTCGAGCTCTTCGATTTTAGAAATGACTCTCCATATAACGATAATGATGTAGTCGAAGTTCATGAAATTGCTGTCGATGAAATAATTTTGCAGTACTCTATTATCTGCCAAATCGGTAATGGTCAACACTTCAGCCATACTTTCAATTATAATTTGAACACACCCGTCAATTTGCTGTTGAAATTTATCCAAATTCTCACTGCTGGGAGTGATGTTCTTGTGAGCCTTTAATTTTTCCTTGTTATTAAAAGTGGTAGGCGTTTCAAATTGTTTGTCAAACGTACGCAGATTATTTAGATTGATTTGAATCATATGCTGATATTTGTCTACCGTGATACATTTCGATAAATTTATATCGTCTCTAATGTAATCAAAGGGATTTTTATTGGAAAATACCAATTTATCCTTTACTCTACATACTCCTTCGCCTCCATCTTTCATCACCAGACGAAACATAATTTCGTCAGTGTCGTCAAATCTGCTGCGACCGTTGACAAATATAGTCCTATTATCTTTATAGTTTTTGATCGATAGCTCGACGTTGAGGAAATCTTCAGGATTGAATACAAACAAATTCACATTCCCCAGTGATCTGTTGTGGATCAACGGTATTCTGTTGCCAATGTCGATGTCGTGCTTCATCAATAAATAATGGCGCCATCCATAGTAAGAAATAGGAATGTTAGGCCATACGTAATAGCTGCCAATTCTATTACACTCGTTACCGAATCCATTCTGATTGCTGTTAAAAAACTCTTCAAAGTTGATGTCGTCTTTGATACGATCGTAATAGTCGGCGTGAATAAACGGATTGACCATCAAATAAAAGTAATTGTCTTCGACAAACCAGTCGTGCGGACTCGAAGCAGACACATCGTGAGTCGAGGCGCACGACAGTCGTTGTTGCGTTTCAGTCTGTCCGTCGATTAGAAACAGGATCAATTTCTCAAAATTTTCATAGTTATCGATCTGCAATTTCTGCTTGGTCTCTTGATTGACAATAACGATACTATCGACACTAACACTTTTTTTGTCGTCATCGATAGCTTTGAAAATGTTTTCAAAGATGGTTTTAGATCTCATCGGGGGTGCTGCCATTTTAGGTCTACTAATTTTTTTAATGGCGCTTCTGTTTATAAATCCTTATCGGCGTGACATAGAAAGATTAGTGCGTGATCACAAACAAACTTTACAATTTGGCGCTTACATTGACGTTTTTGATCTGAGCACATCGCAACAAATCGAACGACTGTTCATAATAAAACCCGAAAACGTAATATTATACAATACGAATGGTAGTCTATTTTATTATTTAGCATCGACCAGTTTATTGTGTCCAAACGAGTTTTCTTTGGTGCGATTTACTCGACCGGAAATTGTCGCTTTTAACGACAGCGGTCAAGCGAACACGGTGTGCACCAGTGTCAACAGTTTAGTCATCATTGAACACTTTATGACTCTCAAAAACAACATCGCCGATGACAGAATATTGTTGTCTGTCGACGAAATTCATTATACTATTATCGATATCATAAATTTACTAATAAGTTTGGGATATGTATACCTGCAATGATTACGAAGATAGCGTCAATAATACTGACAATGGCTACGAATATAAAGTCATCGACAGAGTCACAATCGTTTAATTTCGAATAAACACTTGAAGGGGCCAAATACGTTGACCACGATTAAAACATTAACGACTTTAATTAAAAAGACTTTGGCCGCAAGATAAATGCTCGAGAATTCAAGATGGGGCATTATTCGTTTGACCGAAAATCCATTTTTGACAGTTTAATCGAAGCAGACGACTTCGATGATGTGGAGAAATTCGATTTTATAAAAAGTGTCATCGTTAATACCGATTTGCTAGAAAACGACTGTGCCGGTTTTATGAATTCGGAATTGTCGTTTATTGTGCCGACTCCGGTGTACGAATTGTGCCATGAAGAACTGCTCACCATCATTTGGATGGCAAAGTACGCAAAAAGCTGTTTTTTACCAGAAGTCTGGATATGTTACGTTAGAGAATATGACGGCAAATGCTTTAAATGTGTTGGTCATGCACGACTACATAATTCTTGTTCGTGTATCTATTGCGTTGCCGAAATCGGTCAATTTTACTGTCATGATGATATAGACAAATTTGCAGAGCTCGTTAATAACGATAAAAACTATTGTTTTTCATGTCGAATGGCACTGTATGAGATAGAGGATGTGTATCATTTCGATTATTCTAGGACCGGTATATGTGATTATTTTAAATAAATTTTTTTATCACTACACATACCTACAATAAACATGGATTCGTCGTCGACGATTTTGATCGAGTACGGTGAGAAATCTTGTTGGATGCTGATCGATACTAAAAAACGCAAAATCGATTCCATCGACTGCGTTAACGGCAATATTGTCTACGACAATAACTTGCAAAATAAAATTAACGTGGTCGATGAAAATAACCACAATATTATTGTCAACGACGTCGACGATGACGTCAACACCTATTGTAAATTTATAAAGAGGAAAAAAATAAAATAATTTTTTTATAATTTATGTCTTTTTATTTTATTGTTTATCGTTTGATTTGAACCAACTTTCGTACTCGTCAATGTTGTCGACGATTTCGTCATGATAAATATCCCAGTCGTTGATTGGTTCGATACATTTTCGAACTTTAATAAAATAATCAAAAGAAAAATCGTTGGTTTTCAAATCGTCGACGAGAGAAATCGTTTTCATGTAGTTTATTCCCGCCTTCCTGAGGTAGTATAGCACTATTCTCGGCGACTTGGGTAGTTTAGCATATTCATCGTTGTTGACGTTCACATCCGAATAAAAGACTTTTTCCACGAATATGTGTTTTGTTTTATTGTCGGCGAACACTCTTCTTGTCGTCATTGTCGATGAAGGCGTCGACGACCGTTCACCGCCGCAGATAACCACATCGAAATACGGCTCGAGTTTAGTCTGGTTCATTGAATAAGTCACGTGTTCTTTGTTTCCATAAGACCATAGGACCAAGACAAATCCCTTTTCTTTGAGCGCAATCAGGCTGTCGTAGACGTCATCGTTTCTTATCCTTACGTCCTCTTCGCCGCTGATGAGAGTGTTGTCGAGATCGAACACGAGAACGTGCGGTATCTCCCAAGAAAAACTGTCCGTTTGCATTTGATAAACTTCCAAATAGTTTTGAACATACCAATCCTTGAGTAACCAGTACATCGGTATTCTTTCATTAATTACGTACACGTGGCCAAGCGCAGACGTTTGGTACGCCAGTTTTAGATTTACTCGAATTTCACGCATACTGTCTTCGCATCGGACGAGCTGCATAATGTAATTGTTGGTGTCGATCGAGCGAGCATTAAACGACTTTTTGTCAAGGGCAAACAGAACAAACTCAAACAGATCCAAATGTCGAAAAGACATCAGAGAAAGGTCTGCGTAGTCGCAAACGACAAGAATGTGTCTCTTGACAAGAGCTGCGCGTCTACGAAGCATGACCCAGGTCGGTGGCATCATAACTGTTATGAATTATTTTTAATTTTTAAAGAATTTCGCAATAACAATCAACACAAGGAGCTGATACAGTTTCTCATCGACAACTACCCGACCAATGTCAAGAATAAAACTTTTAATTTTGTCAATACTGAACATTTATTTCATTCATTGTACGCTTACATACCGGCCATCACTAATGTAGAAAAAGAACGAAAGCAAATTCGTTTATCGGAAGAATGTATACACAAATTGTTTGTGAACACTATCAACGATTTTAAGCTATATTCAGAGCTATTCGATATGATCATAGGCCAGAAGATGAAAGAAACATGTCCCTGTCAATTGCTATTGCAAAGAAGAGAAGAAATCAAAGTGTACGTTAACACGATTAGGGACAAGAAGTTTGACACTAAACCGCCAAAGCTGAAAAAGGAGTATATCGACAACATAATGTACAAGTACTCGTTGAACTGGAAAAATCTTTTATTAAAGAAAAAATTATCAGAGACAAGCGACGGACGCGGCAATATAGTCGGCATCGGCAAGAGTAAAAATGCCAAAAAAAAATTAAAACACAAAAAGAGAACAATTTTGACTGATGATTTGATTTATTTAAAAAATATCACACATTCACAGAGATTGCCAGCGATTAATGGCATGTCGCTTAAAGTCTGTAAACATAGCTTCATCACTGTAGAGAAGCAAATGCGTGCCGGCGACGAGGCCGTTTCTTTTATCAAATACTGTCAATACTGCAGCAAAATCGGAGACAACGGCAATCAATAGCGTCTTCGGCTGTATCCGTAGGGATTGCGACTGCCTCCTGAGGAAGAGCGTCTGCCGCGAGGACGTCCGGGTCTACGACGTCTGCCGCCTCTGCTAGAACCGCGCCTGCCACCACCGCCGCCGCTAGAGCGACGCCTGCTGGTTGATCTGCGTCTATATTGTCCGCCGCTTGAGCGACGTCGGCCGCCGCTTGAGCGACGCCTATTCTGTCCGCCGCTTGAGCGACGCCTGCTTCCGCTCGACCGGCGTCTCCCTCCGCTAGAACGACGCCTGCCGCCCGACGATCGTCGACGATATACCATTTTGTTGGGTCAATTACAATTGTGTTTGAAGTATTGTGTTTTATTTTACACCTTATAGTATTATTTTAATTCGATAACGCCTTATTAGTATTTTTTACGTTTACTCGTGCTACCCAAATATATATTTAACGAATCCGTTTGCTCGGGAGTCTTGACGAGAATTCCAGATTTTTCACTATAATCTCGAATGTTATCCATCACCTTAAAAATGTTGTTATAGTCGTGGACGTTGAACTTGCAATTGGACACGGCATAATTTTCCATGGCAGTATAAAATATCGAGTTTGCGGCATTATAAAACATTCGATGTATAGAAAAATCATCTGTAATCTTAAGCAACTCATTAATGAATTCTTCGTCGTCGCAGTACGGGATTCGATTACCCTCGCTGGCATTCACATACTGCTGCGGTTCGAGTTTGCTTAGCTCGTCTCCTCGCTCGGTCAGCAATTCTTCGAGGGTGCATCTTTTGTCGCGCGACAAACCCGTACTCTGCAATACTATGACGCGAGCGAATCGCGTCACTGGATAGTTCATCGCCTTGTTCATCATGCTCTTAAGGATTTTAATGTTGCCAAAGTCAACAATCGACGTGGGCAAATCCAACAAATTTTTGAGTAAATCCGTTATGTGATGTATCTCATCGCTGGTGTAGTTGGGCATACATTCGTATTCGTCCACCATCGAATTTTCGAGCAGCGCATAAAGTGGTCTGTATTTTGGCGATTTGGCCAAATAAATCATGCAAGATACGAGATCGCTAACTTTAAAATCGGTCGAACTCGTATTCGTCAACGTGTAATGCTTAAGTATTTTTTGGCAGTTTTTACGAAATAGGGCCATGTTGGCGTTAGAGCTTTCGGTCGTCGTAATTGTTCTACCGCTGGTGCTAGCGAACAGACTGAGAGGATTTCTTTGTATTGACGACGACAACGAAGTCGCAGGAAAAGGACACGAAGTCGCCGTCGTCGGTGCGGTCGTCGCTCCTCCTCTCTCGAATTGACTAGTGAGAGCGGCATTATTCTCGGCGTGAGACGCTTGCGACAATTGGGCCACGGTGGTGAGAAAATCTTGAAATTCGTCCATCGATAGGTCCATTGTGGCGTCGGGATCGGCGAGAAGAGGAAAAAATTTTGGCCAAATGGCCATATTCATCTGCGTATCGATTTTATTTTTTATTCGTTCAATTTCGAGAAATAGCATTACAGAACTCATGGTGAAAATTAGGCACTCCTTCTTATTGATTCACGATTACAAATTTATTATCGTAAATGTCCGACATAAGCTGCAGCACGTTTATTGTTTTGACCGTATTTAAACGTATAGACTGTTCTTTATTGGAGACGGCTTCTAATATAGTCTTAGCTATCGCGGACTGTTTGCTTATTACACGAATCGCGTTACGTCTATGCGGATTAGTGTCGTTAAGAATGACGTCCGCCACCGTATTTGTCTGGTTTAAATTTTGCAAAAATTCAGCCGAATTCATAATCATGTCTCCGTCGTTTTCGTCGTCTTCGTTGGAGCTTCGTCTACGTCGTCGACGATTCGACGATCTCGCCGTACCAATTAGATTAGCCGACGACATTATCGTTCAATAGGTGGTACAATTCTTCGTCGAGTTTATATTTAGTCACCAGCTGTCTTATATAGCGTTCGGCTACAATATATTCGCTCATCGTTTCACTGAATAGATCTTGTTTGATGCTGTGCAGTTTGAGCATGAATTTCTCAAATTTATCGTTATCATAATTATGGAATATAAATCGACAAACGTTCCGCATCTCCAACTCTGCGGCACTTTTTGTTTTATTCGGAGACGCTTCCAAATATAATCTCAAAAAGAAACCGGTGAACACTATCGATGCGATTTTATTGATTTTTGGAGATTTTATTTTCGTTTTTAGAGCCAATTCTGTTATGAATCGTTTGAACGGAGAGAATAGCTTAGATTCGCAAGTGTTGTTGTTGCGTAATTTCCATAAAAGCTGTTCGAGATCCTCATCGAGTAGACCGCCGGTTACGAGGCGACACTCTTTGATGAGAGACGCGCACGCTTTAAAATTCAAATAACCAGTCGTGGCTTTGTCGCACAATAGATTATAGAAGAATTGAGTAAAAGAATTAGTTATCAGATCGTCAGCATTAAATACTCCATTGGCGTCGTATTCGGTTTTCAGAATAATATACAAAAAAATGGGCAGTCCGAACATTGGTCTGAGAAAAATGTCCCATCCGTCTTGAATGGCGCTATCGAAAACGGACAAACTTTCCGACAAATAATTAATTTTGCAGCTAAGACATTCGACTCTGTTGACTGAACAGATGTCACATTTCGAATTCAGCTGTACAATTGAAGGAGTCGGTGTGGATTTATAATATTTTTGCAGGTATTGCATTATAGTTCTGAATTTAGGTACTTGACTCATGAATTCGTCTTTAAGAAAAACGGAAAATATTTTTTTGACATCATTATTGTCCTGTTTACTATCGAAATCCTGTTTGACCACATCGACACATTTATTGAACTCATTGAAGAAGGTCAGGCCTTTGATGTTGACGTTCGTGCTCTGATCGAAATACTTTGAAAATAAGAATGCCAGTGAATCTATTTCGGCCGTGCTCAAAAGAACCCTAAAATTGACATTCTGAAAAGAGTCAAATTTATTGAATCTCAGAGTGTACTCGACTAGGTTCATTGCGTTGGTCATTTTTCAAATACTACACTTATCAGATACGAAAAAGCTATGGATTACGATGATGAATATGACGCGCGTGTCGATATCGGTGCCGTCGATAGAATCATCAGACACAATACTTTTAGACTAAAATCTAAATTTGCAAATTTCCTGTTCAAATATCTCGAACACGTTAGACCGGAGGAAAGAACCAATCTCGAGGCGTTTCGCTCCCGTCTCGATGATTTGGACAGTGAGAATGAGTTTGAAATTTCCAATTTTACGCTCGATAATGTAATCAATCAAATGAAAAATTTATTAATTTACGTAACTCCCGGCCCCTCTATGAATATCGAACCGTCATCGACAAGTGTCACCACCGCCAATTTAATTTTCACCAACAACGATGACATTGACACGATAAAACTATATTTGACTAATCTTTTGCGAAACGAAAATCTAAAACCATTAACTTATCAATCGCTGACTGAATTAGACCAGAGGTTGCAGAAAGAATCCATCATTTACGCGGACGTTCTCTCCGAATTACGGTTGGACGCTATAGACTGTGAGCAGAATACCGTACTGCAGAGATTTTTAAATATATATCAAAATTATGGCATCGCAAACTGTGTCGACACAGATCTCAGGTATTACGTAGAAAAGTTGCGGGATTTCGACCGAAGTACGCTGCCACCGACGGTGGCGGACGCTCTTAAAACGATTATCTACAATATGGATTCGCCGTACAAGATTCAAGTCACGATGGATCGACAAGAATATTTAACGGGCGCGACCAACATCAACATCAGGGCGCTTTTCAACAGATACAACGAAATACAACCCATAAAATTTGTTTCGTCCGAGACGTCGTCGGCGACGCCGATGGACGCGACGACATCGGCATCGTTTAAACGAAAATTGGTTTCTGAAGATCGAAAAACTTATTCCTCGAGCTCAGAATACGATGACGATACCGCCGTAATTGGTGGAGTTCGACGCATGATTAGCGATATCGGCTCGTCCGACTCTTCGTCTAATCTTCGGAAAAGAAGACGAAAACGAACAGCCAAAAAAATTTTTAGAGACCCAACGCCACTGCCGATCACTACAACGATATCCTTGACGACAACAACTACAACAACTGAACCAATCACGTCCGTCGCATCTGATCGAATATTCATCGATGGCGTTCGACAATCGGCAAAACCGACTATGGCTCTTCCCCCATTACTGCTATACATAATTCGAATCGTTCCGACAGACGTTGACGCTTCGTTATTAACTTGTCCCTCGAATGTGTTGAGCTCAAATATTAACACCTTTAATTTTTACGGTAAATTATCAAGAATTAAATTGTTAAATCTGACGACAATCGACAGAAACGTACATTTTTTTGAGCTGCTCGAGCCGCTAGCATATTATAGTGTCTCTTTAAACGACATAAATCGGTCGATTTGGTTTATTTCAAAGGCCGGAAACTATTTTGAGGCGAACGCTTTCAATTTTAATAGTATTAGGTCGGGTCTGTTGAGAGAAACAGATGATTCGGATCGTATTGCTCTCTTTATGATACGCTATAATTTCTTGTGGCACTACAGACAATTTATAAGTAAACTCATGTCCAGTCCCATTTCACCATATAAAAACCAGAAAATTATCAACGTGCTCCAAGTGTGCAGCAACTCGGTCAACAGGGCCTTTGAAAAAGCCAATATTAGACTCAATAATACAAAAATATATTCGGGTCCCGTCGACGATATAGTCCGTCTGATGAACGGCATGTTTGCGGATCTGTTGATATGATCGTTTACGTTGTCCTGTTAATTGTGGTATTTGTCGTCTTTCTAACTGTTCTCGTCGTGTTGGCCGTGAATAAAATTCAATTAAGACAAATGTTGTATTATCAATATAAATTTATACCAGAACCATTAATAAGATTCGTCACAGTCGACCGCCTCAAAACCTACGATGACGTGTCCGTTTAACATTAAAGTAATCATCAGCGATAGATTCTTCACGTTTCCCCATGATTATGTCGTGCCTCAAACGGACGTGGGCGGTGCTCCAGTGCGCAATCTAGTTGTCTACGTGCCTTCCGAAGAAGACGTGCAATACGTAGACAAGCGACTGTTTACCAACTTCGATTCTGTTCTAGTCTACAGACACGAATGGACCGATCGAGTCGAAAGTCGAGCACCCAAAAAAAATGGTATTGCCACCGTCGTCTACTGGAACCCCATTCTACCGATTGCAGAGGTCGGCGTCGGCGAAACGCGCGTATTTAGCGTTCTATTGACAGATAAACTGTTTTATTGCAACACCATGATTGTAGATCCCAACGTGCCCGTGTGCCCTATTCAAATTATGAATAAATCCCTGCGAAATTATATACCCATCACTGGCGAGTGTCCGCTTCAGCATTTGAATGTGTTGCTCGATGATAATAAAAATAATTTTCTAATATGTTTCAATAGGGAAACATCGACAGCTCTACGACTATTGAACATCAAACGAATTATGACCATTTTCGGTTATAGAAGAGTATCAGCCAAATATTCCTTCAATATGCAAGATTCCCATCTTGAACAGATTTATATCGAACTAAAGTATGAGTTGATCCGCAGACTAATGAAAGGCGACACTACACCAAAATGCCTGCAATTGAACGTCAACAGCTTGGAATATGTGAAGAGGGCGAGAGAGCTACTAATGATACCAGATTCGGCACAAACTATTGTCAACCTGGTCAAAATGTTTTCGAAACTGATTTTGCCCTATCTACTGGTGCCGGACGTCATCATCAAATTAAACACCATGGACAGACAACGTAAAGTCCGATTGTTCTGTAAAAACGACAGTTTTGCTATAACTTCATTCGGACCCGTTCCTAACAATATGGTCGAAGATAATCCGATGGCGTTCGACTACTCAGACATTAACACGCCCACACACCTAAACAGCGTCAAAGAACAGATATTTACAGCATCTCGCATCGAAAACGTGACAATCACAGCAGCTAGATATAATTACTTTTTTTAATTTTTTTGAGCACACGCACAAATAAGTCGACATCATGAGACGTATGGCTCGAACGATTGGCGGCGACAGCAATACAAACTCGATACTCAATCAAGATCAACTCGAACAATTGGTGGGCCGAAATCAATCCTTTTTACGAGATTTTCTATTGGTTATTTGTGGTGTTGTTGTTTTTATTGTATGTTTACTGTTTATAATGTTAATTTTTAATATGAGCTCCGCCATAGAAACTAGAGAACGACAAATACTTCAGCGAGAACAGACATTTATGGCGAATCTCGATTACAGATACCGTCAGCCGGAACGGCAAAATCAATAAAAAATTTTTTACTAGTAATTTTGTTTAAATTGCCTTTAATAATTGAATTTAAATTGATTACTATGTACATTTTCGAAATAAAAACTGTTTGAGGTTTTCGAAATGGTCGCAGGAACTATTAAATCGGAAATGGTCATTGAAGCTAAAGACAACGGTTTTTCTATGTCCTCGAATAAAAGTTGATGTGTGAGACGAGATTTGCTCGTCGCGTTATTGATAGTTATTTCTCGATTCTCCGTGTCTTTGAGTATTAGAATAGGAAAATCAACTATGCATTGGATGGTACTCGAGTTTGTGGTGACAATAAAAGCGTCAGTGTCGGGCACTCGAACTATTGTCGTGTTGTCTGCATCGAGAGCATCTTCGACTAACAAACTGAAACAAGTAATTCCTTTGCCGTTGTTGACCCGTTCAGACGAAATAATCTGTTCCACCGATTGCATGTTAATCAATTCGAGTGTTCGTGTATCAAAATTCGAAAGGCCGCCCAAGTTACCGTTGTTAACTATATTGTGGTGCTTGGTTACAACTCCATTCGAGACTTGATTGTTAGAGTTACTAGTCCAACGAGATTCTTGAGTCAGATCTTTTGTCAAAACCACACATCGTATACTTGTTGACGTTAATGTTCGAAGCGATTTAATACGTTCGTACATGTGGAACATGCCGTAACGATGATACAGTGTGTAGCTGTAGTATTCGACAGCTAAAGCATCGAAACGAGCATGCATAGCCATGACACCGGCATTTTTTGTGGCACAAATTCCCGTGTATGCAAAGGCCGGATGGAAACTACTTGTGCTCGGGCCGGTAGTAGGTATTATCACTTCGCCCGAAAGATTGCCCAACAGCAAAATGCCAGACTCGAGACCCAGCATTGGTGAACGATACGGAATGACACGAGCTCCGTTTGCCCAAATTTTGCGAGTCATCGTCCACAGGGGCGCATGTCTGTTGTTAGTGGGATCCGCCTCATAGTAGGCAATTTCGGGAGATTGGCCGACTACCGAACCGAAATACTTTTCGTTGCGAATCGTTAAAATTTTACTGAAATCTCCGCTGATCACACCATTGAGATAATCAATAAAGAATCCGAGCACGTTAGAAAAGTGTGCTCCGTTTCTAGAGAGAACGGCTGGATTGGCAAGACCCTGTCTGCTGCCGATCAGCGAAATCGAATTATAAATATTTTGCATATTGACCGTCGCTTCGCCGAATAAAAAGTTGTAGTAGTCGAATGTAAAGAAGCTGTTGATCAGATATCCGTAGGCCCTGACGTCGGTGTGATCAAAATAGGCAAAGTCTTGATGAATACCGTTGCCGGAGACGACAATCGGGAAATTAATCAATTTAAGCACGTATTGAACCTGCTCTTCGGCTTTGATCTGACCAAATGAATATCCTCGCAGAAGCTGACCATAGCTGTATGGGAGACACATTCGCATGGCATTTCCGGCCGTCCGCCACCAGCCCAACGCAAAAGTCGGCAAAGGTAAATACTCGTCGAAAACCTTGATGACCAACTCGTCTAAATTATAAAAGCCCCTCAATACGATGCAAGTATTTTGAAAGACTTCCGGCATAGTAATCGAAAAATGATACCATTCTGCCTGTATGCCCCACGGTGCTTGATTTACAGGCGCCGGAAATGGTAAATGACTAACGATTGTGTACATGGCCTCATGAAGATTCGCAGCCAGTTGCGGGTTCAAGTAGAGCGAATCGCTAGGATTGCGGAACCTAACTCCGTATCCTATCAATGTATGTAATACGGTTCCGAATTGAGGCACACTATTCCAAGGATCGAGACCCACAAAAATGTTACCGTCGTCAGAGAATTGACGAGTAGGATTAGCTACTTTTTCGGCCTTTTGCAAAAACTTGTATTGGAGTGTGTTTCTATAATAGTTTTCAAATGATTCTAGATCTGTAGCAGTAGTTTCTTTTTCGGTGCCTAACGAAGACGAAACATTTGCCATTGTAGGCGTAGGTGAGGGATTCGATAAAAATTGATAAGCGAATAGTATGACTATAACTACAATTATGAGTGCGAATAAAAACGCCCACATGATGAAATGATGAGACGGCACAGGACAAACACAAAACAAATAAAATTATTTTCTTATAATGCCATATTTATTTATTTATTTCTTTCAATATCCTTGTGAAATAGGCAGTTTGTAGAAAAACTTCCAAATAAATACGTCCATATACTTGATTGTGGGCATTCGCATCCTGTATTTTTCTTTTTTTACCAGTATATTCGTTTCGTAGTCATCAAAGTCGTTATTTTTGAGCATAGTTTTGCAATCGCTTCCGTGCCAGGGTTTGACGTCTCCATAGTAATTGATCACGAAGGCTTCGCTATTTTTACGTAAATGATGATACGATCCTGCCGTCCAAGCGTATAAGACAGTCAAATGCGTTATTGTCATGTTCGAAATTGCGAACGCTTGTAACAATATAGGTTCGTCGAATCCGTTGTGGAAATAACATTTTTGTAAAAGTTTATTCGTCGGCACCAAAAGAGATTTGATTGTGTTTAAAAGCACCAACGACGGCTCGAATAGAACCGTTCCCGCTTTACATAAAATTTTATTGTGTTTATATTCTAAATATTGATCGATTTTGAAGGGATCAATTTTGGTACCGAGCGGCATTTTGCCGTAATTGTCGTCGGCCATGTAGAGAGCCGGCGCTTCCAACGCGAACAAATGGTCAATGCTTTTAATTACGATGTGATCGGCGTCGAGATACAAAATTTTGTCATAGTCCATTAAAGATAGACACTGCCATTTTGTAAAGGCATAGTCGATCCAAGGCCTGTACATCTGATTCTGTCGATTAGACAGCATGGACGGACACGGATACGAAATAAAATCGACCAATACGACTTTATCATAAACTTGTTCGAGCGCTTCGATTGCGCGATTGCTTACGTCCTTTGTCACCATACACACTAAATCATGAACTGTGTTGGTGTATAATATGCTTTTGGCCAAAGCTAAAGCTCCTTTGACATATTCATCGCCAAGCATAACCAGAGTCACGTATGCATACATTTTCGTCTTTATGATTCTACCTTAACACAATACGTCCGAGCTGATTTCGCCTAAACTAGCATTGGGTCGATTCATGATCGATCAATCATGAATGGATTTTACGCAAACGTCCTAGCTAAAATCTGCGATAAAGTTGTCCCGTCGATTCATGATCGATCGATCATGAATAGTCCGCACGTCAACATTAACGAATTTTACGACAAAAATATGAAATTTAACCGCAACATGGTCGCTAATATCAACAATATGGAGACGATGATGCTATACGTAAAAATTATTTTTTCTAATTTTAATGAAAGTTTATTTTAACGATTATCTCGACGTCAATGTCAACAATAAACGTGTCGTAATCGAGTTTATTGTCGTCATTGTTTATAACATGTAACTGCGCAATTAAGAAATATGATGCAATAATTTTAACAATGGCGTAAAAATATGATGCAATAATTTTAACGATGGCGTAAGATTATCGATCTTGTCAATGACATCAATAATGTTTCCAATCGACCCCAAGTTGATTAAAATAAACTTGACAAATCTTGAAAAAAATTTTGTATAAAGTTAAAAAAAATTTTTTATGTTTTATGTAAATGACAGGTTTATCGGTCTGTATGAACTGTTATCATAAAAATACTGATAAAAAGGGAATATAAAGAAAAGCATAAGGGTTAAATCTTTAGTCTACTAGTCGCCTTTCCTTAAATCGTTAGTCCCGATAATCATGGCCAACAACAGCAATTTTGATGTCAATGCCATCAATAATTCTGATTATACTATGAATTCTGTGGTCGAAAACAACAATTTAAAAGCAGAAGGCAACGGGAATGGTGTCGCTGACAATAATATTGACGTGAACTGCAGCGAGCTTGGCGTTAMCGATATAAAAATTTCTGATCAAGATTTTCAAGATATTATCAATTTTATGAACGATAATGCCAAGCGCAATAGAAAATTGAGCATGAAGACATGCATCGAAAATGATACCTATTTTAAACGATTTTATATGAGGAATAAAAAGACTTCATATGTCAACAAAAATGTTCGTGTGTTAGAACGTTTGACACGAACTCAGCTATTGGACCTGATCGACAAGTGTATACATCCTCAAGATGTTCTTCGATTGACCAATATTGTTAAATATAAATTAAAATAAATGAAAAAGTATTTCGAATGTTTGTGTTTTTATTTAAACATTTAATGTGTTTGCAATACAAAATCACAGAAACACATTACATACGTATACCAATTGTTTCGAATAAATCACGGCTCTCGATCGCTTTGTAGATGTCGAATCCGCGCATCTTGAGGACACGATCCAAATAGGATTCGATTATTGAGACATAAATTTTATGGGCACTCTTTATGTTTTCATAGTCGAATGTCTCGAGTTGAGCAATTTTGGTAAATTTTTTGATGATTTCGTCAATGGGAATTTGAGTGAGAGTATGAATTACGTCTCGAAGCTGCTTGACAACACTCAACCAGGTCTCTACATTCATGGGACTTTCCACAACCAAAGATTTATAATCGTTCAACAAAAGTCGATTTCCGTCAAATTCAATCACTCTATTCATTTTCATTTTGACATCAATCTCGATGTAAACAGCACCTTCATAATCGTCTTCGTCGTCCAAATTCATATAATAATCTCTGTCGTCATTATCGTGATCTTCATCTCTGAGAATTTGATACTCATCCGGTATCCAGCATGTCACATAATGAAAACAAGTCTCTAAAAAATTATCGGCTACGTTGTCAGTATCGAAACAATAGGTTTCAATGTTGGCGACCTCGTCCTCGTTTTCATTGCGCACTCGAATAATGTCAAACATACCCGTTTCTTCTTGCATCACAATCTCCGCCATTGTCCACATGGCATAGTCGATCGACGAATTAAACTTGTGAATCGTGGCTTTTGCTGCGTGCAAAATGACTTCTGTTACGACATTAGGTTCGGAAGTTGCATCAATGCACATCAACAGTCGTTTAATCAGACAATCGAAAAATTTTCTTCTATTGATCAAATTCGTAGCATAGCTTTCTGCGTCAAGCTCGTCTTCAAAAGATTCAAAATAATCGTCTTTGTTGTATTTGGTTTGAAAAATATCATGAAATTTTTTCAATTTAATAAATTTATCGGCAATATGAGGCCCGAATTGACCGAGTTCTTTATCGTTGACAAAGACATTATCAACGTGTATCTGCTTCGAAGACATGTTGAATAGTGTTATAATTGACTACCTTCTTCACATTTATATAGTGATTTCAAAGATAATTAAAGCGATGTAGATAATAAAATTGACTCAAGCAATTTTATATTTGTTGGCGGCTTGTAGTTTTTTGTTGGTGTATACGAAAAACGTTCTCAGACGCATCGTCGGCGACATACGATATGAACGTGCCTATAGCACTTTTGTTCTATATCTGAGCGATACGAAGGTACTGTTTTATCTGATAAATACACTTTAATCTGATACGAATGCACTATAAAGGTGTAAAGTTGCTGCAACCAATGCAGTTATTTTACTGAACATACAAGCAAAGATCATGTCATACCTGTTGTCTCTCGGTGGAGTGGCGTGTACCACCAAAACTACAATTTTAAAGCAAATCGTGCAGGAAAAAATACCTAATGTAGTGGTGCATTTCGACGACTACAAAGAACTTCACGACAGATACGGGTTCAATCATCGAATGGGCAGTGAACTGTTTGCAGCATATCGTAACGCAAACGATATCGGCTTTAAGCGCGATTATATGAATGTGCACATTTTTGATCGCCAGCCGATGGAGTCTCTCGTTTATTCGAGTATTCGCCAGAAAATAAACAAAACTACAAGCTACTATATGTACGTCAACAGCGTCGACATGGGACTGCACGATGGTTGGAAAAGCGTCATATTGCGCACACATCCCAGCAACGATGAGCTATTTGTCGACATGATGAAAAAGCGTGACAATAAAATCGATACCTATAACGTAGGATATATACGTGAGCAAAATAACAGGTTTAATTTGTGGTCAAAGGCAGCAAATGCAACTGAATTGTATGTCAATTTGAAGAATAACAATATAAATCATTTAACGCGAGAGCAGAGCAATATTAAACGTTATATATTGAATCAAATTTATAATGTTAAATGTTATGACGGTTTAGTGGTATACACATTTCGATTGCCTATAATTCAAGAAAAAATAGCTTTTTTTTCATATGATTATCTGCTATGGAATCTTTTGTCGTTTACTCCCGACCGAAGATACAGATTTATAATAGAAAAAATGATTAAGCTTTTGGATCAAAAATTTACACTTGTTTTTATGTGTTACTTGAAGTTTTTTGACATAAACGAGCATATAAATTATTTGTGTAAAACTATCAATCTACCGCTGGTCATGATGATCGCCACTGGCGACAATCAATATTGTATACCTCGGTCTGGTTGCGTAGATTATTTGACGACACTCAATCCTAATGTCGATTGGAGACAATCTCGTTTTTATGGACAGTTAAAGGATGACAGGGAAAAAGATTTTGCCAAAAACAATAATATACAATATTTTGATCGTCTCAACTTTTTTCTAAATAAATAGTTTTTGTTAATCGAGTTAAATAAAACATTTTCGATTCTATTATTGTTTATTTTGTGGTGATTTATATTATAATTGAAATAAAGGTTTTGCAATTTTATACGGTGGTATTATTTTTCTTTTACGACTTTTCAATGCGACCGTTAAAAGCGGTGAAGATGTAGTAGATTTCGTTGATTTTTCGTCGATTGTCGTCGATTTTGTCGTGTTTGTCGATGACGATAACGTAGAAGTTAGAGTGATCGGACTTTTATTATTGTGACTGTATAAATCTATCGTTTCTATAAAAATTTTTGTCGCAATCTCTTTGCCAAAGGTGACGAGATGATGCTCGTTGTTGCGAGGATTGTCCAGATTTTCGAGGCACTCGTTGTAGTGTTGAAGCATAGCACGCGGCGAGCTCTTAAGATCAGGATCGATTCCGTCGAGTCGCTTTAGAGCCACTTCGAGCACGGCTCTGTAGTTTTTAAAGTAATCCTTGCCTTTGTTGAGACCGAATTTGAATGCTATCAACAGTAGACGCCTGTTGAAGTCTTTGTAGTCGATCGAATCGTCAACATATTTAGATTGGCTGAATAGCTTTTTAATAGTATCATAATTTTTTGGAGATGGATTCTTAAAGTATTCATCGCGTGCGCCCTTGACGATGGCTAGAATATTGTCGGGCAGCATGCGCTCGGATTCGATGAGAGCGCTACATTTGTCGGCGATGAGTTGCCTAGCAAAGTCGTCAATGTTTATTGAATCCATAACCGCGACGAGTACTTAATAGGTAACGCATACAGTTCATCATTATTTGGTCCTGAAATTGAGCGATCCGTCAAGGTTAAAATTGTAGTTGCTCAATTTAAAATATAATTTAGACACGTCTATCGAGCCGATCGCTTCTACCACGTCATTCAATTCGGATAATTGTTGAAAATCTTTGACACAATAACACATTTTGTACTTTAGCAGCGTACACACTAGCAGCTCGATCAGAAATTGAAATGTTTTATTTTCGGTACAGTCGTTAATGCCGGCGCCTCCGTGTAATCTTATTATGGCATCGGGTTCGTCGTCGATGTCGTTATTATGCCTGCGTGTGATTCTATTGAATAACAGGCCAGAATACAGTTTGAGTATCATACGTTCGAGATGTGTGACATCGGATTGACGAGAACCAGCATGCGTTTTGATGTCGCACGACTCGAACATTAAGAAATTGACGTAGATGATGCCGTAAAGATTTATAGCATCTGAATAGAATTTAGATTCATATAAAGCGTTTTTCACCAGATTGTACTGGATAATATTGCTGACGATATAGGAATCGTTATCGCCAAAGACCGGTCTATTATTTTTCTCAATAAAATACGCCACCGCATACAGCTCGGGATACTTCATGAAAAGTATGTCTTCGTAGGAGCCGCTGTCCTCTAGGGCGAAGAGGCCCGGTCGTAATTCAGCATAATCAAGAATTAAGTCGTGAGACTTGAAAGATGTTCGGGCATTGTATGCATGCGCCATATCCAACTGTTCTATGTTTATCATGTTGGGGTCGATTTTCTGSTTGGACGAACGAATTTTTTCCATAGTTGGAGCAGTCGCCGCGGAGGCGTGATGCACGATAATCGGTTTGATCAACGATTCATGATTTAAACGAATTAAATTAAACATGTTTATGAAATAATTGAATATACACTTTAGTTTTTCGATTTTTAAAGGAGTATTGGCAGCTTTTAGAGTCGTAAAATCGAGTCCACGAATATTATCGAAAAAGAAGGCATGAATCAATAGAATCAGGCAATGATAGCGGCTGATATCGGTTTCGTTGTGTATTTCRATGGACGCAATGTCAGTGTTCAGTACCATTTCAAACTCRATACTAAATTTAAAGTCTTGCATTTCGACGTCTTGGACTCTGTTTAATAGTTGAGTGTAAGCCTCGACTCCTAAGTAGCGATTCATTTCAGCAACAAAATCAATCTTAGGAGTTTCAGTAGACACCGCCGCCGTCATTACTGTTGCAATCGCCGGCTCTATTGATGGAATTTTATTTGGAATCGATAATGCAGTCGTTGTAATCGCAGTCCCCGACGATGATTGATTCACTATATTGTTGAATAAATCGAGCGTGTCTTTGATAATTTTCTCATCTTCGCTCATGTAATTTATGATTTTATTGCGAAAATCGGCATCGCTAATCGTGTTTAACTTTAATTTTAAATCACAAAAAGTTTGTTGATGCTGTTTAAATCTGTTCGAAAAGTTTATAAATTGTGGAGACATGGCATCGAAGTCGTTGGCAAACGCCATACTTTCGGTGAACGTAACCATAATACTATTTTGTAATGAAACATATTGATCGATTATACTTTTTTTATTCATTGTGTATCAAAGTGTGTAATCTTATAATAAAAAAATACAAAGTAGATTAATTAAAAAAATTTATTCGGAATCGTTTGTACATTTTGGCAAATAAATATATTGATCAAAATCATACATGGCTTCGGCAGCTGTGCTACAATAAGGATTGACAGTGAATGGACGCCAAGGATTTTTGTTATATTTTTTTACAAAATCGTATATAACGTAGTCTGCATATTTGAGTATTTTGTAATGACAAAATTGCCTTTCTTTCTCTTCAATATCGTCATCTTCCAATTTATAGATTTTAAATATGCGCTGTTTTAGACTGTTTAATTCTTTAGGCATAAGGTCTTCTAAATTTTCTGGTACTACAATCACACTTCTTTCGCGCATTACATTTTCTAATAAATCGTATTTTAATTTAGACATTTCTCGACCAAAGTTTTTTCTCGAGTAATAATTGAGTTTATCGGGTAGCATAGCAAGTATGCAATCTATGAGCATATCGATTAAACGGCTAGAATTAACAAAATGGTCGCCCCTCGAAGCACAGATGCATAATTCATTGTTAATAGTGTAAATCGGACCTGGTTTAATCCTTTCGGCCGATTGTCCAAATTTTTGAATGTAAATAACGAAACTTTTGAAGAAATTCTCTGTTTCGATCTCTACCGAACTATCTATAGCACAATCTTCTTCCTTCAGATTTAGACCGAGCCATACGCCGCCGCAATCAGTCAGGCGATCCAACAACTCTTCGAATTTGTATTCGTCTTTTGTAGAAACAGGCAATGCGATCTTGAAGCAATCTGGATCGTTGTCATCGATTTTTGCAGCGCATACATCGCAATAAACTACCGAATTGAGTTTATTCTTTTCGACGATACGGAATGTCCAAACATTCGGCCGGAACTCTTCTCCGACGAAATCGCATACGGCACAATCATTGTCCAAGTCACCTTCGATGAACTTGTAGGCGAACATGTTGATGACATTTGCGAGTCCGTCGCGAGACACGTCTTTGGTGGAGACGAACATGATATTTATTCGAATATTCACTTAATTAATGAAGTATACTGACAATATTTTAAAAATTGCACGATTTTATTGTAAAGTGTACGGTCAATGATAACAAAATTATATAATGTCGTATATATTTTTGTAGATAGAAACTAAATTGTTGGGGACGCACACCGGTATCGAACGAACTAGTGATGTCTGATTATAGTACATTCGAGTGTAGCCCGAGTCACACACGCAATCCTCGACGCTGAAAGGTCTATTGACTAGATCTAAAGAGAGACTGCCGGTGCTATTGACGACATCGCGATAACCGCAAATATAGGGTCGCAAGGCACCAGAATCGCTGACAATGTCACGATAAGTACTGACACATGTATTGTAAACGAGAATATCGTCAGCGACAATGGCGTCGACCAGTCCTCGGGACCTGTCGCATATCGATTTAATTGAATTGGGACCTGAATACGGTATAGCAGCCGTACAAAAGCCGTTGACACAATCGAATTGATTGATAGAAATGGCGCAATTGTTAGTGCATTGTCGCTTCGACACGCATGGCAATCTAGTATGTGAGCAATCCACAATGCCGTTTTGATCGTATACAAACTGAAGAGCTGATTTACTTGTATTTCTATTGTCTTTGTCGATACTTTCGACTCTGTCTGCGGTCATTATGTTTATAGTTTTCAATAAATAAAAACATATTATTAGTAAACCAATTAAAATAAATATAATACCCAGCGAAATGGACGAAAATGACGACATGATTGTCGTATGTGGGCTTATTTGAAAATAAAAGACAAATTTTATACTTTTGCGTTTATTGCACAATAATTACATTAAGTAGATAAAATTACATAACCATTGTTAACTCCATGATTAAACAAGCTAAGTACAGTATTGAAACATTCGTCGCACTTTGTCGAATCGCACAGTTTAAAAAGCTCGGCATCGCAATCGTTGCACTGAGTCTGACCGTCCAAATTTGGCATGTCGAACCCGTGTGCTATCGAAAACAGCTGATGGTTGGATTTCAATATGACCCTGGCTAGATCTTCGACAGCAAACTTTGATGCGCATTTGATACAGTAGGACACATCGGCGAGAGTGGCGCATTTCATTACGACACATTTGTACATATCGGCAATATTTAAATCGATCATATTGACATCTTCCTCGTGGCGAGCGACATCAAAATCCCGGTCGACGATTTCAATTTCTGAGTTGAGTTTCGCCATGACAAATGACAATATTGCGTTGAGATTTAAACGCGAGTACAGCCGTCGAGTTACTGATGCTCGACCTACTCTTGTAACAGCATTTATAGTCTCGACTCAATGATAAGACTAAATTTAAATTTATTCAAGTTTTTTTTCATCAATATCGGCATGTCCGGCGCGGAGGATCAAAATATTTTTCTAGTTATACGCGACGACATAAAAAATGTCAGTATTCAAGTTCAAGACGTTGACGAAAAAGCCAGCGATTCAAATGCTAGTCTAGTCGAAATCGAAACTGCCATCAAAACATTTCCTTTTGATTCGTTAAACACTCAATTAAAATCGATCAACACTGGCGTACAAACGACAAATACAAGTATAAATCAGGCAAATTCGCAAATAGCTACCCTTCAAAAGAATGTCGACGATAAGCTAACTAGTCTTGGTGCTTCGGTACAAGGAGTGAGCACCAAAGTCGATGCTGGAGTAGCAAGTCTCGCCTCTCAATTCACTGCTACAAACAACAAAATAGATGGTGTCGGCACCAAAGTAGATTCTGGCGTTCAAACTACTACTGCTCAGATGACAGCCTTTCAAAAAGACACAAACTCTAAAATCGATACTCTAAACACTAGTGTCGCCTCAATATCAACACAGTTGACTGCATTTCAAAATAGTACAAAAACTAGTCTTGACAATATTACGGCTCTATTAAACACCATTATCAAAATTCTTAAACCCTTGGGATTGTTGTAAATCGATGCTGTTATTGATTGGTGATTAGCATTAAAAAAAATCATATTTTTTTTGCAAATATAATCTTTACTTAAACAAAACAATACAATTATTCAATAGACAAAGTGCTAGTAGACATTGGAGTTTCCTCATTATTTGATTGTTCCATGTTAAAAAATTTAATGTTAAAAACGTTTTTAACGAAAAAGTTTTGACAATTATTCATAGTGTGGACCACTTGTTCGGCCGAGTAAGTTTCCCCGGCGTTAGAGTGCCGACGCTGAGGTGTACTCGGCACTAAATCTTTATTCATTCCTTCGACAATTCCTTCAACTATCGTGTTAATACGTTCCTTGGCTTCAATGCTCGGTGTAAGACATTTGGCCACACAATCGTCTTCGCTAGTAAAGCCCAACGCATTAAACTCTTTAATCATTTTTGAATGTATGTTTTTGTTACGTTCACACATTTCTATGTCGGCTTGATACTTGTCGCGAAGCTCATTTTCATTCATAACCTCCATCTCGGTCCTTGCTTTGTTGGTGTATCGAAGGCCGTAAAACATGTGCGGCTGATCAGTGCGCACTTTAAGCCAAACCGTCACAGGATTAGCGCATTTGAGCTGTAAAAACTTTTTAGAGTCTTTGAGCCAAGCGTACCGACCTAAATTAGTAGTCAATCGTGGTCGTTTAGCGTTTATACCAGCAGAACTTGTAGCTTCTTCCTGGTATTTTTGAATGGCTCTGTCGTGTTGTTTAATCTCGCTGTATTGGTTCCGTCCAATACGAATGCGTTTCCTGCCATCGACGGTGCGCTCGTAACCAGTGATATACTCTTCTTTATCGGGACGATCGGCGAGGGCCGGCACTACTCTACCGCTAATACTGGTCAGTGTTTGACGGAGTTTTTCATTCTCATCGATGTTGTCTTTCGCCAATAGAGCGTTAACTGCAAACTGAGTCATGGACATGTTGGCTTGAGTGGCCATATCCTTCATAACCAACTGCATTCGATACTCGCGTTCTTTGTACTCGGCCATTTGGGTCTCGTAGTTACGCTTTATTTCCGAAATAGTTAAATCTTTAACTGTACTTAATTTCGCGATCGTTGCGTTTGCCTCGGATAGCTGCAATTTCAATTGTAATGCTTCTATTTGAGCGTCTGCCAGTTTCTTGTCGTAGTTTACAACCTCTGTAGACGTTTGTTGCTCTTTCAGTTCGTATTTTCCCGTCTTACGAATGGACGGTAGCACCTCGCTGGTCACCCAACGTTTAATAAGTTTCGCCTGCGGCTTCTTGGATGCCAACATCAAAGAGTATAAGCCGGACTCGTTGAGAAATAATGTCCGTGGGTGCCAATTTGGTGGTACAACAAGATCCCGTCTCGGGGACGGGATCTCACTCCACGTGATTTTATCACAATCATCAACATTTTTACGTATGGCTTGATCGGTATCGGCGAAATCTAATGCAACAGCAACATCTTTTGCTTTAAAAAGTGGCTCTCCGTCATCGTTGATGTAAATATACACGTCGAAACTCTTGTCTTCGGCGACGATGTATGATTTCTTTACAACTGACATGATAACGAAAGACGTGTTAACTGTTCGGGAGACAAAGACGAGAACGATCTGACATTTGTCGTTGCAACAGCCCGTTATATACCCCTCCCCCTCTTTTTATTTTGAGACAACCGCGAAATAGTTGGCATTTGATTGTTAGTCGATGCTGTCGCAAAGAAGCGTTATTTTTTGCCAAGTTATTTTTCGAATGGCATCAGCAAGTAAAAATTGAACAATCCGATTGCTACTTAAATCCCAATCTATATCAATAACAAGACGTAGGATTTTTATGTTTAGCATTTGGTAAGTAATTTCGGATAAACAACATAATGAAAGCAGTTTGTATGATTAGTGGTGACGTGACCGGACAAGTAATTTTTCTGCAAGAAAGTCCCGAGCATCTGTTGAAGATCACTGGCTTTATTTTAAACCTACCTCAAGGCTTACACGGCTTTCATGTTCACGAATTCGGCGACACAAGCAACGGCTGCACGTCTGCGGGCGAACATTTTAACCCTACGGGCATGGCTCACGGCGCACCCAACTCTGCCGTTCGTCACGTCGGTGATCTTGGCAATATTGATGCTAAAAGTCACAATTGTCTGACTCGTATAGATAAAGTCGACTCGGTCATGTCTTTATACGGACCCTACTCGATCTTAGGCAGAAGTCTAGTTGTTCATACAGATCGAGACGATCTTGGTCTCACTGATCACCCTTTAAGTAAAACTACAGGCAATTCCGGTGGAAGGTTGGGATGTGGGGTTATTGGTATATCTTGTTGATTTACACGAAATTATATAAATTCAAACATATTTTATTGATTAAACAACAAAAAATTATTCATCTGTAAAATCCATACTAAATTCACTATTATCACCATCGCTATAATAGTCGGATAAAGCTTCATCGTCACTGTCGATATCTGGAGAAACATTACAAGTTAAATATTTACAATATTTGCAATACACGGCGGGTCGATCGTTAAATCTATAGCAGTTATGGCAATATAAATCGTATATTATGGGTGGCAAAAAGAAACGATCGTACAACTTCATCAGCTGCTCGGCCATGAAATGAGGAACATATTTAGAGAATGCAGTAACGAATTCTTGCTCAAACGTCAGCCGTCTTTTAATGTCGTAAATATTTATGTTTTTCTTGATAGAAGAAAAAATTTTCTTGGCACACATCAACGACAAGCTGTCTTCTTTGCGCTGACGACACCGAATATACTGATAATCACGGACGCTAAAGCACATCATTTCACGGTCCCATTGCCAGTTTAAAACGTTTATTTGCTTCATCACTGTAAACAAATTTTCATAGATTCGACGAGGCAGATATGGTTCCATTGCACAATAGAAATTATGTTGTACTTGTTCGATTGTTTGGCCGTCGCTCATATACATTTGAGAATGGTCTATAAAGCCAGTGTCGATTAACGTCTCCAACAGGCTCTTAGCGCACAAAAGCTGCAGAGAAGGAACTTTTTGGTATTGACAATCCATGGTTAACAAACTTGTTATGATACTCTTTCCTAACTAGACACAATATTTATATTATAAATTATCTAATTTATCTAATCTATGGAATAAAACAATCTAAATTGATCAGTAATAAAAGTTTATTCAATCAATAATTTTTGTATTTGTATGCGGGAGCATAGGAGAAACTGGTAGATTTTTGAAACGCCATGTCCTCGCTCGAGGAGGTGGAAAAACGGCAATTGCAGTTCCAATATTTGATCTCAAGACAGCGTCTACACTTTTGGCTGTAGTTACTGTTAAAATTGTTGGAGAATATCACTCTGGTCGCCAACGAAGCCATCGAGAATGAAGATTCGGTTTTGACGGGCTTGTTAAAGCTGGATCCGGCGCCGGTGGTGTACGAGCCTTTGCTGGTCTTGCAGTTGAGGCACATGATGAGTAGTTATAATTGCGACGGCACTGCTTGCAACTGTATGCATTTCAGCAATTTGTATGCACTTTTATAGTGTGACATATCGAAACAATTGATTAGATAACGTGATAACTGCTAAACTGATTGTGTGAAAGATAACTCGACATTAAGCTTTGTTAGCTAAGAAATACACACCTGACTATTGACACATACACAAATGTTTGCTATTGTGTATTAAGTAGGCGTTTATAATAATGCTATTATAAAAGTTATAGTGACATTTAATCGATATAAGCAAAAAATATGAGGTGTATGAAAATAAAACATTTGAATTATAAAGGTACAAATTTAATTTTAGTTACAAAAATATCCATCAAGTATTTTACCGTACCCGGGTAGACATTTTTCGTTATTAATTTCGAGTCGACAGAGCGTTTATTGACAACAAAAATGTATGGAGTGCGACACATAGGACACGAATTGTTGTTCTGAGACCAAATCTTGAGACATTTTGTACAAAACACGTGCTCGCAGTTGTTGGGATGTGAATAGTTTCTACAGCCTCGCCGGCGAATTTTTTGCACGCAAATCGCACACTCGTCGTTGACGTTCAACGCAACATCTTTAACAATCGACGGTTTTTTGATGATGATATCGCTTATTTGCAAGACATCAAACAATATTCTTTTCTGTCTGTCAAAACTAATATTTAAACATTTATTATGATTTTTGTCCACAAATTGAGCGGAATCAATTATTTTCGTTCTTCGTTTCACTACACGTCCGTTGGTATCTATGTAAATAATATAGTCGAAATTACGAACTTTAGTTACAAATCCCACGTTAGACATGGTGGCTTTTATCTGCACAACTGAAATCGATCGATTCCACAATCAACAATATCACGTTGACTGAACAATAATATGTTTTAGTCTCGTTCAATAAGTTATTTCTCAAATTAACCATAATTCGTTACGATATAATGTCGTTGCTTTCTAGAAAATACCAAGATTCCGACATTGCGGCATATCTCGATCAATCGAATGTGCTGTGGGTCAGTGCCGATGACGTTTTACAGATTTTGCGGTTGCCCGCGTCCGTTCTTCAGACCATAGCTCCGCGACACAAAAAATGCTGGACTGATTTTAGATGTCCCACACAATGTCGATTCGATGCAAGCAAAATTTTTGTAGATCTCTACGGTCTCGGTAACCTGTGTAACCGAATCAATTCCAGTTGTTCCGATTACTTGATGACTCTGTTTGTGGCCGAAATTTATAGAGATTGTTTGCCGCGCCGACGATCGTCGGGATGTCGGCCGCGCAGGCGTTCGTCAGGATRTCGACGAAGGTCYTCCGGCGGACGTAGGCGCTCATCCGGCGGTCGAAGACGTTCGTCTTGCGGTCGCCGGCGTTCATCTGGAGGTCGTAGGCGTTCATCTGGCGGCCGCAGACKTTCGTCTCGTTGCAGACCTCCGCACCATCACCACCACAACAACGAGTTGCTCGAGCGTATTTCGCGACAAAACGAAATCATTCTCAGCACGCTCAACCAACTCAGTCTAAACAATAGTAATCAGCATCTCGAGCTGACCAACATTCTTAACGCTATTCGTCTGCAGAATGTAGCCATAGCTGCTCAACTAACGCAACTCATAGAAACTTTAGACAATCAATTAGGCGATTTGACCACGGATTTGAGGCGACTGCTAAACGAACTCGACACTCGATTCGCAGCCCTCACGACGGCATTGACTAACGCAATCGCTCAACTTCAGGACTCGATCAGAACCGATCTGACCGGCATAAACTCGATACTCAACAATTTAACGTCCAGCGTCACAAACATTAATGCCACCCTCAACAATCTATTGYAAGCCGTTAACGGATTGGACATTGACGGTCTTACTACATTATTAAACACCATTTTAGCTTTACTCGAGGAGATTTTAGGTATACTGACACCTGAAATTCCATTGACTAAAAAATGAGTCGAGTAGAGTGAGTATAATCTTAAATAAAAAGTAAAAAGTTATTTTTAACAAAAAATTTTATTAGTTACATTAAAAATCTTCAAGAATTTCATAGGTTTCATTGGCAGCTCCGAACCGTTTGTATTCGCCTACTCGTTTTTCAAAAAAATTAGTCTTGCCCTCCAGAGAAATATTATTCATAAATTCGAAAGGATTCAAAGTCTTAAAATATTTTTCGTAGCCAAGCTCGATCAACAGTCGATCCGCCACAAATTCGATGTACTCGCACATAGAATGTGCATTCATGCCCAGCATTGCGACGGGTAAAGCGTTAGTAAAAAAATCTTTCTCGATGTCCACGGCTTCCTTAAACATGTTCAGCACCTTGCTTTCAGAAAGCTTGTCCTCTTTGGCAATATATTTGTTGTAATAGAGGCAGGCAAAGTCTGTGTGCAATCCTTCATCTCTAGAAATAAGTTCGTTGCTGTAAGTCAAGCCAGGTAGAGCCCCTTTTTTTGTGTCTTTAATATAGTAGATGGCAGCAAAACTACCGGAGAAAAAGACACCTTCGACGATGGCAAACGCGACCATGCGTTCGGCGAATGTAGCAGTTTGACTTTCAATCCATTTCTGAGCCCATGTTGCCTTCCGTTTGACGCTATCAATGTGCTCGATGGCATTCAAAATCCTGTCGCATTCCTGAGGATCTTTAATGTATTCGACCACAAGAATGTTGTACATTTCCGTGTGAACGCACTCGATAGATGTCTGTTGCGCATAGAAAAAAGACGCCTCCATTTCGGGCACGGCCGACTGCATGTGCTCGATGATATTAGTGTTCACGATGACGTCGGCAGCGGCAAAAAACGCGAGAACGTGCTTCAAAAAGAATCGTTCTTTATCGTTCAGTTTGTTGTTCCAATCGTCAAAGTCTTTGGACATGTCGATTTCTTCAACTTTCCAATGACAATCGAGCGCCTTTTTGTACGATTGCCAAAGATCTTCATTCACGATGGGGAATAAAGTCTTGCGCGAAACGGACGACATTGTCAGTGAGTAAGAAGCTATCGATACAATACGAGTCCAGTGTCGACGCAAGTGCTGTTCGAGCAATCGTCAAAGTAATAATACACAAATTTAACGACAGTTCGGCACTTTTATACGATTATGATCGAAGACGATAATTATGCTCTGCCAGTTTTATCATTTGATAATGGGGCTTACAAAGTGTCATGGCAAGAGATATCGTTTAATCCCCACAGACAAGAGTACTTGTATTCTGTACGAATTGAAGACCTTGAAGTTCGTTATGTGTATTGGGACGATAACGCACGTCGAATGAATTTACTGGCACCGGGTCAGTTTAAGATTCGCATCGGTAACGTGTACTCGGAACCGGAGACTGTCGAGTTCAATGCCGACGAACAATTATTGAAATTGACTGTATATTCACCTCAAACGAACTTCAACTCGATCACTGTACACTTGAATAAAAGGTATTTCGTCGACGACCGAAGACCTTGGGAAGTTCCACGTTGGATTAAACGTGTATTCGGTCCGTTATAAGAAATTATAAATTTCCGACGCAATGAACGAATACAGTACATCATTTCGAGCGTACCGAGAACTGCTTAGCATCAAACGAGCATTGTGGCTGTACGTGTCGTTAATGTTTTGTGGCTTTGCCATTTTCATCGGGATGAGTGTTTACGCCGGCGGAGTCATATACGCTCAAATTGAAGACATTTCTCAGACTGTTGGCGCAGCGGCTCGTAGCCAAAAAGAATTACAAAACCACATTAAAAAATCTTTTGACAACGATCTCGAAGCCGACATACAATTTTCATTAATAATTCGCTCGAGTTCATCCGTTCAGCTCAAGATCAACACGTATCCAGAACAAAATTTTATAACATTTACAGAAGAACGAGTTACTTGTCCCGGCAGTGCGCAATACGAAAACTATATAAAAACGTTATACGATAGAGACACTAAACCCGATATACATAACGTTTACTTGTTTTATGGAGGCCATGGGCTGGGTAAATCCTTTGCGGCTCAACAATTGGGCAAGGCCATGAGTAAATTTGGGAACGTAGTGGTCGTTTCTGTGCCCATGACTAATTTTATAGGTGTCGTTGGCTTCAACACCATAGGCAACGTCATACAATCTATAGAAGCTGTTTGCGACAATTGCTTCGTCATATGGATGTTCGACGAATTGGATTCGTATCTGATAAACAATCGCGATTCTCTCTATCAGAGCAAGAGCATCACGGAGTTTGCCGAATATACGGGTTTCGTCAAAAATCATAATCGAATTTTGGCGTTTACAATGAATAATGGCGAAATTCTGAGGCATGATTATTGGGCACATCAAGATGAGATCTCCAACCACACGTACGAATACGAACGTGAYTTTAGAAAGGCGCTTGCCAAAACCGGCATGAGTTCGACTGATTTTCTGGTGGACGGACAACTCAGCAGGCTGCGATCGTTCGTCGGCAACAAAATTTTTAAGTTTAAACGGTTCAATAGAGAGACRGCAAAGCGATTCATTAATATGTATCTGCCCAAGCATATGCAGCTATCGTGGAACAATCAAATTGAAAATAAGCTTTTTGGTAACGAAACCGCATTAGCTCAAACATATGATGTGAGAACGCTCGTGATCGCTCTCGATGATGTACTAAATGTAAAGAAAATAAATAAAACTTGAACACTTTTATCAACAATTTATTTTATTTCATTTCCCTAGATTGTATAATTTAAATTAAACAAATCATTCAGAATACACATGAATCTGTACCAACATTTAGTAAAATAATTATTTTCCCACACATGATAGGGAAAATTGACTTGATGCGTAATATCATCAATATTGCTAATGAGTCTGTCGTTCAAATACAAATATATAATGAGATTCGAACCCAAGGTCGGATTCAATAGATACAACAGGTTTTTGAGATTCTTAATTTCGAACACGGCATTCGAGTTTTTGATATAGTAATAATTTTGTAATTGCGTACGAGTATTAACAGGATAATATTTTTTTCCTAGTAATTTTTTTAGTTTGGCGATTCGATTTTTTATTTTGTAATCTTGATAGTTAAACACGTTGAACATTAGACATTCGATTTGATCGGCGACTACATTATCGATACATTCGACGGTAATATTTGTATCGTAGAGAGGTTTAATATGATACGATACAGATTTGTTCACAGCCAAGTTCATAGCACTGTCATTCTTTACAGTTAAATCGAGAAAATACACATCAAAGACGAAATAATTCAATTCTTTAACGTCTGATCGTCTGTATAAACGCATCGATGACGGCGAATTCGTTACCATATGCACGTTGAACGAGTATCTCACTAAAAAGTATTCTTCGTTCACTTTTGAAACGGTGGTCTTGAAAGGCATCCGGCGATTCAACCGCAATTCGACGTCGGCGACATTAAATTCGACTGCTTCGTTTACGTACGATTTAAAAATTATTACAGATTTCTGATCGTCGGTTTCGTTGTCGTCGACATTACAGGTTTGTTTGGTGTCGTTGGCGGCATCCTTGACGAGTTTTTTGATGTCAAAGTCTCGCAAAATTTTATCAATTTCACCATAATATTTTTGTGAAATTTTTCGTAAATTTTTTTCGAGGTTGGTCAACGCGACAAACGACGACAAATTGTCGATATTGACGCGATGATTGAAGTCAACGTCATCGACGTAAACCTCGATGTCGATATCCGCGAGAAACGGGTTTATTTCCTCCAAATGCGCGGCAATAGCGGCTCCACCTTTAACGACGGCAAATGTTTTCAGAGAGCCGTATGTTTTTTCTAAAATTTCCTGGTGAAATTTCTTCGCCGGTAGATTGYCATGTATAAAACTGCCGCTGGCTATTTTATTGTTGTTTTCGTCAACAACGATAGACGGGATCTCGATACGATTTAATTTTTGTAGCACTCTGTCACTGAGAATATCGTTGATGAGTTTTTTTGAAATGTAAGGGATGCTTCTATGGTAGTGAAATCGTTCAAGTATAGACTCCATAATGAAATCAAATCAGAGTCGTACTATCGTGCATGGGCAGCTTACTATGCCCTCGCTGATGCGTATTATTAATTCGATAGATACGTCTAAGCGCGATGGACGTCAACTCTTTTATAACATCTGTTATAACATCATCACCAAAATATTGAGTAGATCGACGGCCATCGAAACAATAAAAACGATTGTTTCGATTATTATAGAAACTGAAAAAACCATTTTTAATAATAGTAAAGTTTTGAACTACATCAGAAATTTCTTGATCGCCCACAGTGATGGTCACAATCTGCAGTGCACCATTAATCTAAAATTGTTGGATTACGTTTTAAATAAATATAATATTGAAGAAGAAGAAAATCATCACTAGAGTAAACATGGCTTCGCTTACTGCTGAACAACAACAGATTTACGACAGATATTGTTATGCCAATTATGTGGCCACTTTAAAGCATGAAAACATGACATTGACACAAGACGAAATTTTGAGAGTGGAAAAAATGACTCGCGGACAATCGGAAAATCCTTTGTGGAGCTTGCTACGACTCAACAGACAGACTGCTTCGAAAAGCAACAGCAGCAGCATAATGATTTCGCCTAATGCCGCTATGTGTCACGGTCTCGAGCAAGAAAAAGTAGTAAAAGACAACAAAAATTTAATGAGTGAAATTCGAAGAACAATCGAAAAGACTTTGAACACGATTATCGCAAAAGAAGTTTTTGACTGTGGTATGTTTCTTTCCAAGTTCGGTCTACATGCAGCCTCTCCAGACGCGTACTGCGTTACTATCGATAACGTCCATGTGCCCATCGAAATCAAGTGTCCCTACACGTACAAAAATTTGACCTACGAGGATATACGAAAGACTCTACGAAAAAACCCAAAATCGAAAAAGGAACGATATAGAATCAAAAATACCGCATTATCGGTCAACGTGGAAGGAGTTCCGTTATTCATTGTCGAAAAAACCGATCCCCATTATCGCCAAATGCAAAGACAGATGTACGTAATGAATGCTCCTATTTGTGTATATTTAGTTAAATTTAGCGATTCGTTTGTGGCGTGTACAGTTTATCGAGACTCCATTTTTTACGATACCGAAATGAAAGAAGAGAAAAAAATTTTTAACATGTTTGTCAATCGGAACAAAACAAATTTAATGCTTACCGATCAGTACAAGAGAAAAGCGACTTTTGAAGGCAGGCATCTACCACAATACAGCGAATTCGATATCCGAGCACTCACCAGAAGTGGATTATATTTCGATTATGGACAGCTTGTTTGTATATTTTGTCAGAGTCGTTACGATGTCGATACGCCGGCCCAAGAAATTCTGGCAAAACACACGAAATGCGCGTCGAACAGCTACAACGGCATTGATTTTCACGTCGAACATAAAACTTACATCAATTACTCGACACGCCTTCAAACTTTAGCCTATGAACATAGGCGTTTGGCCAGCGCCGGTTTATTTCTCGATCCTGTCGATTCCCAATATAAAATGTTTTGTTGTGGCCTAATAATAAAAGATTTTCATGTTGAACATGTCGTCGATTGTGAATATAATATGATGATTGATACGAAATAAAATGCTTTAATACACTAAACTATTGTATTTATTATTTTTTCCTTTATCACATGAACAGTATAGAGTACAACATAAAAAGTTAACAACAATATAATACAACAAGAGGAAAGTTTAAACATTTCTAAGCCATTGGACCAATCGAGAAATTTATACACTGGATCTCCTGTATAATATTTGTACCATACTAAAAAGAATCCATACAAAAACGTAAACAGCAAAGGCTGGTAGACATGTTTTAAGCGCACGGGCACCGAAGAAACACACACTTCCAAAAGCACCACGAGCGAATTACACAGATGTATTACATTATTGACTGGCGAGCTAATGTTATTATGATATTTGTAGATTGCAGTCACTATAAAGTATATTGTAGTTGTGACAAGATTCGACGAACAGGCCACATTGAAAAGAAGCCATTGTACATTCACGTACCACGGCAATTTATGATGATATTCCGCGAATCGTCCGTTGTATGATGTCACAGCGCCAGCCACAAACATCATAAATAATGATATCATCGACCAATGTGAGTAGTAGAGAAAAAATTCTGCTTTATTTATGGCCACATAATACGCCGACGCTATTAGCAACGACATAATCAATGTCGATGCCGTCCTCGTCGTCAGCATGATGAGTTGCGAAGACTCGCGAGGAGAGACCAAACAGCAGGAGCTGAACCGATCCGTGATGTCGCCGCCCCAAATCATGTTCTCTTGTCGATGCCGTTGTTTACCCAATAAATTAATATTATCCATTCTCAAGCAATGAGATTCGTTTAAAATTACACTTAATTGTGGCTCGATGTTCGCAATACGTGTCGTTTTATACCGCACAAGTATCCATTAGACCGATTAAAAAAATAATATAAGTAATTATTAAATAAAGTGTGTGTGGGTCGAATCGACACAACGGCCTTGGCATCGAAACCTATATAATTCGAACGGCTGCCAGTTGAAACGAGTCGCATTTCAGCGAGCCAACGTACGGACGACATTGTTTAGTGTGTCAGAGAGAAACTACCGCAAAATGTGGAAATCATTAATATTGTCGTTACTTTTGTCGATGACGATGGTGCGAAGCGCGCCAATGAACGCGACTTTGGAGGTTGACGATCACGGTGGCTTGCCGTTGAATGCCGAAACTGGAAGATTGGTTCAATTTTTCATCAATCACAAGTATTTGCATATGCATGCCGATGGCGTGATAAATGGCACTCTCGACAGATTTAATAACGAAACGGTGTGGAGAAGAATAGCAGTCCCTGTACCAGAAGAGTCCGCCGAGAAAAAAACCGGTATTTTGATTCAATCGGCTAGCAATTGCCGATATTTGTGTATTAACGAATGCGGTTACATGTACAGTGCCGAAATACCCACTTTCGAGTGTATTTTACAAGAAAAAATCGAAGAAAGTAGATATCATTTGATCTACAAAGATTATAATAGACGTCACGCTTACTTGTCAATAAATTTGGAAGGAAAATTCCGTAGAAGTGTATTCAAAAATAAAAAATCGATCGGCGACGCCATAATACGCACAAACGTGGCCGTCGAATCTTGGACTGGTGAAAAAATTTCAGACACGTGTGGTGAGTTGATTCGTAGCAAACTAAACTATCGAAGCCGAAAAGCATGTAGAAATGCATCAAAAAAGAGGCTTGTCAGCAACGAAATTCCGGCTGTGGACACCGACGATATCATTAGCGAAATGATTAACTACAACAGCAGTCGGGATTCTGTTGCAGCTGTCGCTGATGCGCCACCGCAGCCCATTCTAGAAATTATGAACAGAACGGTCGCGACGAATGCGTCTGTCGTGGACTATGTCGACGACGATGACGATGATAACAGCGAAGATGTTGAAATTTCCATCGAAGGTGTCGACCCAAAAAATTATTATGAGCCAGATACGTCCGACTCGACGTTGAGTATCCATTTGTTGAATTCGACGACAGCTCGTCCTGCGACTGTTTCTGCACGCAAACCAGTACTCGCCATCGAGAACATAATCGATAGCATGATAAAAATTCCTTTCACAACGGGCGGAACTTCGGACGTTTCTGATGCACGACATGTACTTTTAAAATATGAAAATAATTTTTATATTAATAAATGTATAAACATGTAATTTAAATTGATATTGATATGTTGATCGTGTCGAATAAACGTTAATTTAAAACATACATTTTTTGTCTTTATTTAACACAATTATACTGAATAATTGCTATATGTATTTAGGATTTGAGCTAGATTATTATATTGTGCTTCGGAGACCATACCCACTGCGTCGCAAATATGTATAGTTCGAGCATTTTTGTTTTGTATCACTCCAAATGCTGCATTTACCATTAACGCCACAGGAAATTGGCCTCGAGGATAACGAGTGGCATTACTCCACATTTTTATCCAACCTCCGTCTCTGCTGAAGTAGCACCAAGAGTTTGTAAAAATTTCTGCGGTGCCGACTTGGACGGTTCCGTGTCTGCGTATACAGAGATCAGGTTGGTGGACGATACATCTACCTCTGCCCGGGTAGAAGCATGGCTCGCCCGTTCGCCTTGCCAGTTTTAAAAAGCCAACATAGATGCTGTCTTTGAGAGATGAATCGACAAATATTTCGTGTGGACTATAGGCAATCGAAAATTTTATAACGAAAAAAGTCGAATTTGGAAGCGGCTGCAACAGTCTATGATACCTAGTGTGACTCAGATTGTGTTTGTGGACGTAAGCAAAAATATCATCATCCGACAATAGGTTGTCGCTTCTTCCCCAAAAAAATTTATATTGAATTTGATGTAGCGAGACGATCGGAACGTTAAACGGTTGTATACACGAGTTGACAATCGTAATATTATCTCTTTTATTGAGACGCGATTGTTTTAGCATGCTCGCTTCCGTCGCTATTCCAAAAAGATTGTCTTCGATGGGACAGTTACAAAAACTTAATTCCGTGCCGTCTGCTTCATTTTTAAAGTAGTGTAGTCGGCCTGTCGTACGCCTACCAGAAATCGGATCGACTGAGCAAGGATCGATAACGCAAATCGAAGTGAGTCTCAGAGTCTGACGATATATAGGATCGAGAGCCGGATGGTCTATTGGCACAAATCCGTCACGACACGGTGCCTGCTCGAAAAAAGTCCTATAATCCGTGTCTCGCACACGCATAGGTTTGCAAAATGGAGTTTGTGTCTGATCATTAAACTCTGATATATAGCCTTCGTCGCAGACACATCGCATTGGCGACTCGTTAATATTTAAAATACGACCGTTCGGCTGACATCCCACAGGCACGTTACAATCAGAATAGAGATTGAGCTGAGTGACTAGTCCTGGCGATGTGCAGTTACAGAGAAGCGAGTATCCAACTTCGTTTCTAGTCAAAATCCAAACACCTGTGTTCGGATTGCAGGCACGAGCCCGTTCTCTATTGAGCGCCATACAATACGACTCGCCCGGCTGAATTGTATACTCAATGTCGTTAATAGTGATTTTTGTGACTTCATCGAAATATTGACAGTTGGCTAATCCCTCGCGACATAAATCACAATCTTGATGTGTAGTGCATGGAGTCAATTGTGAGTGACAAGACACTGGATTTTCTTCGAGTATAATCTCGGAAGGAAGCTTTATCAGAGGAACGTTAGAGTTATCGAAGCGTTCGAGAGGATACAAAACAGGCTCGTCCGCGTACACCAATACAGATATATAATTTGTCAGAACCAACACAATTAGGATCAGAATGACAATTGCTAATATTAAATACATTTTGTTGACTTACGAATATATTTTAAAATAAAAAAAATGTAGCGTTTGTTAGTATCTTTTATTGTAATTTTGTCTGATAGGGAAATAAACTGCAGGAGGACAAAGGTTCCAAATATTGAAATCCGTTTCGAGATCTACGCGTAGAGTGTTGTACGTGGACCAGCTCCTTCTGTAATGATCTTCACCATTATTGCGCTCCACATGTCTAATAAAATACTGTCTTCTTACAATCTTCATGTATATTATTCCCTTGCACCATTGAGCGTGTATGATGCCGATCAGTGCGTTGGCTACATTCTGCTCGTCTGCCGGCCTCATGAACGTGTATAAAGCCCACGCGTTCCTTGACCACTGAGACGAAGCCAAAAAATCATATCGAAACTTGGATATCACGCGTTTAGTGACGCGCATACCCTGTTTATTACATAGATTAATTTCGATTGCCACTATATTATCAAATCGTTTCTGGTCAAACGTGAACACCTCGTGACCATTTTTCAGAATCAAAAGGGTTTTCTTATTATAATCATGAATCGAGGTATATTCATCAATTTCAAAAAATGAAAATGAACGCAAACGCGACAGAATAGAAGTTAAAGATGCCATTGTATCGGTCGATAGAATGTAATATGATCTACAAACGAATATCACTATAATATTTATACTATTAGATAACGTTATTTGTTGATAATGGTATCAATTTTCTGGTTTATCACGTCGATTTTGTTGCCATTGGTCACGACGAGATCGTAGGTAATTTTGGTAGTGTTTTGGATTCGATTCAAATAAAACATGGTGTCATTTCTAAATTTGGCCATATCGTAGACGATGGCGTCAAATCTGTCTTGGATCGCTTCGTAAATAAAAGTCAACAGTTTTTTAATTGCGGCCAATTCGTGTGATATGCTGCCCGTGTGCCACAGATAGGCCACCAACAGAACCAAAGTCACCGCGGAGTAATTCATTTTCGTTTCCTTATTTTTTTCTAATAATTATATCCTTAATTGATTTAAAGCTATCGACCATTGTGTCGTTGCTAAACGCCAATTTATTTGTCAAATCTGCTTGCATACTTTTCACAGAATCAAGAGCAGATGTAATGTTCGARAACAAAGACGCGTTTTCGGTSCGAATAATTTCRCGAATGCTGTCGACAGTATCGTATCCGACGCCATTGGCACCTAGCATATTATTGTTGCCGACCTCGAATGACGGCTGATACATTTGTCCGTTGTTTGTGTTCAAACATTCTTGTAGCGTACACAGCTGTGTTTTAATCTCGTTTAGAGGATCCATCACTTGGCTCTGCGCGCCCATGATTAAATCACAAAATAGTCGTTTCAGCACGAAATACTGAGGCGGATGGACCTTTTTACTGTTCAAAACATACGACGACAGATACTTTCCTAATGCAAACACGTGTATATAGTTTTTGTTGTTTCGGGTCAATTTTTGAGACGCATTCACATTCGTCCAGAGGACTGCTTTATTGAAATTTCGTATAGTCACCAAGGGCGCCAGCAACTTAGTGGCCGAACTTAACTCGACATAACCGTCTCGATCGTCATCACTGTTTTCAATGATTACCACCTCTAAAACCTCATCATCGTAGTGAAATTGCTGCTGTAACGAATCCGACGCGTTATGGCCGTTCATTGCAGTCGAATCGTTTAGGTTGTTCGCTTCGTACATTGCGTTTAATACTTTGTTGTCGTCGAGTGGGGCACACTATACTAATATGCGGGTCGTCCTCAAAAGAGTATATTTGGTCTTATCTTTAAGTTAAAATCTTATTTTGAATATAATTTTTTAAATACATTATGAAGTCTCAGATGTTGGCGTACGACAACTCCGGCCCTGCTGGCGCCGCCAACCTTTATCGACAAAAATATTACAGCACTCCCGTCGACAGAATGCATGCTCGTCAATATAATTATAATCAATATCAAAACGATTTGTCCTACTCACCGGCCGCTTGGAACAAGCTTACCACCAGCGAAAGAACTAACGTTATCTACGAAAAATGTAAAATGTCGTCTCATCATGATACCGTCGATATCCGCAGATTACAGGGACGCGATAGCTTTCGTTGTGATGATATATTAAAGATTGCCCCTTACTCGCAGCCCTCTAGTTATCCGATAGCTATCAATGGCGACACATCAGCCATCGTCGCCTCCTCCCCAACGGCAAAAGGTATTATTATGGACACCGTTACTGTCTAACTACAACGATATTGATAAAAATGTAGATTATAGAATTTTAATTGACGATTTTGATATCGATTTCACGCCATACACGGTTTTTGAAAATGATGGGACCACAATAAAAATACCTGGATTGCGTCTCTATTATTTGCTCAAAAATAAACGCATCTATGAAGATTCGATGGAGAGTCAGTGCAACAGCAATAAAACATTCAAAAAGAGCCTAAAAAATGTATGCTTTGCGAAAGCCATCAAAGGAGGAAAAAATAGCGTAGTTGCAATCATCAAGAGTAAATTACGCCTGCCGCCTTGCATACAAACTCTATTATCGGACATTGAAACCCGACCCAGGGGAAATAGGTTTCGAAAAAGATTCATTTTTAATTGCTATATAGTCAATTTGATAACGTGTACGACATGCGACAAACAATGTATCGTCGACGCCATAAGTGCTCTTTATTTACACGACGACAAGTGCACACGTGAATTTGAAAAACTGTTGAATCGCGATAAGGATGTGTACAAGCCGCCCAGCTGCCTGAATATGCAAAACAAGGAGCGTTTATGTCCTAATAAAAGTGGTATGGGATGTAAGGGACGTAACCCACTGTGTAATTTTTAAAGCCGATTTTAAGCGTATTGGTATCAAATAAAAGTTGTCTTGTTCAAAAATGATTTTTATTTTTACAAATTATCCGCTATAAACGATTTGACTGTTTCTACAGAAGATTCGACTTGTAGCATGCGTCGAGTTTTCTTTGTGTAATTAAAATTATTCACATCAAGTTCTTCGTTGAGACACAGCATGGCCAGCTGAGGATTAGGATGAATGCTGTCATACACTAGTTCCATGTCGCTATATTTTCTTTTCATAGCTTTGTGTCGCCTAGATTGACCCGAAAGAAAAGCGATCTGAGTAGAATTATTTTCCAAAGGCTTTACGAAAACGGCTAATCTAGGGTGTTTAGAGGAATCCCGCGGAAATCGCACGCTTTCATATCGACACAATTGTCTACATCCTCCTTCGTCGCTTTGGTCGTCGGTATCACCATGAAATTGGCAGTGATCTACGACATAATTGTCGCTATTAGCTTCCACATCATGGTGCCTGTCGAGTAATCCATTAGTTTCAATTTTATGTCTATCGACTCTATAGTTTTCGAGTCGACCGTACTGCTCTTGCGCAGATATCTTTTTCTCAATTTTTTCGAAATTTTCACACATTTGCGCTTTGAGTGTTTCGATTGCTTGATAATTTTTAGTGAGAGTGTCTAGCGTAAACGTCTCACTGTTCTTGACAAAAGCATCAAAAACGCGTAACATTTCTGTCATTTTTTCTTCTATTGGCAACGAAACGATCGGCAATGGCTTCTTCTTCGATGTCAAATGTTCTTCTTTCATGCCATCGAAAACCGTTTCAATCAACCATGTTGTAAATTCAATTTTATTTTTAAAATTAACATTATCGAGAATCTGCATCGCGCCATGTTTATTGATGATAAAAATCGTTTTATTATCGTCATTGTCGACGACGTCTGAAGAATTTTTTTTAAAACTCAACAGTTCTTCTATGGTTTTTTTGTATCGATCGTTTTCGATAAACTGGATGGCCGTGTCGATATCGTTTAAACCGATGCCTTCGGCAAAATCGATTGCCAAAATCCAGATTTCGTTCTCGTAAAACAGATAACGCAACATAAACGAAAACTGGTCATCGAAACATAATCTTTTTTTATTAAAAATATACGAAAATGATTTCATGTCTCGTTGCCGATTCCTTCGATAATGGTCACTTTTGTCGACATGATTGATGTCATCTCTGTTGTCAACAGGTTGGTCCGAAAATAACAATCTCTTTATAAAATTAAACATTTTATTATTGGTGTAACTCACCGACACAACGCACACACTTTACAATAATTGAAAAGAAAACTTTTGGCCTTTATAATTGTAGCTAAAAGGTGCCCTTATCTGTGATTGAGTACAAAACACGTGTTTGTCGACAGTCGGCCAGAGCTTATGTAATGTAGCGACATCGGCACTCTTGCCACTTATAGACTCGACGGCAGATTTGTACGTATGAATAAAGCTGCCTGGCCAGATTCGATCTAGACGAATATCCGTAGGCTTGACGAATATTTGGTAGTATCGCTCCCGTAGATTTTTAGAAGCTCCGATACGAAATTTATCTATACGTAGCCACACATGAATGCCTCGATTGCCCGAATGCATGATTCGAGCGATACTCGACTTGAAGAAATTCTTAAACGTCTCCGTCGCCACTTTAATTTTCAAATCTAATAGGTCTGCATTGTCGGCTTCAATGTCCACATCGATGACCCATTCCCTTCCGTCTTCGAGCGCTTTGACATGAATGTCACTTACGTTATGGTCCTGAATAAATTTGAATAGATCTTGAGCGTTTGTAAAGTAACGTTTAGGATGACACCAATGGACGCCATCAGTAAACGAATAATATCTGCTGTCGTTGTATGCCAGGCTGTTCCACAGTTTTTCCACCTGATCGATTGAATAGAGTTCAGGCTGAGCGTACATCTTGATTGAATTGCTGTGCACGAGTGGACGATAAGTAACATGGCGTTACATTTATTGTTTGCCGTTCTGATATCGAATGCGCCACGCCTCAACAGCACCGCGCATGACGATATCGATAGAGTGTTCGATTTGATCCTAGACGAAATCACCAAAATTGAGGAAAATGAAGCTGACGACTTTAATTATACTCGCTTGATTTTCTTTATACTTTTATTGATAATAATCATATTGATCAAGACACGACTCTATCGCTATTTGCTATGTTGTAAAAGTAGGCGGAAAAAAGCGATTACGATTGTGCCAAAAACGAAGGAATCTCCACCGACATCGCCGACAACGGCAACGCCAACACAACCACCAAATGCGAATATTGAATTTTCGAAAAAAAATATTGTTGACGCTACCGTCGTCGACGAGAAAAGCCGCGAACCCGCGATTAAATTAATCAAATTCAAGTCTATTGTCGATACCACCAATGATTAAACTATGATAAAAATTCGGACATCAATTGTCGTTTAAATGCTGGATTCGGATTTATCACGTCACGTTTGCTCGCCACATAATTGTAGATTTCATCGAGATTATAGCCCGTTCGTTTGGTCAAATAATGTATAACTATGGTGGCAGATCGAGAAACTCCGGCGTGACAATGCACATAAACGCGTCTTTTCTCCAGGTCAATTTTATGTAACAAAAAATCGAAAGTTTTTCGAAAATGAGACTGTATGTCGGCGTGTTCGTTGTCATCGATATTAATGTATAAATAGTTGTCGATCGCGTCGATTATGTCGGTTTTACCAACGAAAACGGGTGGATCGTTCCAGACGGTCAACACCGCGCTAATATTTTCTTGGCGTAAAAATTTTTCAAGCAGATTGCGATCGTAAATGGCACCGCCCAAATACAAATTGTCGGTGATTTTGGATGCATTAATCAGTATTCTGTCGCCGTCGCCCGATTCGACTTTAATGTAATTCATATTGCGTTCGCATGTAACCCGTTTCCGTGCTAGATTCAAATAATACACCGTGCCAGTGGGTCAGTGTGCCATATTTAAACAGTGTCCGAGCGACACACGACATAAACACCTCGAGCGACCTAAATATCCTTAAATATTAACCGCACGAAAAAAGTGGAGAAAGGGCAGTAATGACGTCCATTGTAGTATTGTTGTCGATAACGATGTTAATCATTTCATCACCGCCTGGTATTGAAGGAGCCAGAATTTTGGCAGTGTTCCCAACGCCGGCCTACAGTCATCAGAGCGTTTTCAAGGTTTACATTCGGGCTTTGGCCGAAAGAGGTCATGAGATTTTTGTGATAAAACCATCGACCAGGGTGAATTATGTTGATCGGTATTCCGATCTCAACCTTTTGGGCAATATCACAGAAATCGACGCCAGTCTATCGGAAGAATATTTTAAACGACTCGTCAAGGCGTCGAGCGTGTTTCGCAAGCGAGGTCTCATCTCCGACAGCAGCACGGTGACGGCCCACAACTATCTCGGTTTGGTGAGAATGATCAGCGACCAGTTCGAGCTACCTGAAGTGAAGAGCTTTATAGCAAACCGCAAAGAACTCCAATTTGATTTATTAATTACCGAAGCGTTTATGGATTATTCTCTGGTTTTTTCTCATCTATTTGATAATCTGCCAGTTATTCAGATATCGTCAGGCTACGGAGTGGCGGAAAACTTTGAAACGATGGGTGCCGTCAGTAGACATCCTCTATATTATCCAAATTTGTGGCGGGACAAATTTACCGATTTGAACGTCTGGGAAACGATCAACGAGATTTATGTTGAATTGAGATTGCAAAATGAATTTAGTAGGCTGGCGGACGAACAGAATAAAATGCTCAAAGATCAGTTTGGCAGGAACACGCCCACTGTACAGGAGTTGAGGAATCGAGTTGAATTACTCTTCATCAATACACATGCCGTTTTCGATAATAATCGACCGGTGCCGCCCAGTGTCCAGTATTTGGGTGGATTACATCTGAAAGGAAATTTGCCTCGACGTCATCTTCATGGATTTGTAAAGGAATATCTCGATAACTCGACTGAAGGCGCTGTGTATGTTAGTTTCGGTTCCGGCATCAACAGTGCCGACATGGAGAACGAATTTTTTCAAATGTTTTTACAAGTGTTTGCCGAATTGCCCTATAATGTTTTGTGGAAATACGACGGCCTAATCGAGCAATCTAAACTGCCGAATAATGTGTTTATACAGGCGTGGTTCGATCAGTTCGAGGTATTGAAGCATCCTAATGTGAAGGCATTCGTGACTCAGGGCGGAGTACAATCGACGGACGAAGCTATTGAAGCGCTCGTGCCGCTGATCGGACTACCAATGATGGGAGATCAGGCGTTTAACACTAATAAGTACGCTGAACTAGGCATCGGCCGGAACTTGAACACGCTCACTGTAAATAAAAAACAGTTGGTTGACGCAATTCTGGACGCGAGCCAAAATCCTTCATACCGCAAGCATTTATTGCAATTGCGCCATATTATTCGTCATCAAGCGATTTCGCCTTTACAGAAGGCCATTTATTATACAGAGCACGTGATTAACAATCGCGGACGTACCTTGCTGAAAACGAAGGCTGCCAACGTTAGCTATAGTGATTACGTCATGTCATACATAATTGTTCCTTTTGTGACTGTTTCTATTATGAATCATTTGCGTCAATTGTTGAGAATAAATTTATTTTAATATGATAACTGTATTTTTTGTGTTCCAAAGTAAAAAATTACGAGAATTTGTACTCTATTACAAGGGAATAAATACTCTTTTTTGTAACCAAACAGCCTGTCGACACTTCATTTGCGCAGGCGTTGTCGGCTGCGCGGATTTGGTTTATAAACGACTCGTATTTATCGTCATGTACACTACAACTCGAACTAGCGCCAAATCATGTCGACGCTGAGGAATAAATGCCTCATMCGAAGCATACAAATACTAGAGAAAAATTATCGACGGGTTTCTGTAGGAGACTTGAAAAAAATATCAGAAGCCATCGCGATATTGCAAGAGTCTAACACTAAACTCACCAGAACCCTACAAAAGATGTCTTCGTATTACGCAGAACGCTACAAGAACAAGATACAGAACCTTCAGAATTCGATCGATAAGAAGGATCGTCACATTAAAGACTTGTACAAGCAAATCGACGAGAAAAACCAAAGAGGAGTGTTTATAGTTCGATTCGGTAATTCTGTATGTTTCTTTTCTTCGCTCGAGTCCTTGAATAAAACGATCAAGCAATCTGCGACGGTACAGAATTTAAAAATTATATTATATCGAGGCGGATGTGATATCAAATCTGATCGATCCGTTTGTATGGCAATAGCAAAGGCAAAATACAAGAATTATGTGAGCATTGAGAATCGAAAAATTGTATTTGTCGAGAGTGCTGATGCGGACTCGTTTGAATTGGACATTAAGCAAATGTTAACCTAAAATGTTGTATAGTACACATTTAGAAAAATTTTAGTTTAATTTTAGTGGTGTTTGTGTATAGAGGCTTGATTTTTTTTGTAATATATTTTAAATCTTGCCTATACCAGTTAACTAATGCTTCATCGATTACGCCTAGAGTGTAGATAAATAATTTACTCGAATATTAGAATAAAATTTATTTATTTTAATCAAATAAACGGACATTACATTCGTTGCTACTATTAGAATAAAATTTATTTTTGTTAAAATATTTATCGTTTTATTTTTCCTATTGGATTTATTGTTGCTGTGCTTAGAAATAAATTTGACTAATATTATTGTTAAAGCTATGTTAACCAGTATTAAAATTATACATAAAACTCCTAAAAATACAATAAAATACTTTAGAATAATACTGACAATTGTTTTATTATCTTCCTCATGCCCGTTGCTGCTGCTATTTTTTACTTTACTAAAGATGTCGTTTTCATCGATTACAATCGAAAGAGGTGTCGTCGTAGGAGTGGATACCGTAAAAGGTATGGTACTGGGATAAAGTTTAGGACCAATCACAGCTGGTATTGAAGCAGGAGTTACAGTACTAGTAGTAGTAGTAGTAGCAGGCAACAAACGAGAACGAGGAGGAATAATATTTCTAGTTGCATTAAATATCACATTGATTGGCTTATATTCTAGGGTAGATTTTTTGACTACATAACTAAAACAATACTTGTCTGGGTTAAAATTAAAGCGTTCGATATACTTTTTGGTATAATAATATAAATCTATAGGACTATTTCTATCGATATTTAATACTGACGTGAACAAACTTTTTGAGACTCTGCCACTGACACTGAAAAGCCGTTCGAAATACGGCTGATTGAAAATGGCTGCTAGATGAACGAGTGTGTTGTTGCGCAAATCGACTGGCCGAAACAAATTTTGTAGAGAAATCTTTTCGTTTCGCAGTCTGGCCACGTTATTGGCGAACGTGCGTAACGATTGGTTGCTGTTGATGTTAGGCGGGGCGACGAACACTTGACACGCATCCACTCGATTCATCAGATTTTTCAACAGCTCGGTTTCTTGCGATTCGGCGGCAGCAGTAGATGACGACTGGATTGACGCGAATGGTAGCAATCTCGACCAAAACGACGAGGCGCGACCCAATCTGATCAAAGCTCTCGTATCGTTTCGACACGAAGACACCCCATTGTACCAGTAATTATTATCGATATTAAAGAACTTTTCCAAGACATTGTGGTGATCGACAGCGCCGTTGGGCATCATATATCTAACTGCCATTTTCACTAGTCCTTTCTGCAGATACTCAAAATCAAATTGCGACACTGGCTCTCGATTAGTTTTTATTTCGTATTGCGCCACAATTTTTTCGATTTTATTGTCCGATCGCCTGTTTCTGTTCTGTTTAATGAGTCGATATGGCGTCAAAATAAACGCACAATCGTCAAAGTCAATCTGTATGTAGTTGTGACATGTAGCAAACGTTCGATTGTCAATCATTTGCAAATACTGTTCTTGTACCGTATTTTTGTTGTTGTCGACAACGAACGCATCTTTACTGTTTATTTTATCGCATTTGGCGATTCTGTTAATTTTAAAAACGTTAAATTCATTTTCTAAAGCGGAATCGATATCAATTGTGTAGTTTTGCTTTAGAATCATCTTTCTCAATATGTTCGGTTTGATTTCGTAAAGAAACGACACTAGAGCGCTTCCCATCGAGTACAATATATTAGAATCGTAATCGGCTTTGACTATCTCGGCGATAGTGGTGTTTCGATATGCCTTTAAACCTTCATGATCGCGCCAAAAACAATCGCGATTGCCGAATCTGTCGGCGGCGCCTTCGATATACCATTTTGGCATGAATCTTGCTTGTAACGTAAACAGGAGACAATGATGAAATTCGTGGCCATAAGCGTTTGGTAGATCGTCATGTTCATAGTCTCTGAAGAAGACATGCGCTCGAATGACACGTCTGTCGTGCACGTATTGAGTGATGCCACCGTTGTTGACGCCATAGTTCCAGTACGGCCCCAATCGAACGTATTGTTTACGATCGTTATGCACGTACATGTCAATATCGGTCAAATTGTGGCGATGTTGAATCTGTAAACGTCTATAGAAATCGATAAAATCTTGATATACGGTATTCATTTCGTGCGAAATTTTTATGAGTACATCATTTCTAGTGATGTTATGATGTAAAAAAACTCGTATTGGTCCCACGTCGAATCTCGTCTCAAACGGATACATGACATCTTCAATTTTTTCATAGAGACTTTTATCAAATTTGGAGTCATCATAATTGATTCTGTTACCGGAGACGACCAAATTATTAAATTTCGACACATAACACATGTAAATGTCTTGTTTGATTTCGGTTTTCGACATGACCATCAGCGGATGTTCCAATGCGATTCGAGATAGCTGCACGGCGGCACGATCGATGAGTTTGGCTATCTTGATGTTCTTCTCGAATATCTCCCGGATCGAAGCGTACGCGACTAGACAAGTCTTGAACTGTCTATCGTTCCACATGATAAATGAACTGCACAATTCGTGAAACGATACAAACGTTTTTTGCATGTTGGCCGAGTTCACGTTGCGAACGTACAAATCCGAAGTCAATTCGAATAGATTCGAGGCGACAATCTGCATTTTACGAGAAATCCGACGGTCGATCAGAGCAATTTTTCTGTTAAATTTAGCCATCGAATCGAGAAGAGACGCTTGAGCATCGTACTCTTGCATCCGAGACATTAGCTGCAACCAAACCATGTATCTCTCTATTTCGGACGGTGTGTTAAATAAAAAATCTTGATCGTTAAAATTATCTACAAGTTTTTTCGCGTTACACTCAAAGTTGGCAAATTTGGCTCGTACGCATGATATCAATAGTTTATTCATTTTCGATTTATCATAATTACTGTAGTCGATACACAATATTGTAGGTAAAAAAATTATTGTCGCAATTATCGAGTACACCACCATTGTTACGAGCCAATACTCTTTGACTGCGCAATTAAAAATAAATTATTGGTGCCTTCGTTGTTGCAACTGATTACAAATCCTCCTACGGTCGATCCATGATCGTTCGATCACGCATCGACACGGCGCCGACGCCGAAGAGATCCGCCGCCACATCGGCGTACGGTCGATTCATGATCGAACGATCATGAATAGCCGCGAGACCGTGGTGTGTCGCAACCGTACGAGCCGTCGCCGACGTCGACGAAAACATGATGCAATATTGCGTCAGCCGGATGTTTGTCACCCGATTCGGGGTCATCGTCGAAGGTTATCGTCTGAGGTCATCGTCGAAGGTTATCGTTGACATGATGCAATATTGCGTCAGCCGGTCACGTTGCTAACAACGTGAGTGTCGATAACCTCCGACGATGACCTCAGCCGCATCCGGCTGACGCAATATTGCATCATGTTTTTGTCGGTGACGATTCCAACAAAATAAATTCTATTTACATCGAAATTGATAATTTTGTCGGTGATGAGAAATCTATTTCTTAAAAATTTTTAATCTCAATTGCAATGTACAAGTCAAATGTGACAATTATGAGGTCAAAAACTTTATAATTATGTATAACGGACGGGACGTTCAAAACACATCGACTATAAAAATTTTCAAGATTTTTATAAATTTTAATAAAGACTACTTGGTTCATTGTTGACGATGTTAGCAACAATTTCGATCGTTTTCCCATCGAATTGTGAGCTATTAGCTAGCATATTGAGTCCATGTAAATTTGTAAAATTTTTTAACTTGTGTATTGCCTTAACACCAGCGCCAATTTACCCAATATTGTCGAAATTATCACTATAATAAAATTATTTTTCATCATATTCATAGTAAAAAACTACATCAATACAGTTTTTGACGTCGACGTGAATGTGTGAAAATTTTTGTGTAAATATTTTTCGAGTTTTACGATTTGTCCTAACCGAAATCATCAATATAGCGTCSACGGCCGATTTGTAGCAATCAATTATACCAAATCATCAGTGTCCGGGTCAATTTTAACAATAATAGCGTCATGGCGATTCATAATTAAACGATTATGAATGGCTGCCACGAATCTCATGTATGAGATATTTAGTCAAAATCTACACACTTAATGGTTCAACAAATATTTTTAAGATATATCAATCTAGTGTCTGCAGCCTTTGGTATCGGCCGTGTATCCCATTACTTTAAAATATGGATCAGAACATTAAAAAATTATTTATTAAAGAAACTAATCTCAAAGAAAAACAAGAAAGCCTTGACAAAGCTTACAGAAAAAAAATTAAAGAAGATAGAAATGAAAATGCAGTCGATGAGATGACTACATGCGCAGCTTACTTGTACGGTGTCGAAGAACAGCTGTATAGCTTGCTTTCGAACATGACTCAAGAACGCAGACTAGACTTCATAAACGATCTCACAGAACTCGACTTTAGTAATTACGAAATAGAAATACTCTTGGACAGTAAATCAGACGATTATTTACTCAAGAAATTTAACGTTCAAAAGAAGAGTGAACATATTCAAAAAATTTTCAAAAGTAACAGCAATAGATTTGTTAGAGTTTTGGAGCAGTTCGTTGCCAAGAGACAGGCGTACATGAAGAAACCAAATGATAATCTCCTCGAAGAATTGGTGATGTTAAAATCTATCATAATTAAACATTTATGTATAATGGAGAAACTTACACAAAAATAAAAGTAAATATTAAAAACTAGTCGTTTTATTTACACACGAGAAATATGCTATATAACTATAAATTTTTAACAGTAATGTGACAGACAAATAACTTTATTTCGATGGCATTAGAAACGATAACGGTGGAGCTGTCGCAGCCGCAATCATCGATTGTTGTTCTGTCGTTGTCGGTATGGTCATGTACGTGTATGGCGCATGGTTCCATTTAGGCGTGTTATTGTTGGGCACGGCATAGTATGGCGACTCGTTTTTATCCATATTATGGTAGTGTTTAATTTCATCTTTGTCGCTATCGTCGTCGTCATCGAAACTATCATAGCCGTTCTCGTTGAAATTTATATATGTTTCTTGAGTTTCATAAAATATTTTCTTGTCGTCTTGGACGTTTTTATCTTTTTCGATTCCATTAACCGGTTTAATGGCGATTTTTTCTTCATTTATTGTGTCTTCAGTGGTTGTCGATTTGTTAGTTCGACAGCAACTCGTCGCCGACGGCTTCAATTCTAATGATTTAGTCTCGTATGCTACATACAAATATAATAAATGTATCAACAAAACGCACGTAGGAAATAATATTATATAAAAACGTTTTGTTTTTAGAAAAGTCGGTTCCCCGACATAGTATTCGTTTCTGCATTTTGCGCAGTACACTTCAAAATTGTTGCTAAACGTAAAACAATTGGCGCTTTGAATCGCATTGTTGTCCATTTTGACGATTCCATCCCAGCATTCTTTGTTGAGATCGTAATCCCTTTCGTTGACATCGAGGCCGGCGACATGACCGTACGTGACGAACCAGTCCATTGAAAATAGGGCGATTGTTGTTAAAATCGTGGTCGCGGCGATCAATGGTACAACTATTTGATTATATACAAGAGTTGAGAGCAAGACAATCAGTCCATAAACCAATAAAACACTACTAAAATTCACCACTTGGCTGCCGTTTTCGTAATCGATGATGAGTCCGAATCTCTCGTCCGCGACTCCGACGATTCCAAGAACGAATACTGTAAATCCGCACGCAAAAAGCATCACTTTGGTGTAGTATTGTAGATACGCCTGCATCTTGTAAGAAACATGCATGTATTACTAATGATAGTAGTTGTGATTATTTTTCTTTTTATATTATATAAACCTATCTATGTCGCCCATGTAGAGATAAAAACCGCTCAAGATGCGTATAACGCCACCGTAGATGAGCGAATTGACTATATGGAAAGCGTGCTCAAGAGACGTAAATATGTACCGCTCGAAACTTTGCCCACGATACGATTCAATACAGAACTCGGCACTATAAACGATGGCGAACGCAAATGCATGTCGGTGCCGGTGTACGTCGGTTCAGATAATATTCCCAATTTCGATTGCACGCTCATTTGCGATGATCCTGCCGCAGTTTATTTTTTTGTCGGCGAATTCGACAAATTTCTGGTAAATGGCCAGATGCTCACGCGCGGCGGCTATTGTACAACAAACTCTGTGCCTAGAAACTGCAATCGAGAAACTAGTATTATTTTACACAGTTTAAATCAGTGGACTTGTATTGCAGAGGATCCGCGATACTACGCCGGTCCTATGAATATGGTACAAATCGTTGGACGGCAGCACGCTAGTAGAATTGCTCCAGGAGAAATCACAAAAAATATTCTTTACGACAACCTACTCAAAATGGAGGTAGACGTGTCTCGAAATACTTTTCGTCGAGATTGGGACGAATCGATGCCAGACGGCAGCCGTAGATTTGAGGTCATTTGTAACGCACTTGACGATCGATACAATCAAATGTTTGTAAATCCTATAACCCAAATCGAATGTTTGCCGAATACGTGTACGACTGCTAGTTACGTGCATCGAGACGTTAGACCCAATTTCGAGACGGGCGAATGCGAATGTGGAGATGAAAACGTTACCAGAGTGAGACATATTGTGCCCGACGATCGCACTTCAATGTGCGCGAGTGTTGTCGACACATTTCGACGGTCTGATAATTCACACATATTTAGGGTCGAATGTGTGAACATGAACACGTTAGTCAGTGAATATGATCCAAATATGCTTCTATGTCCCGGCCCACAATTCGATTCAAATAATGATAGCGCGTTTAGCTATGCATTGCCGGGCACGTACGTATTTTCTTTGTATGGCACACACGAACCGACTCATCGGTTCTATTTAGATACGCGCAGCAGAATCAATTATAATATAATTAATCCTGAACCGACCTGAGACGAAACGTATAAAAGAGAGTCGAAGTGATATTTAGTTTCATTGAAAGCAACTTTACAGCTTTGTAACAACAATGGACGGACAGAATCAACCCCAAAACGATGACAATCGACACAAAGACAATTGTTTAAAACTTAACAAAGAAAAATTTGGAGTTGATTATGAAGAAAGAGATTTGCAGACCAAAATTTATTTTAATAAAATGCCGACGATTACGGACCACAAAAAACTAGTGAAATGCCGCAGAAAACTCAATTTTGATCTCATTTAAAGATTAAATGAGCGTCAATAAATATAAAATTGTCTTTTATTTTGATGTCTATTACTATAATATTGAGGTATTGAAATAAAAACATACATATAATATAAAATTTTTTTATTTATTAAACCTAAAACTCTAGTCGTAGTCGATGTTTTCGAGTTTATTTTGAAGAGCCAATAAATGTTGTTGATTGTGCTGTTTTTTCTTGATGGGTTTGGGGTTCATGAATTGCATTTCACGATCCACACGAATAACCGTAGGATCTTCGCGACGACAGCAACACGAAAACATAGAGGATATTGTTCCCGAGCAGAAAGTAGTATATATTTTGAACACCATCAAAGCCAGTAAACTAAGTACGATCCACACGAAAACCATTTTTACGACATGGAAATCGGCTCCAATCGACGAGAAAAAGTTAGACAGCCATGAGTTTTCCGTCTCGTCTTGAATTTCATCGCCGGCAAAAACTGTATTATTGTTCATTAGTCGACGTAAATCGACCAATCTATCGGTCAATTTATGAAGATTGTTGTGTTCCAGATCATTATTCATTTTCATAGTCTGTAACTGGAGAGTGTCCAAATCCTTGAGTACAGCACTCAAATTAAAAGCCGTGTCGATCGGCATTTGTAAATTTTTATTTAGACTGTTGTACGTTTCGATCGTAGTCAAAAACGTTCGTTTGGTGCTCAATTGACAAGTGTGCTTGCCGGTGGCGTTAATGATGCCGATTCCCGGCGATAAAACTAGAGTGTTTGCCGACACAGAATTATCTCCTTTTTGGAGACAGTCAAAGTTGACGTCGACCTCATTTTCGAGGACATAGAGCCAACGATTGAAATCGGTAATTTTATAAAAAATTTCACTCTCAAATTTACCGATTCTTACATCACAATCTTTCTCGAAATTGATGTCTTTGTCGTTCTTTAAAAAGATACGAATATCGCACAGTTGCGCTTGATTAGAATCGTGAACGACTTGCGGCACATAGCAGAGAATCATGTCGTGTCCGAGTCGACAGGACTCGCGAGTGTCGTCAAAACGCACAAAATTCCTGCGATCCTTTGAGACACCCAAATATTTGCTATCGGGTAAAATTATAGCACATTTAGATTTAACGCAGAACGGTATCGGCACAATTTGATAAACATCATATTTTTGCTGATTGACAAGCGGCACCTCGATGATGAATAAAAGTTTCCTTTCTTGAGTGATAAAAACGTGAATATTGATGATTCTATCGATGAGTTCGAACATGTTATCGTAGTGCAACGGCACCGGCCACGATAAACCTTTAGGTAGATGATTGCTCACATTCTTCATTTCTTCCAACAGTTTTTCGGCGGTAATAACTGCGGAACTGAGTCGTTTATCTTTGGCGTCTTCGACAGCATCTTTAATCTGGTCGTAAAGAGAGTCGAGCCTATCAATTTCACTGCAAATCAAATGAATTTTCGTGCTGACATATTCACATATTCTTTCTTCTTTTCGTTTGACATCAAACTCATCTTCTACCATCCGTTCGAATTGAATTAGATGATCGGATATTTGTTTAATCTGACGATTGAGTGCGTTAGTGCCGTTGGCGAGTTTATGTAGTTCGTGGGCATCGTCACTGTCCATCAGTCCAAATAGATATTTATAGAGGCTGCCGAGCGGGTCGAACAGACCTCTCTTGCTTCTGCTCAGCGTATATTTCGATGGACTTTCGTAGTTGCCTGATTTTCGAATTTTTCCGTCAATATCGTTATGAAGATTCACTAGATTAACGATTTTACTCATGATAGTTTTGTCGAGTTCAGTCTGAATTATATTGGAGCTACTGCAATTTTTAAATTGCCTATTTTTGTAGATAAACTTTTGTAGGTTTTTAACTTGATCGAACATGTCTTTTAAACGCAAAAATACAGCAGCATGATTCATTTCCACGATGAAATGCCAAGTGTTTTCAACGAATTGCATCTCCTTGATCGGCTGAAAATACAGACCCGATGTATGCGGCAAATGCTGTATTTTAATAATTTCGTCAGCCGATATCAATTCTTTACTAGCTTCGGCTGTTGGGCACAACAATATCAACGACATCGTTAACGAAACTAACGACTGAGACAAAATCATGTTGTTTGCGTTCGTATTGTTCACCACTATACTGAATGTGTCAGCGAAGACTTTGAGGCTTTATACTCGGCGACGCAGAATATAATTAATAGCTTACTACTATATTGTTTGTCGCCGCCGCGTTTCGACGCTCATTGTCGGAGACGTGCGACATGTTTTTTGTGGCTATTATGCATTAATCGAGTCATCGCTAAAAATAGAGAGTCAATAAAATACGTGTTATTATTTCACAATAACTCATTTATTTATCATTTGAACCCTACGACCCAATAACAAAGTAATAAAACTTAATTAATACAATAACAAGATAATAATGGAAAATTTTACAATAACAGGAAATTACAATGATGTCATACGTCTGTTTTTTAACCTTGACAGCTCTCACAACCCACGTAGCATGTTAATTCGGCGTCGTCGGTCGATGGTTTTGTGAACGGTGACGACGAAGGCACGGTGAATTGAATTGTATTCGCAGCAGGCTTAGTTCTTAAATAATACATGCCCGTCTTCAAGCCTTTCTCCCAAGAATAATTGTGTATGGACGATAAAATTTTGTAGCTGGGATTGGCCACAAACAGATTGAGCGATTGACTCTGATCGATGTAAGGTCCCCTGTCTGCGGCCATATTCAACAATACTTTCTGCTTAATTTCCCAAGCGGTCTTGAAGAGCGCCTTGACGTCGTGTGGAATGTCATCGATATTCTGTACAGATCCGTTGTTTTTGATAATTTTCATCATCAGTTCTGTCGAGTACACGTTGCAGTCTACGAGTTTATCGACGAGATGTTGATTTACTATTTGATATTCACCCGATAAGACTCTTCGTACGTACAAATTACTAGTAAACGGCTCGAACGATTCGTTGTTTCCCAATATTTGAGCTGTCGTTGCCGTCGGCATGTAGGCAATCAATAATGAATTGCGCAGCCCGTGTATGGCCATTTGCCGTTTAAGCTCGTCCCAGTTCCACAGATCATTCGATTGAGAGATATTCCACAAATCAAACTGTAAATGACCGCTACTTGCAGGAGATCCGTTATAAGAATCGTATGCTCCGTGTAATTTGGCAAGTTCTATGCTCTGACTCAGGGCACCATAATAAATAGTCTCTGAGATTTTTCTATTCAATTCCCTTGCTTGTTGACTGTCGTAGGGCAAATTTAAAATAGCGAACGCATCGGCAAGTCCCTGAATGCCGATACCGATGGGTCTATGTTTAAAATTCGATACTTGTGCGCTAGTCAGCGGATAAAAGTTTTTGTCTATTATTTTATTGAGATTGTTAGTGACAACTCTAGCCACTTTATATAGCGATTCAAAGTCAAAGTTTTTAGTCCTTTTGTTGGCAAAACAATTGACGGCAATCGAGGCCAAATTGCATACGGCTGTCTCTTTATTATCGCTATACTGTACGATTTCTGCACACAAATTACTGTTTCGAATAACTCCCAAGTTTTTTTGATTGTTTTTCTCGTTTACGTTATCTTTATGCAACATGTACGGACCTCCGGTTTCGACCTGAATTTCGATAATTTTTCTGTGAAGATCTAACGCCAAAATTTGTTCTTTAAACTTGCCCTGAGTCTCGTAACTTTCGTATAATCGCTCAAATTCTTCGCCATAGCAGTCGTTCAAACCGGGACACTCGTCAGGACACATCAATGACCATTTTTCTCCTGCGCTCACCCTTTTCATGAACAACGAAGGTGTCCACATGGCAAAAAATAAATCGCGAGCCTTCATATCTTCCGCGCCCATATTTCGTTTCAAGTCCAAAAAAGTAAAAATGTCTGCATGCCAAGGCTCGATATATACGGCCAAAGCGCCTTTCCTTTTACCTCCCTGATCCACATGTCTAAGCATGCTGTTGAAGACACGCAATGCAGGACCCAATCCTGCGGCAGTACCGTTGGTGGATTTGATTTTACTGTTAGCGGCACGAATTTGAGAAACGTTAAGGCCTATACCGCCTCCGTGTTTAGATATCATGGCACAATCGTTGAGAGTTTTATAGATGCCATTGATGCTGTCTTCCTGGATGTTGAGCAAATAACACGACGACATCTGAGGCATTTTCATGCCAGAAGAAAACAAAGTGGGACTAGCGTGAGTAAACAGCTTTGATCGCATCAATCTGTAGGACTCAATTGCGCTTTCAATGTCTTCACCATGAATTTGTAGCGCTACACGCATCAGCATATGTTGAGGTCGCTCCACGGTAACGTTATTAACCCTCATTAAATATCCTCCTTCGATCATAGTCATTAGACCGAAATAAGTGTATTGTTTGTCAAAATCGTATGAAATGGCAGCATTTATTACATTCGCATTCTTCACTGCTATCCAGTAGAAAGAATCACATAAAACGCCATTCCTCCAGAGTATATCTACTACTTTAGAGTAATCATCCTCGGTTTTGGCATGTAGCTTGTTTATTGCTATCATAGCGGCCAGATCGGAATAAACATAGTGCTTGTAAGTCTGAGAGGCACACACACGAGCACTGTAATCTTCAAACTCATCTTGGTCTATATTGTCATAGATTCCGTTAATAATTTTATCGGCAATATGGTCGAAATCAATATGTTCTTTATTTTTCGTTAAATCGCCACTTCGACAATAAAGGTAGGATTTTATAGAGTCGAAATCCACTACCGCAGATTGTCCGTTTCTCAACATCATTTTAAAAATTTTGACTGAAGCACACTGATGTAGCAGCGACTATTCGATGTCGAGGTGCGAATGATTAGTAATAATAAAACACATGCGCTTGTCGTGTCTATTTATATTATTCTACACTGGCTTGATGATATGCACGATTAGATACAAACAAAAGATAATTTACCACAAATCGCATGAGTTTTGTGTGATTTTGGAGGCGGTCAATTTCGTTGAATGAGTTAAAAATATTTTATTGATTATACACAACAAAGTAAGTATTTTTCTCCTTTCGTAAAAGATCGTGAAAAATCAAATATA